CAGTCCCAGGTGCCTACGGTGCAGGAACTGCCGGATACATACTGGGTACTAATCTTAATACTACGGTAAGCAGCAGGTCTACTCACAGCGCAGCTGATGTATGGTCTGTGGCTACAAGAGTACTCACAGCAGGCACTAACATAGCCCTTGCTAAAGGAACAGGAGTTACTGGCTTTAACGACGTAAGTACCACTGATGTGGCTACAGCAGTATGGAATGCTGCAACAGCAACTTATGGAACAGCTGGTAGCTATGGATTACTTGTAGAGACTAACCTAGATGCGGCTGTAAGCAGTAAAGCATCCCAGGCATCTGTAAACGACATACCAATTAACCCTTTATTGACTAACGATAGTAGACTAAATAATCTAGACACTACAATTGGAAGTAGGCTTGCTTCTGCTTCATATATCGCACCAGATAATAGTAGTATTACAGCTATAAAATTAAAAACAGATAACATTCAATGGGGGGATATAACTGATATTAAGGATGAGGCGTTGGGTAAATGGGTACTCGATCCAGATTTAAATACACTAACGTTATATCGTCAAGATGGTGTTACTATACTTAAAACATTTAGTCTCACCTCTACCACACAAATCGTCCCAGCATACATACAGAGAACTTAAATGTCTATAGTAACTAAGGGGTATGGTACGGGCGGATTGGTAACTAAGGGGTATGGTGGTATTACTCTAATTCTACGTTTTATACGTCGGTTATGGAGAAGACGTACCTTTGGGATAAGGTTTATTAGATAGCTATTTAGATAGCGGGGACAAGGGGGGGCTAATGTTCAGGATATTTAAGAAATTTAAAGATTTACTAGATACACCAGTATCATACTCAGGACAATCAGGTAAAGTAGTAGCAGTTAAAGGAACTGAGGATGGTGTAGAGTTTATAACACCCTCAAGTGGGACATCCACATTTTTGGGTTTAACCGATACACCAGCGTCATACTCAGGACAAGCTAATAAGGTGGTAGCAGTTAATGGGTCAGCAACTGGATTAGCATTTGCAACTGCAAGTGGTGGGGATGGTGGAATTTTTGTCGCCAGCTACCTAACATCATCGGGTGGTGGCGCAGCTCCAACCCAAACTACAATACGTACCTTAAATTGGACACTTGCTAATACTATACTAGGGTCTACTTTGGCATCTAATCAGATATATCTACCACCAGGATCATACAGAGTACAGGGAAACTTTCCAGCATCCGTGGTAAATGGACACCAAGCTTACTTATGGAATGTATCAATAAGTCAAGCACAACTCTTTGGTAGTTCAGCATATTCAAGCGCTTTGTTTGGTGCGGATTATTTTAGTACTCAGAGTATAATACTTGGAAGAATAGTTTTATCTTCCTCTCCAACTACTACTTTAGAAGTTAGACATTTTGTTCAGACTGTAAACCTTACAGGGACTGCCTTGGGAATACCTTCAGGGAATCCTTTAGGGCAGGAAATACAAGGAATAATACAATTTATTAAAGAAGCCTAGTTAATATTTACAGAAGGTGATAATGACAGCATACATACGATATACTAAAAATTTAGGAAATTCTGCAATATACATACGTCTTAGAAACCACACAGGACAATTTTGGGATTTTGTAGGATTACTGTGGATTACTACAGAAATAAGCGACTGCCGTATTTTCTTAAATGAAAAAGCAGATAGCGACCCAACGGAATCTCTATATGTCAATAATTTAGTTATTCCTATCGATGAATTTTATGTGCAGGAAGCTGTATTAGTATCTACTGGAGAGGTAGTAGGAATAGATACTACAGCACATGATAGCTTACTTTCGGATGTTTTATCGATATCTACAGCTACCTGGTCTTATGCGGCACGAACACTAACAGAAGTATCCGGTTTTACTCAATTAAATGTTAGTAATTTTTCATCACAATTTAAGGTTAACACTGATTTATATATTAACGTCAATATGGTAACAAGTAATGGTACACCAGTTTCTGGGCTAATCTATCCAACTACAATGAGCGTGTCGTTATATGAGGCCGGGATATTATTGAGTACATCATCTAGTAATATAACTAGTTCTGAATTGGAGCAAGGGGTATATAGAATAAAGATAGATAAAAGTTTACTAGACATCCCAGCTATAGATTATGTTCTTATAGTAAAAGATCCTGCTGGTAATGCTTTGGCTGATAAACTAGAGTTTTCTTTATATGAAGCTTTAGGAGTGGATGGGGCTTATCAAACCACCATGACAATAAACGATAGTGTTACATCGCTACCAATACCAGATGTACAAGTGTATGTAAAAAATGTTGATCAATCTCTGATCATTAATAAAGGCATAACAGGAGTAGATGGAAAGTATGTTGTTGGGCTTGGGGAGGGCATATACAAAATTATTCTAAGGAAGTCATTTGTAGACTTTACTATACCAGAAACTATAACGGTAACTTCTTCAGGAACTAATACATTTACACTTGAAGGTTCTGGTTTTAATGCCAGTTCTCCTACCCAACCAGAAACGTGCGTAGTGTTTGGTACAGTCATTGATCTATCAGGTAATTATGTTAAGGGTGCTAAAGTAATAGCTAGTGAACCTAATGGAAGTAGGTATAATGGTACTAATAAGGTAGTTAAACTTAATAAACAAACAACTACTGATATTAATGGATACTTCGAGTTAGAGCTAATTAAGTCTTCTCAATTAACCCCGCAGGGCACTATGTACAAAATAGAAATCACTTACCCGGGGTTAGTATATTCTAAGAATGTACTAATTCCAGACGCAAGTACAGTTGAGTTTAGTACACTATAAAGCAAAGCGACCCACAGTCACAGGTGGTGCGGTCAGAGGGAATAAAGTGGAGGACGGAACACAGGCAATAGTCAGGCTGTAGTAGTACAAAATGCACCTATTTTTAGTATTATCATGTGGAGTATAAAATGGCTTGGCTAGATTACTTATCACAATTTGGTTCATTAGGTAGTGGGGATGGTCAATTTGCTGGATGGGGCTATCCTCAAATATATGTGAAAGGTCCCCTTCTTTATGTAGCAGACCAGAATAACAGTAGAATACAAATATTTAATACTGATACTAATGCTTTTATTGCAAAGTTTAATGCTGAGTGGCCAACTGCTGTCACAGTAGATGATTCTAGAATTTATGTCGTAGGTTTAGTTAGTTCAGTTGACCGTATTTTAATTTTTGATAAAGTTACATATGCACTAATAGATATATTTGGTACAACTGGTACTGGGGATGGGCAGTTTGCCTATCCGAGTGGTATAGCAGTTGACAATAACTATATATATGTATCTGATACGAATAATGGAAGAATTCAAATATTTGATAAAATAACTTATGTTTTTGTAGATAAATTTGGTTCCTTCGGGGCAGGGGATGGGCAATTCTCTGATTGTTGGAGTCTTGCTATTGATGATAATTATCTATATGTAGCCGATGTCCAGAATTATCGTATTCAGATATTTGATAAAATAACTTATGCTTTTGTAGGTAAATTTGGCTCATTTGGAGCTGGAGATGGTCAGTTCTATGAGGCATATGGAATAGCAGTTGACAATAACTACATATATGCAGCAGATGCATTTAATTATAGAATTCAGATATTTAATAAAACTACATATGCATACATTGCACAAACAGGTTCTTTTGGATCTGGAAATGGACAATTTACTGACCCATATGGGATTGCAATAACTCCCAGTAAGATTTTTGTATTTGATGATGGAAATCATAGGATACAAGTGTTTGATGGGGCATCAGTCCCTACTGCGCCGTCAAATTTAAGATTGGTTCGTGGATTATAAATTGGGTATTAAATATAATCTGATTTATTTTATCTACCGTGAGGGTGATAATGAAGATACTATCAATTTGGGGACATACTGAACGCCCGTGGGGTTATGAAGTTAGAGCTGAATTACAGGACACTGAGGGGAATATCTTTAGTGAAGTTTTAGCATTCCCTGAAGCGCCAACTCAAATAGAGATTGATGCTGCTGTTGCAGAACGGCAGACCCTCGTCTCTACACGTTCTGAACTAACTCAGTCACAGGGACAAGAAGTACAAGTAGCCCCCATTAGTGCACAAATTGAGGCATCAAAGGAAGTTATCAAGATGGTAGTTATGGAGTTCATTTTGCTTCATCCTGCCGCCTCATTTTTAGATATGCAAGAGTACGTTACAACAACGTATGGATGGCAAGAAGGGATGCTTGCCTCGCGGTTAGTGTACGATTATGCGACAGTAGCAAAGAGCATGGGATTGATAACAATACCAGCTAATACACCAGAGGAGATGTATATTTCCTTGAGACAGTTTGTTGTGGATACACCATTAGAGCAGATTAAAGCCTTATTAGGGGTGGTATAATGGCGGCGTATACGTCAACCCAGTCAGGGGATTGGAATAATGTAGCAACATGGGGTGGTGGCGGATATCCATCCATTGCCGGAGATACAGCGACTATAGCCAGTGGGCATACAGTGACATATAACGTGTCAAGCGCCATCGAGTTGGGGGACATTTCAATAACAGGAATTTTGTCTTTTTCGACAGCAATGAATACTAAGCTATCGTTGGGACATAACAATGTAACCGTTAACAATGGCGGGGAATTAAAGATAGGGACAAGTGGCACTCCGTTGGATAAGGCCTATACTGCCGATATACTATTTAATCCTACCGCTGACAATGTTAAAGGCATCCCCATAACTAATGGAGGTAAACTATCTTTATACGGTGATCCCACAATTTATGGAAATTCAGACAACACAACTCTAGCCGCGAACTGGTCAGCAGGACAAACCTTTACCATAGCAGGGGACTATACTACGAAATGGATAGTTGGGCAAGAGGTGTATGTCCATAAAGGAGCGTACTCCAGTTATCTGACAGATGTCCAAAAGTATACCATTGCAACAATAGTTTTAAATGGTAGCAATACCGATATAACAATCAACGAGGCTGCACCAGGAGTACTATTTAAATCCGGGGCACCAGTAATGAACCCAACCAGAAATATTAGAATAGGAAAAGTGGGTGCTTCTACTGCTGTAGGTACTTACAATGGCAATAGACCCCGAATGTACAACAATAATTTAACATGGGGAAACACAAACGTTAATGTCAGTAATGTATTATTTACAGGTTTGTATGGAATAGAATTAGGGGTATCAGGAACCTATAATAATATCTGTTGTAGAAATTCTGAGAATGCTACGGTTAACCTGTCACAGGGACAATCTAAGGGATCTACAGTTTCAGGGCTGTTTATTTATTGTGCTAAGGGAGTTAATAGCGCAAATGCGATGACTTTTTCTGGGCTGATTTGTGGAAGTTACAGAAGCGGGATAGTTGGTGGTACGTATGCAAATATCTCAGGGAAAATATTTGGATGTGACCGTGCAATAACTAGCAAAGCAACATTAGGACCTCTTAGTAACTTAGAGATATTCGCGAATAGTACTGCTCTTCTATCTACCATAGTAACTTTGGATGAATCGTGCAAGCTCGGCTGGACCGATGCGGTATCTATGCCGAATGTCACAGATATACAGTGGGAGGACGCTTGGGGAAGTTTAACACAAGTCAGGTTGAGGGGGACTAAACTACCCTCTGGCGGACTAATCCAAGGGAACAAAGGACTAAAAGGACAACAAGGATTTTATGTCATTTCCGAACACCACAATCAAACAAAAGATGCACACTATGCTTATCATGGTCAAGGAGATGTGATTAAAAATGATAGCGTTATACGATCTGGTGGGGGTGTAAGTGCTGTTGAATGTATACCGAATAGTATATGTGCTACTGATGCACCGCTAATTCCGTTTGAGTGGGTAGAAACCGATGTCCTTGCATCTCCTCAAACTCGTTCAATATTTCTTAAAGGTGGAGGATGGTCAAGTTGGCCTACAAATACAGAATTGTATTTAGAGGCAGAGTATATCTCTAATGCAACCACATTAAGTAGGAGTAAAGCTGTCTCGACCGCTGTTTTAACGGACAACGTTACCTGGATTGAATTCCCAGTGACGTTTACTCCAGCGACAGTCGGTGATGTAGTTTATCGGGTATATCTGAAAAAGTACCAAGCAGCATCTAAAATATATATAGATACCATGCTGAACCGGCAAAGCATGGATTCAAAAAAAGCCAGTTGGGTCAAGGGAGAGAGTACTTTAGTAACAGATCAAACTGTAGGCGGGAAATATGACAAGTTTGCCAAGAGGGGGATAAGAAGAATCTATGGCTAAAACAATGATAGATCTAGCTGTTACTGGAAAAGTAATTGGTGATTTAACATATTCCTGGTGTAAGAAGATGAGCGATAGTTCTACTGTATCTACATCGGGAAGCACTCTTACAGAAAGGGCTAACGGGATATATATAATAGATAATCCTAATGTTACCGAAGATACAGATTTTAGAGTATACGTAACAGCTGATAGTTATAAATATGCTGTAGGAATTTTTAGCCCTGCTGATGGGGATATAGCCCTAGCCAGTGTATGTACAGAGACAAGACTTGCAGAACTTGATGCTGCTAACTTACCAACAGATATTGCCGCGGTAAAAGGCGATACAGCAGCAATCCTTGATGATACAGGAACAAGCGGGGTAGTTCTTCAGCCAGTAGAAAGAAATTATGGTCATGCGGGAACAGCACAAGCAGGAAGCTTATCTTCTATTACTCTTGCAGCTACAGCCTCTTCCATAAGCAATATTTTCATCGGGCAGAAAATATCTATTTATGAGGGTACAGGAATTAATCAGACAAGAGGGGTCTTAAGCTATAACGGGACTTCTAAAGTCCTTGGAGTCGCGCGAAGCTGGGAAGTTGCTCCAGACGCAACCAGTAAATATCGTATTGAGTATGATTTCGGACCGAAAGTTGATAGCAGCCTGAATGTGACTACTGGTACAAATTTAGATAAGTCATCTTATGTTTTGGCTTCCGGTAACCACACCGGGGCTGTAATACCCACAGTTACCGCAATCACCAATGATGTAGGGATTACGCAAACTGGAGCAGATAAAGCATGGAGTACGGCCACAAGAGTGCTCACGGCAGGCACTAACATAGCCTTGGCTAAAGGAACAGGAGTTACTGGCTTTAACGATATAAGTACCACTGATGTGGCTACAGCAGTATGGAACGCTGCTACAGCTACCTACGGAACTGCTGGTAGCTATGGATTACTTGTAGAGACTAACCTAGATGCGGCTGTAAGCAGCAGGTCTACTCACAGCGCAGCTGATGTATGGTCTGTGGCCACAAGAGTACTCACGGCAGGCACTAACATAGCCTTGGCTAAAGGAACTGGAGTTACTGGCTTTAACGACGTAAGTACCACTGATGTGGCTACAGCAGTATGGAATGCTGCTACAGCAACTTATGGAACTGCTGGTAGCTATGGATTACTTGTAGAGACTAACCTAGATGCGGCTGTAAGCAGCAGGTCTACTCACAGCGCAGCTGATGTATGGTCTGTGGCCACAAGAGCAATAACTGATAAGGATAATTTTAGTCTATCCTCTGTTTCAATATCTACTATCGTAGACGAGATATGGGATGAAAGTACGACCACACATCAGACATCCGGGTCTTTTGGTTACATCGTTAGTCAAAGTGAGAGCACCCAGATAGATGAGATTATTATAATACTTAATGAGATAAAGGGGGTCGGATGGACTACTGAATCGCTTAAGGCTATCAAGGAATTTGTTGATGATTTAGAGACAAGACTGTCCGCCCAACGTATGGCTAGTATAGATCAAAAGACTGCTGCAATCCCACCAGCAAATATGGGCAGATTATAGTTTAGCTAAAAGTATAAGCTTAACCGTGTATGGTTGGGAACCATAGTAAGATATTAAATTTATTGGAGGACAAACAATTGGCAAAAGCTAAACAAGGTAACCTAACAAACAGTAAGTTAATAAATAAAAATAAACACAAGTTTAAAAAAACTACCCAAGGAAACAGCAAAAATAGTAAGAAACGTAAGGGGTAGTAGTTGTGTGATTTTTATATATAATTTGAGGTGAGTATGTCTAATCTAGGAACTACAGAAAAATTAATATTCACAATAACTTTTGCTGGCAGTGGTGTAACAGCCCAGATTCCCACAGTAGTTATACAAAAACAAAGTAACTCCTATTTCTTTAACGGCGCAGGATTTGTTCCAACTTACGTGGAACTAAACATGACTGAGGAAAGTTCTGTCAACTTTCCAGGTAGATATTTTTATAGTTTTAATCAGGCATTAGATAATAGTATTACAAATGCATCTGAATCATATAGCATAAGATATAAAAATACTGGTGCGTATGCTTTAGTTGTAGATGAAGAATTAAATTTTGGTGCTCCTGTCACAGTATCATATACTGCTCAAGCTCAACCGGGGATAGAATTTGTAAGACCGGGATTTCAAAATCCGGAGCAAACTTATATAGTATTAAATGGAAATGAGAAAAGACTTAAAGCCGCGTTCGTAGATGTAAATTCTGTATACTATGATCCATATGAATTAACATTGCAGGTGTACGATTATGGTAAGACCTTAGTTATAAATGAAACTATATTACCGCCTTTAGTAGGTACGTATATAAAAAGAGATTCCGCTGGAAATTATTATGTTGATTATACTACTACTATAGCAGGTGATTATGATATTGTTTGGAGCTATCGGGACGTAAGTGGCGGCGAGCGGTTCTACGCAAGCTCCTACCTATATAGTATTCCTATACATGTAAATAGTTTATTTCCTTTATTAAAGAATCAGATAGATAAAGCGCAGAAGGAATTAGGAATTTTCGGGTACACTGACAGTAATCTTTATCTATATTTAAAGGGCGGTTTGTCTGAGATAAATAGATTCTCGCCAGAAACTTCTTTAAATTTTGTAACTTATCCTTGGCAAGATTATTCTCAATTACTTATAGATGCAGCTAGTATATATTCATTTTTCTCACAAGGAATTATTTCAATAGATACAGATAGTAATTACAGTCTTCAAGGAAATTCGTTTACTGTCTCACATTGGGAAAAAATTAGCACGCTACTTACAATGATGAATGATAGAATTAATAAGCAGCTTTACCCATTCAAAATGAAATTCGCGTATAAGGGGTCTGTAAGGGTGGAAAGGGGCGCTGGTTTTAGGCAGCAATCATTATTTTCCGCAGCGCCGCCAATGACAAATTTTGGTAATGTTTTGGGTACTCGATAATTATGTTGATTTTATTATATTTTTATGTTATACTCATACTATGCATGAAATAAAACTATATACTAAAATTTGTGAACATTGTAAATTAAAATTTACTACAGATAAATACAAAAGACGCTACTGCAGTTATGATTGTGTTATTGCTCAACGCTTAATCATTAATAAAGAAAAGATAAAACAAAAAGGTTATCTACATAAGCCGTCTAAGAAAATAATTAAAATTTGTAAAAATTGTAACCTAGAATTTATTATTAAAAAGGAATCAAAAGATAAACCAAGAAAGTATTGTAGCAGAAAGTGCTCTGCTATAGACGGGGCTAGCATTGTAAGTGAGAAACAAAAGTTAAATTGGAAAAAAGAAAAAGAATCTGGTGTTAAAAGAAAACCAGTTCGACCTAAACGATTACTAGATTTAGTATGTGAATATTGTAAGTCTGAGTTTACTGTACCTTATAAAAGTAGGCATAGAAAATTTTGTTCGCACGAATGCTATTCCAGTAGTAGAAGTTTTGATAGAATAGTAAAATGCGAGTATTGTGGTAATGATTTTACTGAGAAATCGTACAAACAGAAGTACTGTTCTATGTCTTGTTCTGGAAAAGCTATAGGGGAAAAGCAAACTGGCGAAAATGCCCCATTTTACGGGCGAACGCACACAGAAGAAAACAAAAAATTATTCTCTGAAAAAGCTACACAGTACATAGCGCAACATGGTGCGCCTTTTCTTGGTAAAAAACATAGTATTGACTCTAGGTTAGCTATGTCATTAACAAAACACAATTTGTCAGTAGAAGATATAGTTGATATAGATTCTTATCTTAAAGAGCACATAGAAGCTAAAGTCTGTCCAATTTGCAGTGTTGACTTTAATCCTACCAAAAGAATACAAATCTGTTGTGGTAAAGACTGCGATGCTAAAAGAAGAGATTTCTTAAATAGAAAACCAAAAGTATGCCGATGGTGTGCTAAAGAATTTTATTCGAATAAAAATGATCAAAAATGTTGTAGTTATCATTGCTATATGAAAAAAAGGATGAGTGACCCTGCCGAAGTAGAAAAAATTAGACAGTTTATGAAAGGTAGACCATCATTAAATAAAGGATTAAAAATGTCTGCTGAGTGGTGCGAGAAGCATAGACAAAGAGTAGTAGCACACTATGCGACAGAAGACGGGCAGAAAACCAAAGAACTAATTTCTGAGGCACTTAAAAAATTCTATAAAACTGATATTGGTAAACAACTAAGAATAATAATTAATAGTAAACTGAGTAAACTTTTCTTAGGAGAACTAAACCCTTTCTACGGCAAAATTCATTCTAAAGAAGTTATTAAAATTTTATCCGAAAAAGCTTTGGGCAGACCTTCTGCGTTTAAAGGAAAAACCCATTCAGATGAAACAAAGGCCGCTGCGTCTATACGTATGATATTGTATTGTATAGAACACGGCAACACAGCAGATAAATTTTCTAAAAAAGGAACATATTTTTCTGAAAAGAATAAGACTACAATTAAGTACGATTCTTCTTATGAATTAACTGCATTTGAAAAACTGGAACACGATGATAAGGTTATATCATACGAAAAATGTAATTTTTATATTCCGTATAAATTAGATATACAGAGAAACTACTTACCAGATATTATAGTAGTATTTAAGGACTCGCCAACCACGGTAATAGAAATTAAGCCAAAGTATAAATTAATACATGAGAAGCCGGAATATAAAGCTAAATTTTTAGCGGCCCTTACTTATTGTAAACTAAAAAATTGGAAGTTTAGAGTTTGGACAGAATTTCATATTTTCCCGGATGATGATAAGAGATATAAGCAAGCTGTACAAAAAGTAAAACCAAAGAATTATCTTGCTTTTATCTAATACTTATGCTATATTATTTTTATCAAAGCTTATAAGGAGTAACCATGTCACAAGAAATTGAATTAAAAGATTTTGCATCTAAATTAGCACAAATATTAGATTTAGCAAAAGATGACTATTTCATAGAATATTCTACAGAAGAAGATTTTATAATATTTAGCACATTTGAATTTAATATAGTAATAAGATTTGATAATGATAAGTATATTTTAGAAACTAGCTTTTATCTTTCTGTTCACCCTAATCTAGCGGCCTCAGTTGCCATGACATTATCTAAGATAGGTAATACGCAAGTAGAACTGTTTGAGGGATATGACTATGATGAGGAAGGCAATATGGTATTTGAAAATGATTTGGATAATTTTGATATAGACGAAGAGAATTCTACTGTTCATTAACGATTTATTTATAATATTTAAAATCGTCGTTAGACGCCCCCTCAGTGTATTGCTATAGTCCTGATGGGGTTTATTTTTATTGACTTCATCCTAAATCTATGATAGGATACGTATATGCCCAAAGCTAAATTAGAATTCGACTTACCACAAGAACAAGTAGAGTTTAATATCGCAGTAAATGCTGTTAATTGGAAATATACTTTATATGATTTTGACCAATGGTTAAGAAGTGAACTAAAGTATAATGATGCACGACAGGATGCAGACTGTGTAATCATACAGGAAGTTCGTGATAGATTATGGAAATTTTTAGATGATAGAAATTTAGATTTTGATGAATAATATTGAGGTCTGTTATGAAAGACAAAAACTTTAATTCCGATAATTATAAATATTTTGAAGATAGTGAGTTACCTAAGCTTATACTAGGTATAAAAATTAACCCAAAATATTCTTACCAGGAAGAATATAAATTTAAATCAGATAAAGATTGGATTAGAATAGGCCATCAGTCCGCAGGACATGCTTGTCACCAGCAATATTTTATTGCTACAATACTCGCTCCTAAGTCAGAACTAACAAATAAAATTAAGGATATTTGTGATGAATATATAGATAGTGATATAGGGTGCCTTGGTGTGAATATACACGAGCTAAATTCATACGTAGACTTACTTAAAAGTAACTTAGATGTTGATTGTAATTGGTCATATACTAATTTTGAAGAAGCTATCTACCCAATAGATTATAGTAAAGAAAATTTAGATAAACTAACAAATGATATTTTTCCTGATAATTTAGATGATTTAATAGAGTGGAAAGAAGTACGGCAGCAAAGTATAGGATGTATACATAGATGGGGAATTTATATATTAGGTAAAAATTGTGATTGATTGGTCCTATAATCTTTAGAAGGAACACTAATTCTAGCAAAAATAAAAAATGAACTGATATGAATTTTTTATTTTTTTGAAAATTTTTAAAAAATTAGATGTGATATAGTATTATGAATCTTGCTGTAAGAGTAGAATATAAAAATTGTAATGAGTGCCCTATAGAGTACTGTATAAGAGAAAATGATACAAGAGGAATTTTTGTTAGTATCAATATCCACCTCACTCCCAAATGTTCTATAAATAAAAAAGGAGATACATTCAAATTATGTTTTTGGCAATCGAATAAAAACCTACCGATTAAAATAAAATATAAAAAATCTCTGCTTAAGAGTGTAAGCTATCTACTAGATAATTACAAAGAACTTGAATTTGAAGACTGTATAAAATTAACTGAAATTAAACAAAAATGTATTGTTCATAATGACAGTACATAAAGGAGCAATAATTAGTAATGAACATAGTCTACTATGCTAGCGATCAGGCAGGTTGTGGAAACATTCGCATGATAATTCCTGCTAATATTATTGCCAAAAATAACTTAGCTAATGTAAAAATTTCATTTGCTGTGACTGACGAACTCATGCAGTGGGCTGATCTTATAATATGGCAACGTCAGCATAAGCTCAACTTATTAGACTTTGCTAAGAAGTACAAAGGAATAAAGAAACAAATATTTGAATTAGATGATGATCTATTTTCCCTCACCCCAGCTAACCCCGCCTATATTCACTATCCTAATGCTACATTAAAACAATTAACAGAATTCATTAAAATTTGTGATGCTGTCACTTGTTCTACAGAGCCCCTTAGACAAGTATTATTAAAGTATAATAATAATGTATACACACTACAAAATTGTATACTATCTAATTATATTATCCCTCCTAATAAAATAGAAAATGAAATTCGCGTAGGGTGGGTGGGATCAGCACATCATCATGATGATCTAAAATATGCTATACATGCTATTAAGGATGTTCATAATAAATATAAAAATATTAAGTTAGTATTTATGGGCGGTACTGTAGATAAATACCTAAATATGTTCGATAGAAGCAGGCTAGAATTCCATAACTGGGTAGATTTTAAAGATTACTATGATAAACTTAATTCATTAAATTTACATATAGGATTAGCTCCTATTGAGGACAATAAGTTTAATTGCAGCAAATGTTTAGTTGGGGGTACCATGATTGTGACATCTGATGGTATTCAAACAATAGAAGACTTAAGAACTAAATATAATAAAACCAAAGTTTGGCAAGAGACTGATTTTAAAAAAGTATCAAATTTTTTTGAATATAAAAAACAAAAAACTATTAAGCTAATAACTAAAAATGGATATGAAATAGAAGGTACACTACATCATAAATTAAGAAGTTCTGGTACTTTTATAGAAATGCAAAATTTTGTAATAGGGGATAAAGTAGATATTAGTTTTTATAAATTTCCAAAAGTTCCATACCAAAGAATATCGGCACCATTCTTTTCTACATACATAGATAAAGATAGAATAGATTTTTCTGAGATAGATACTGACTTACTACCCAAAGTCGAGATTAATGAGAGATGGGGAAGATTTCTTGGGTATCTTCTGGGGGATGGGTGTATTGGGTGGAGCAATGCGATCAAAGTCTCATGCGACGCCCAGTATCAGGATATCATAGACGACCTACTAAAACTAGGTAAACAATTAGGGCTAAATCCTTTTATTACTATTAAAAAAGATAAAGACAAAAGAGCCTCTGAGAGGGCTAGAGATGTAGCCTTTTGTAGTAAAAGTTTGAGATACTTTTTAGGAGAGAGTATAGGATTTACTGGTAGGAAAGAAAAAAATTTAGTTGTCCCTGATGTTATTTTCAAATCTCCGAAATCAGTTATTGCTGCGTTTATAAGTGGATTATTTGAGACGGACGGATGTGTAACAGGAGGGGGCTGTTCGTTTACTACAAAAAATAAAAAATTAGCGCAACAAATTCAATTTTTACTTTTGGGGTTTGGTATAAAGAGTAAAATAATTATTAACACTGTGCATGAGGCTTTTGGTAGACATTATGGAAGACAGTACTATACTTTACATTTAGGTCGCCAAGCATGTGATATTTTTTATTTGGAAATAGGTTTCACATCAAAAATTAAACAGGAAAAATTAGAAAATATTTATAATAAATCTCATTCTAATAAGTATAAAGAATGGGAATTGAATGAGGAGATTATTAGAATAGAGAACAGCGAAAATGATGTATTTGATATAGAGATACCCGATAATCATTATTATTTAGCCAACGGAATAATAAGTCATAACAGTAGTTTAAGATTTCTGGAGTATAGCCTCTGTGGGGCAGCGACAATCGCATCTGATGTTTACCCATATAATAATGTTATAGAAAGTGGTAAAGATGGAATAATTGTTAAGAAAAATAAGCATTTAGAGTGGGTAAAATCACTAAGCTTATTGATAGAAAATCCTAATAAAATTACAGAGTTATGTAGTAATTCTCAGATTAAAATAAAAGAAAAATATGATTATTATAAGAATATAGGATCGTGGATTAATGTTTACAATGAGGTTTTAGGGGAGAGAAAAAGAGTAATTATTAATTCAGAAGTATCTACAGACTATACCTATACCAGACCTGAGTATAAAGGTAAGAAAGAGATACAGGTACTTAGTCAGACTCCATCTATGGAAGGCATGGTTCCTGAATTACTTAAGCATACTGAGATAAATGAATCTGAAATTAAAAATATTCTTATAGTTAAGTTGGATCACCTTGGTGATGTCATACTGACAATCCCAGCAATGCGGATGGTTAGGAATAAATTTCCAGATGCTAATATCACACTATTATGTGGTAATTATGCCAAAGCTATAGCTGAAAGAATACCTTACATAGATGACATAGTTACATTCGATTTCTTTAATGAGCGTTCCGAGAATGGACAACGACAGTTTACACAAGAAGAATTGAAAGACCTACACAAAATGTGTACATCTAAGGAGTTTGACCTAGCTATAGATCTACGCAGACACCCAGAAACTCGTGGTATCCTTAGTTTCACAAACGCTAAATATAAAATAGGCTATTGGTTTTATCAAAATAATTATGATTTTCTTACCACCTGTGTAAAAATTCCAGATAATGTTCATGATAAGAAAGGACCTGCTGGTATTTTAAAACCACATATCACAGCTCAGATATGCCATATGATTAAATCTGTATTCAAAGATATACCAAACGAAATACCAGAAATAGAATTAAGATTAAAAGATAGTGATAATAAAGTATTTGAAAAGTACCCACAGCTACTAAATAATGGTAACATAATTTGTATACACCCTGGAACAGGAGCCCCTGTACGCCAGTGGCCGGTAGAATACTATGCAGAATTATGTAATTTATTTATAGAAAAAGACGATGCTATAATACTGTTGGTGGGGGCTAAGGCTGAGAGAGGTTTAGCTGATTTAACGTACAATAAAATAAATAAAAAAGAAAATGTGGTAATGTTGTGTGGAGAAATAGGATTAGGTGAATTTTTAACCGTTTTACCCAAATGTAAATTATTTATAGGTAATAATAGTGGGCCCTCTCATATGGCGGGAATATCTAAAGTACCTACGTTAGTTACATTTTCTGGGCAAGTTTCCCCTTATGAGTGGCAGCCACTGGGGCCAAAAACAGTTTTGGTAAGAACAGACATGGAGTGTGCTCCCTGTAGTTTAGGTCGGCCAGAACAATGTTTTTGGAATTTAGAATGCTTGCGGTTTATTAAACCAGAGGTTGTTTATTCAGAAAGTACTAAATTTATAGGGGGTGTATAGTAATGTGTGCCTGTATTGTGTGCGGTAGTTCTGATGTTACTGATTTGGGTAGTATAGATAACGAAGTAATAAATAAATGCAATAATTGTACATTAATTTTCGTTAATAACGCTATGTTAAATGATGATAAAGTTGGGGGTGAATGTGAAGAAGAACGTAATTTAGATGAAGTTAATAAGCACAGAATATTGAGACTAAATAATCCAAAGAATATTTTAGATTTTGGATGTGGTCATGGTAAGTTTGTTAATTTTTGTAAATCAAACGGTATTAATGCTGAAGGCATAGATTTACACACAGAGTTAACCTTAGATAATTTAAGTAAAACTTATGATGCTATTACTATGATAGAAGTTATAGAGCATATATCAGACCCAGTTAGCGTTTTAACTACGTTAAGTCAGCACCTTAATCCAAACGGAGTTTTGTACATAGAAGGATCTTTTACAGATACAGAGTATCTTTATGGAAATTTAAATTTTGATATACTTACTTGGTGGTATCTGCGCCCAAGTATAGGTCACATTACTTTATTTAATCAAAAATCTATGGAAATTATTTTATCTAAGTGTGGCTTGCGCTTAATGGAGCCTAGATTTAATCCAAATGTTTTCAGAGCCACCAAGGAGAATTTAATTGTCAACTAAAACAGTAGTATTGGTTGTTAGGGATGAAGAATTTTATATAGACATGTGTTTACAATCCATACTTCCTTTTATAGATCATTTATACATACTAGATACGGGAAGTAAAGATAGAACTACAGAAATAATTAACGAATTCAGTATTAAGTACCCAAATAAGATAATATTGGAATGTGGTGATTTTGGTGGTAGTAGGCGATTCGGGGAAGGCTACAGGGAATTGGAAGCTAGAAATTATGCTTTAAGTAGAGCCAGGGCTCATTTCAATCCTGATTGGATTATATGTATGGATGCCGATGAGGTATATAGCGAAATCTTTTTTTCATTTATGAATACCGCTATTAGTGAGAATAGGATTGGAGTAACCCACGCAACCAATATCCCAGTTTATCCTAATATGGTTAATAACAATAAGGATGCCTTATCTAATGTTAGAGGAAATATTTTATTTGATGTGCATACAAGAATATGGAATGACAAGAGATTAACCGTAAATTGGACTCAACAAATAGGCCAACATGTTACATTACCCATTCCCGTTGATTTTATTATTCCTAGCGTAGTTCATTATCATCTTCATCATATGTTTGGTCCAAAATCTATTTTTTCGTGGTTATTGTGGCGCGGAGATCCCCCCGTCGTTCCACCAGAAGTAGATATATATAAACAAGATTTTTATACAGATCGTTATCCAGAATTATTTGATAGTGTTAGTAAGTTTATACCTCCGCCACATTTATTATTAAATATTAAAAATGATTCTGTTGTAGTACCTGACAGCAATAAACTACCGAATTATGTAGTAGATAGGTGGCTGCAATGGGGAAATTTTTAATAGTATGGGGATTTAATTGTTAACTAAAACAGTAGTATTGGTTGTTAGAGATGAAGAGTTCTATATAGATATGTGTTTAGACTCTATACTGCCGTACATAGACTGCTTGTATATATTAGATACGGGAAGTAAAGATAGAACTGTAGAAATAATTTTTGAATTTGGTGAAAAATATCCAAATAAGATATTATTAGAATTTGGTAATTTTGGTGGGGATAGAAGATTTGCTCTTGACTACAGGGAGTCAGAAGCAAGAAATTATGCGTTAACTAGAGCCAAAGAATTATATAATTCTGATTGGATTATATGTATGGATGCCGATGAGGTATATACAAGTAATTTTTGGAATTTATTTAGTACAATAGATCCTGATGTAGGATCTATTGGGCATTCGACGGACTGCCCTACCACACCAACTACTATGAGTAGACATCCACTATCTATGGTAAATTGGGGGCCACATAAGTTACATGACCCGCATTGTAGGATTTGGAATGTACATAAATATAATGTAGAGTGGATTAATCCAAAAAATAGACATGTTATTCTTAGTCATAATGGTAGTGATGACCTTGTGTGTGATTTAATAATTGATGAAACTGTACATTTTCATTTTCATCATATATTTGGACCTAAAAGTTTTTATTCGTGGGTGAATAAAGGATTACTGACACAGCCTGGTAATGGTAGTGGTCTTTTATCAGAGGACATATATCATCAAGAAGTATATGAAAAAAATTATCCACAACTATTTAATGAAAGAAATAAGTTTGTTCCGCCCAAAGAGATGTTTAAAAATATTACAGATGTGTCTGTCCCAATATCAGAAAAAAGTAAACTATCTAATTTTGTTATTGAAAAATGGAATAATTGGTGGGATATTTCTGAATTTAGTGTGGTATAATTTAAAATAAAGGAGTTTTAGATGTTAATGTTAAATTTAGGTTGTTGTGACAATATTTTGGCAGACTATGTAAATATTGATTCACGTAAAGTAGCTGACAACGTTGTAGTTATGGATTTAGAAAATGGTATAGACTACCCAGACAATTCAGTAGATTACATACTTGCCGCAGACGTATTAGAGCACTTAACTGATAGACTAAAGATTATGAACGAAATATGGAGGGTACTCAAACCAGGAGCTAAAGTTCATATAGTACTTCCTACAACAGACGGAAGAGGGGCATTTCAAGATCCGGATCACAAAAGTTTTTGGAATAGAAATACTTTTTGGTACTTTGAAAAGAGCAATGACCATTACAGAAGATTCGCTAAATCTTATGGTGTTAAAGCGGCTTTTGTTGTTGATTTTGAAGAAGAGCAGCACCACCCAGATAAAATAGAAAAATTGAGTATAATATTAAGAAAGGTGGAACTATAAAATGATAAAGCACAAAGTTTCAATCATTGTTGCAACTTGGAATGCATTACCATATTTTAAGAAATGTATAGAATCAATTAAGCAGTTTACATCAAATGACTATGAAATAATAGTCGTGGACAACTATTCTAGACCTGATATGATAGAGTATATAAAGTCATTGAATTGTAAATCTATTTTTAACAGTAGTAATCTAGGCCCAGGTGCTGCATTTAATCAGGGCATAAATATTTCGGATGGGGAGTACATTTGTTTACTTAATTCGGACGCAGAGCCTACTATTGATTGGTTGAATCATATGTTGGTTACGTTAAATAGCAATCCAAAGATTGGAATAGTTGGGCCTATGTGCAACAATATTTCATCAAGTCAATCAAATTTATCTAAAAGAGGTTTAGAAGATTTTGAGATACCTAATGGATACGTAATGCCATTTGTTTGCGTACTTATGAATAGAGAAATTTTTACCAAAAATGGTGTCGGTTTAATTGCCGAAAGATTTGTACAAGGCTGTTCAGAAGATTCGGAATATTGTAATAGATTAAATAATAACGGATATATCAAAATGGTATCAGCTAAAGCATACGTAGCGCACGCATTAAATCAAAGCTATAGAGATAATAATGTTGATACTACTAAAGTTTGTTATGATATGGGTAGATTACTAGATCAAGCAGAAGAAATTAAATATCTTATAAAATAAGAGTATACCTTGAAGATAGTTCAACTAATACATCCACCCCACTATAATTCTACTGATGATATGTTAGACCCTTGTTTGGGTCTTATTTACATTGCTACACACATTCAATCTAAGTTTAACGATAATGAAGTGTCTGTAACTATAAATGATTTAGCAGGTAAACAAGAGGTGGAGTGGACAATAAAGTATGCTGATATTTACGGTATAACTGTTTATGCTCCGTCTCATAAAATTGTTGAAACTATTATAAAAAAATGTAAGGAAATAAATCCAAATTCTATTATTGTAGTTGGTGGAGCGCACGCATCAGCAGTTCCAGAAATGTTTAGAGGTGTGGCTAATCACGTTGTTGTGGGTAAGGGTGAATTAGCTATGGTGGATATTATCAATGGAGTTGATTCTTTTGTAGTAAGTAATCACACAGCATTTGATTGTTTTCCTTTACCTAAGTACGAGTTAGTAGCTATTAATTCTTATCATAGAACAATAGCTGGTAGGAAGAGTTTACCGATGCTTACAACTAGAGGATGCCCATTCCAATGTCAATTTTGTGGGTTATCTTATTTGCATACTATGGAAAATATTTCATTTGCAGATCCTGAGATTGTGGTTAATCAAATAAAAGCTATTAAGGATAAATTTGGAATAACAGCTATTGGGTTTCAGGATGACATTTTTACGTTAAAAAAAGAAAGATTTAAAAAATTAATGCAATTACTTAAACCATTAGATATAAAATTTAGGTGTCATGGTAGGGCTGGCATAGATGCAGAAGACACTTATGCAATGTTGGCGGATTCTGGTTGCGCCCAAGTCGCCTGGGGTGTAGAAACGGGCAGTCAATATATGTTAGACAGAATGAATAAAAGGTCTACAGTTCAAGATAATTATAACGTGATTCAATGGGCTAAGAAGTATGGTATCGATTCTCGTTCATTTTTTGTTATAGGTTTTCCAGGCGAGACTAAAGAAACATTAGAAGAAACTAAACGATTCATAGAGTGGGCAGACCCAGATCAGTATTTTATTAGTAGCTTTATTCCATATCCCGGAACAGCATGTTGGAATTTTCCTGATAAATTTGGTATAACATATATTGATAAAGATTTTGAACAGTTTTATCAAGTTGATAAAGAAGGTTATGGTGGTTTAACTGTAGATACAGAATGGTTAACTCGTGATAAATTTAGGGAGTTAGAAATAGAATTTCGTGGTTGGTTAGCTAAAAATAAGCCCTTACGTGGTAGTCTACTTAATTATGAAAATAAAATAAAAGAAAAAAACAAGGAAAATTAAATGGAATTGTGGTCACCCATATACATGGTAGTTCCTGAATTAGTGGATGGATGTAACATGTCCTGTGCACTTTGCTGGAATAGTACCAGAAAAGGCTCTATGAAAAATATGTCTGTTGGGACTATTACTAAAATAATAGAAAAACATGGTCATGTTTTAGGGTGTTGGTATAATTGGGGGGAGCCTACACTACATAAGCAATTTGTAGAGGTGTCTGAAATTATTAAAAAACAAGTACAATCCTTTATCAGTACTAATCTATCGCTACCTTTATCTGATGCATATTTAAAAGCATTACTAAATTATACAAGGGTATACGTATCAGTATCTGGTATCACTAAAGAAGTCTATGCGATATATAATAAAGGTGGTAATTTTGATTTGGTTTTTTCTAATCTTGCTAAACTACTTCAACTTAAGAAAGATACGAATTCAAATTGTATTATAATACTTCGTTTTGAAAAACACCCTTTAAATGGGCATCAATATGAAGAAGTACTTAAGTTCTGCAATGAAAATAAAATACTATTTGAACCTATCAATCTGTCATGTGAGGTTGAAAGGAATATGGTTGGGTTTACTAATGAACTTTTAAGAACTCCTCAATTTAATACTGATCAACTATCTTGTGCATTATCCACTCAATTTCCTATAGATGTTGATGGGAATTATTTAGTCTGTTGTGCCTCAAGAAATGTTAAATTAAATTATACCGTTTATGATGACGTCACAATGGAGCAGCTTATAGAGGATAGAGACAATAATGAATTTTGTATAAATTGTCGTGAAAAAGGATTGTTTAAAGCCTATTTTTAAAGGTTCTGTATAATGTCTATTCCTGATGTAACTTTTATCAATCTTCCGTCACCCTTTCTTGAGGATAATACTTGGGTATATCCTTTAGGAATACTAAATATAGCTACGTATACTAAAAATTTAGGATACAGTGTTGATTTCTTGGATTTGGCTCCTTTAACTAAAGAATGTATTGACGATGATAGACTAACTCAGTTAATTACTGAAATGGTTCAGAAAATAAAATCTCCATATATAGGGGTATCAGCAGTTACTCCCCAATATAAATATCTATCGCTTATTCCTAAAATAAGTAATAAGCGATTAATTGCTGGCGGTGCTCATGCTACAATTTTCCCACAGGATGTTTTAGAATTAGGGTATGAATCTGTAGTAGCTGGTGAAGGGGAATTAGTAATAGATTCAATTTTAAAAGGCTCCACAGGTATCCACAGAAGTAATCAAATAGTTAATATTGATGACATACCTTTTCCAGATAGATCATATTTTAAAGGGTATAGAGGGCCAAGCCCTGTTATGGCAGGTAGAGGTTGCCCGTTCCAGTGTACTTTTTGTGCAAAGATAGACGGTGAGGCCAAAACACGATTTAGAAATCCTAAATCAGTTATTGAAGAATTATTAACAATACCAAATGATAATATAATTTTTTATGACGATACATTTACATTAAAGAAATCATGGTTAGAAGAATTATGTAATGGAATTATTGACGCTGGTATTAAAAAATCCTTTAGATGCTCTACAAGAGCAGACAGATTGACTCCTGAAGTAGTTCAATTATTGAAATCAGCAGGATTTGTTGAAGTCTGTGTAGGTGTGGAGAGTGGGAGTCAAAGAATATTAGATAATCTTCAGAAGAAAACTAAAGTTATTGACAATAGCGAAGCTATTAAAATTTGTCATGAGCAGGGCTTAAAGTTTAAAGCGTTTATGATGCTTGGGAATCCTGGAGAAGGTGAAGAAAGTGTGCAGGAAACATATGACTGGATAAGACAAAATAGACCCGACAAGTTAGGTTTATACGTGTTCTATCCGCTGCCAGGATGTGATATTTATGATAACCCACAAAGATACGACATACAATTTGAAAAAGAAAGTTTTGATAAATGTTATTATGGCGGAAAAAGAAATGAAATACTATCCAAAGTATCTACATCCTCTTTAACTAGAGAAAAAATAACAAAATATTATAATAAATTTTTAATTGATTTTAAAGGAATGTTGTACTGACCAAAGTATTAGTTACAGGCAGATCTGGTTTTATTGGGGTTAGTATTGTTGGCACATATATGGGGGGCATGGGTATTACTAAAACTTATTGGCGGATTAAGGAACAAATATAAAAAATAAATTATAAATTTTTTTCATTTTTTGAAAATTTTTTAAAAAATAATGTGTTATAATATAAGAGTCTAAAAATATAATGGATAATTTTACAGAAAAAAATCTTATAGACAAATGGCTTAAAACTAATTGTTTAGGTAAATGTCCCACTTTTAGAGCCAAAATATCAGAGGAGAGTTGTAAAGCTCTGAAGGAAAAATGTAAAAATAGATTAGATAATTATGAATACGATAATGAGCTCATGGGAGCATTTTTAAAAATTTGTGTAAATGATTGTCCTGGTCTTAAATATGATTAACAAATAAATTTATAGGAGTATAAAATGGCCGATGCAAAATTAAGTATCAGTGATGTAAAAAAGGATAAGGCAGTAATGAAGAAGATAGACCAACTTCCTAAGCCTGAGCAGGAGAAGTGGCTCAAGACTTATGTTGGTACATATAATGGTTATATCAAGGATGGTAGATCTGATAAAGAGGCTAAAGCCGCAGCCGCAAAGACTGCCTGGGATAAGGTTCCTGCTAAGTTTTTAGAGAAGCCTACTAAGGAGCACGGCCCCAAGAAGAAAGGTCCACTTGCTGCATTCAAAGAAGCATTCCTAAAGGATACAGATGAAGTAATGAAAACAGCTTCTGCGGAAGAAGTTGCTGCGCTACCTACAGATCCTATTGATGGATTTCTTATGTGGATGGAGGCCAATAATTATAAGTTTGCCAAGGATACAGAAGTATCTAAGGAGTTCACTCCAGAAGAGCAGGAATTTCTTAAGGCTGTCACTGGATATAGCGTAAAAGAAGAAAAGGGTGGATTTACAATCTGCTTGCACGGTCCAGAAGGTCCTGAAGCTGGTAATGCTATTGAGATATCTATTTCCCAAGGAGAAGAGGATTCTCTTGAAGAAGAGATAGAAGAGGAAGCAGAAGAGATACTCGAAGAAGGACTTAAGTAATATAAAGGACGTATAATGTGAGCTTCTGGGTCGCACCTTACAAAAGTATTGATAGCTGGACAAACTGGTCACATGCCCTTAGCCAGCATAAGCAGCTCTTAGAAGTAAGTGGATTCCCTTGTAAAGTTCTATTTAAGAAAACAAGAGGGGAGGAAGTAGGTAATGAAGTGGAGCCTATTACTATATCTACATGGGATGCTTCTTCCCCCGCTCCTAAAAAGATAATATGGCAGACAGGGAATGATGAGGATATCTTCCCTGATGTGAGATCACTAAGAGTATGGGTGGATGGGATAGAGTTAACTAAAACATATGACTCCACCACTATACAGACTAACAATGAATTTTATGTAGTAGCCCAAGTTAATATAGTAGACATAGTAGATAATGTCGCAATATATCTTAAGGATGGGTTTGATTTAGCTGGAAAAATAGTAACTTTCCTCTACACTACTATAGCAAAGAATATAAATGTAGTGGAAAATTTACACCCCGGTGACTATCCAAATACATTTAGAACAGAATTTGTAGATGGATTCACGCAGTATATAAATGCTAGTAGCAAGTTTAGAGGAAGAAGTTATCCTAATACTATATTAATAACATTTCCAGTTAATCCGTTTGAGACTGTTTATATCGGTGGTGGTAAATATCAACAACAAGAAGCAACCTGTTGGACTATGGGGGATAGAATAGGATACCCAAAGTTAAGTGAATTTGATATTATTTACAGAACTGACACACAAGAATGGTATGAAATAAAAACATATAATCCTAACTATTTATATTTTAATCACCAAAGTATTTTGGCAACACAAAGTTTTACCACGGCACTAGTTAGCCCAACAGATAGTATAAGACAATTTCAGTTACTATAGGGTCTAAAAATTATGGTTTTATTTATGTATATAAAATTTTATATGTATAAAGTTATAGCATGGATAAAAAAATACTCTATTTGTGATAGGTGTTTTACTTTAGAGCAGGAAGTTGCACAACTACAGTACAAAATTATTATGCTGGAACAGGCTATCAAACCAAAACATATAGTAAGGAATGGTAGAATAGAAATAGATTATGGCATTTAATTTTCGTATAGCAGAGCGGCAGAAAAGACACCTTGTAGATTTTTTTCAGAAGATCTTTGTTTTATATAGTGAAAATAAAGTTCAGTTAAATGATGGTTATAATAAAATAGTATTTAGTAAATCACCTAAATGCCAAGTAGTAGATACATATGATTTTAAATACTTCCCTGTTCTTTTAATAGGAGTTAGTAATGTTGCTACTAAAGATTGTTCTTTAAATAAGTTTAAAGACTACTACACAGATGAATTAGGTATTGTATCGGCTATATATGGAGGGTTTGCGACTGTCACATTAAATTTTCAAATTCGTGCACAAAGTGAGGATGAGAGGAATAATCTAGCGGACATAGTGTGCTCTTATCTAACTAGTGTAGAAACAAAACGTTTTTTGCTTAAGACATATGGTATGCGGATTTTAGGGGCCCCGTCCTATACAGGAGAATCATCTGAGGATGATCCACAGACAAATGTAAAACAATTTGTTATTAATTTGTCTCTGACGTTTGAAAGTGATTATGAAGAAGGTCAGGATATAGTAGATACATTAGGTAACATTGGTATTACATTAGAAGATGTAATAGCATACACCCCAGTAGTACATGGAAAAGTAGTAGTTGGAGACAATTCCCCGGCGTATAATACTTTTACTGCTGTGGCTGTAGCCCCGGATATATTTACAAATGCAGATGGGTATTACACCGATTTTACATTAAGATTTACATCTGATACGGTTAATAGTATAGTAGTTAATGTACTAGGATATACGGCTGCTACGGGAACATTTGTAGTAGATAATGTAGGTATTGTGATACCAAATAATGCTACATTTGAACTTCGTGGCGGAAGTTAATAAATTATGCTTATAGGATAATAGGAGGAATAAATGTCTGATAGACTTCCGGGAGTTATTGCGTCTGTAACAACCAACCAAGCCCTGGTTTCGGGAATCGCTAGCATACGGACTCCCATAATTTTGGGTGCTGGAGATGTTAAAGTTTTAGTAGAAAATGAGAAAGTACTTAAAGGATCTAGCGGGAGTGATACCTTATCACAAACTATCTACGCAGGTACTCTTACTGCTAATGAGTACCTAGCCAATGTAGTAAGAATAGGTGACACACCAAATAGTTCTGATTATGCAAAAACTACAACTTTTACTGCTTCTGGAAATCAGATCACCTGGGTAAGTGGCGCACCATCGACAGGGGCAGAGTACTATATAACATATTATAAGAGTATCTCTAATTTTATTCTCACCGAGTATTCAGCTGAATCTGATGTTAAGTCTGCCCACGGCGATATAGTCTTTTCAGCGACGAAGCAGTTTGCTACAGCCACGGTAGGGTCTACTGGTGGTAATACTTTAGCCTGGAATAACCAAGAGACTATTAATACTCCATACACTAACTGGAGTATACAATTTGTTTCTGGGAGTAACGCCGGTATTAGTAGAACTGTATCTAATTATAGTACCGGCACCTTTACATTTTCCACGGCTTTCCCTAGTGCTATTTCTGTCGGTGATATATTTTTAATACAAAATAGCAGTCCAATGGTTAACATGCTTACAACAGGAACACTACTAGCTCTAAGAAACGGGGCGCAGAGTGCTATAGTAGGTCAGTTGAGCAATGCTAGTTTTTCTGATAAATTGGCACCATCGGCTAGCGAGTATGGTACTGCATTAGCCACACATCTAGAATCTCTAAAGAGTATAGCGGAGCAGCCGTATTTCATAGTCCCAATGTTACCAGATAATACCACTACATTTACGCTAAATTCCAGCGCACAGACAAATGCTATTAATCTTGTTTGGAATCATTGCAAATTAATGTCCACTCCAGAAAATAAAGGTGAGAGGACCTGTATCGCTGGTTTCTTATCTACTACTACAGAAGCAGATTTTAAAGGGTTTGGTCCAGCTTATTTTTCCCAGAGAATGGTAGTTATCGCACCAGGGGACCTTCGTTTCAATGAGGTTTCTAGTAAGACACTAAATGGTTCTATAGGAGCGGCGGCTTGGGCTGGTAAATACTGCAGTAGAAGTGATTTTAGGTCGATGCTGAATGAGTCTTTAACTGGGGTTTCTGTGGCGTCAACATTTTATAATCCAATTCAACAGAGAAGTTTAACTGGGAAAGGTATTTCTTTCTTAGTGGCTGATGCTGGAGTGGTTAGAATAATAGCAAGTAAGACTACAGACACCTCTACTGCAGACACAGAAGATGTTGCTGTAGTGAGTATAGCCGATCATATAAAGAAAGTAACAAGAGAGGATTTAGGTAGAACATTTATAGGACAGGCTATAACTAGTAGACTTGTGGGTGCTATGGGAGCTAAATTATCTTCATTATTTGAAGGTATGATAAATTCCCAAGTAATTACAGCGTATAAGGATATTAAGGTGAGACAGAGTTTAGCTGAGCCTAGGCTTATAGAAGTTAGTGCACAAGTTTCCCCACAGTATTCTTTGTGGTGGGTTTCACTTGATTTTTCATTCTATGTATAATTAACCTTTTATAAAGGAGAGTAAAAATGGCGTTATTAATACCCCGTACGCAGACTGTGAGTGCATTTAGCTATAGTGTACTTTTTAATGGTAATGAAGTAGGTAACTTTCAAAGTTTTACCCCGAGCTCATCAAGGGCCTTGACAAGAGTAAGGGCGCTGGCCCAAGGTTCTATAGCAGGGGAGTGCCTTGAGATAGTAGAGGGGGTAACAGACCACACTATATCAGTTACTGCTTTAGAATTGTATAGAAAAGAGGTTTTAGAATTTATGGGGTATAGTAATTTTGCTTCCATTGAAGATCTTAAAGACCCCATAGATATAAGAGAAGTTAGGACTGATCCTAATGGTGTAGATTCTGTGCTTGACTGGCAGGGATGTAAGATTAATACGTACTCAAGGGCCGGAATCACTGTTGGTGGTAATGTAATAACGGCTACAGCAGCTTTTTGGGTAACTAGGGTCAGAAAAGTAAGCTAAGGGGTGTAGAACAATATGGGGCGCTCAAAAGAGCAAAATTTTTTAGGGGTTCCACACGAGGATGATTTTAATTCTGCTTTCTATGATAATTTCTTAAATCATCTTTTTACTTTTGGTAATATAGAAAATAAGACATTTGAAATATTTGATGGGTTTAAAGTTACACTTAGGGTTCTTACTGTAGCGGAGAACATAGAAGTATCTAGGGCACTGGACAACGAGGCCAGTGTACATACTAAAGAAATACTTCTTAGAGTAGAAGTATTAGTTAGAGCTATTGTTAGGATTAATGGGCAACTTTTACGGTTCCCTGATTCTGAGATAGAACCATGGAAAGATTTTAGAAATACAAAAGAAAATCCTTCTGAAATAGAACAACAAAGATATTATCTTAGACATAAATTTTCCCCAGAATTACTTCATATTATTTATGAAAAATATATGGAACTTTTAAAAGAACAAGAAACTAAGTTCGATAATCTAAAAAAAAAATAGAAGATAATTCTCTTTTACAGATAGATTTAGCCATATGTGAACACTTCAAAGTTTTACCCACCGAACAAAGATTTACCTCTCTCAGTATATATCAAAAATTATTATTATATGATAAAATAAATAAAGAAGATGATAAGTTAATGAAGTTAATCACGTCATGCTTCAATGCTTTAAAACCTTGGTTAGACAAAGATATGTATTTTGATATTAAAGAAAAGGAAGAAAATACGCATATCAATTCTAATTGGGGCAAAAAACGACTCCCAGTACAAAATGTTATTGAAGATCCTACTGGAGATAATATAATAATTGAGGAATAGTAACTTATGTCTGACTTAGACGACAGAATAAAATCAGCTTCTACAACAGCTAAAGCAGATTTTTCCGCGCAAATGGGAATTAGCGCATTAGAAAAAGAGGGCGCATCAGCGGCTCGTGAACTTATTGATAGATTGAAGCTTCTTGAGAAAGTGTATGTCGACCTAAATGTACAAGCAGAAACATTAAATAAACACACAAAAGCTGGTAAGGAAGCTTATGCTGAGATACAAGCTAAAATGGAGGAAATATCTGAAGAAGCTAAAACTGTTAATGAGGCTTTGCTTGGGTGGGAGAAAACTTCTAATAATCTAAAAAATGTATTTGGTATATTAGATAACACTATTGGTAAACTAGGAAATACATTGGGGCAAGGTAGTTTAGACATAGCTAAATGGGTTACTGGAATAGGTTCTTTCTATCAAATAGCTATGCTCGCAGCAAAAACATTATTTGATTGGTACGAGCACACTGCAGCTATTAATAGAAATATTTATGATACTAATGCCGCCATGGGAGACTTAGGTATTGCTGGAAGTAAGTTTGAGGATACAATTACTAGCACAGCATGGAAATTTAAAGAGAATACAGACAATGTAGCAAATACTGTCAATCTATTAGCTAAAGCCGGGGTTCATCAGAAAGATATGGATGATGCTGTTAGGGGCGTATACACCTATTCTAAATTATGGTCAGAGCTAACCCCAGAAAAACAAGTAGCTTTGATGAGTACTTTTATGAAAGAATTTAATATGACTGGCAAAGAGGCTGGGGCTACTATGATTGGGATTTTCGAGACAGCTCAGCATTTAAAGAGTGAGTACCCAAGTTTAGTCATGGATGCTGGTAAATTTACTGAGCAGACAGCAGAAGTAGCTTTACACATGCGAAAATATGGATTGGAGGCAGCAGAAGCTGTAGCACTTACGTCCACACTAACAAGATTGGGAGTAGAACAGGCTAGAATTCCTGAATTGGCCAAGAGTATCGGTACTATAGCATTGGAACAAACTGCAGTTAGAGCGGCTATGACGCAAGAACTTTTGCTCCCAAAGATGGGAGCTGAGTATAGAAGGATTCAAGCTAAAGCCGCTGAGGGAGAGGCTCTCTCAGAACGAGAGGCTGGATTAGTAATAGAGTATCAAAAAATGCAAAAACTACCTGCTGGTATGAGAGAGGTCGGTGCTTATGGTGTGGCTGAGAAGTACGCCCCAGAGACATTAATTGAATCCCAGGTGGAATGGCTGCAGAAAAGATATAAAGAACAGATGGGGACAACAGTAGAGGGCGGTGGGCGTGCTGGGATTATGTCTTTTCTTGAATTGGCTGGCCCGACATTAGGTATGGAATTTTCTAAAGCAGCAATGGGTCAGTTTGCTGATGTTATGGACAAAGTGGCACCAAAAGAGTTTAATAAAGAACTCGTAGCCAGATTTAAAGAAGCTAGAGATAGTGCAAAAAGCACAGAAGACATGCTCAAGGCTAGGGAACAACAAGCAGCCACCGTAGCTGTAGCAACGCAGACTATGGCCACTTCAGTAGGTAATATCGAATCTATACTTGGTAGGTGGTCTGCGCATGCTATGGGCGTTACACAAACTTTGTCTATAGCTGGGGAAGCCTACGCAGAAAGCGTAAGTCAAGGTAAGCCATTGTCCACAGAAGAGTTAATGAAACAATATGGGTTAACTAGACAACAAGCTGCTACTATGGCAGCGTTGGGGAGTTATGGGATAGAGAAGGCGTCCATGGCAGGCTGGGGAGATGTGGGGGAATTCGATCCAACTAGAGATGTAAAGAAGGAGCGAGAAGAACGTATAAAGTCAGAAATACAACAACAAAAAGAATGGAAAGAAAAAGCAACGCAAATAAATGCTGAAGTAGCTGCGGGGGGAGTGCCTAATTATGTTATGCGTGAAATACCTGATGCCTATGAAGCCGGCGCAAGAGATGCATTGAATGGTATTACTAATGTAATAGTTTCCTGGGCTACAAATACTAAGCAATTAATGGATAAAGTAACTCCAGGACAGTAACTATCTTCTATTTAAAAATAACAGCAAACTTCCTATTATAGATGACGCTTTAATATAGTCTTTTTGTTTTTTAACATCATTTTTGTATAGAATCTTTGCCATTTTATTTATACCCAGATAAGCATATAGGAAACAGCATCCCAATATAATTATAAATGGAAACCCTTTAACAAATAGAAATGGAATAACTTTCATTACAATAAATATGAATATTTTGAACATTTCCCTGTATGCCATGGTTAGTTTTTGATTATGCCACCACGCCATGGTGCCAACAAATGCTAGTATAGCTACGATAGCTGGAACAACAGAAGACCGAATAAAAAGTAACAATCCAGAAAGAATACTGTCAAAAGCACCGCTCAGGAAAGACGTTGTATCAAAATTTCGTACATCATTTTTTAAAGATTGATACCCATTTTCTGTGTGCTCTATGTTTATCTGGGTTGGATTATTAACGTTTATAGTTTTTTTATTGGTGGGCATACACTCTCCTTTTTTTACTTTTTTAAAAATTTTTAAAATTTATATATGCTATACTTCTGTTATAGAGTACCATAGTAAATATAGTACTGTCAAGGAATTTTTTAATGGGATATGTACAAGAGCCTTTAAGATTTAGATACAAACCACCAACAGATGACTCTACAGCCATTACGCTAAGCATCAACCCAGAGGCACTTACTTTAAATTTCAAAAAAATAGTTACTCCAGTAAGAACTAAAACACGGATTGTTACATTCTATTGGGGGCAGCAACCTATAAATTTTACATATCAAGGACAGACAGGCAATCTCTACCCAAGTGAAGAACTTAGATCCGCGCATGTAGCCACAAAAAATAATGAAGCTACTGCTGATATTGATTTTTTTTCAAAAAGACAAGATGAATTAATTAGCCTAATATCTGAATTAGAAGACAATATAACTGTACTAGCTGAAAGATATGGCAAAACAAGTTTTCAAGTGGCCGAAGCAGATAGACAATTACAAGAATATAAGATTGAGTTAAATACTGCGCAAACAACTATAAACTCAAGAGCTATAGATATGGGAACACCATTACCATTTGTGGGGGAAAATTTTTTAAGCCAATCAGTTTTTGCAAATACGTCTCACACCGATGTTTTAAAACTATCACCAAAATATCAGTTATTTAAAAAACTTCAAAAATTTTATGAAAACTCTCGTGCTAGTAGTAACTTAATCCAAGTAGTATACCGTCATTATATATTTGATGGGTATTTTGAATCTTTTGGATTTACTGATTCTGCTAAGGACCCCTGGAATTGGAAATATAGTATAAACTTTACAATACTATCATGGGAGGAGATGGCATCTACTGCGCAGATGGAACAGATGCTTATCTAAGAATAATGAGCAAGATTGATCAGCCGGGAGCAGACGAATTACATTATGCCCCATCTAACTATATTATTGTTAATGATGATGTCGATCATGGGTTACGTGGTAACTCTTTTTTGATATTATTTGATTGGGAGCAGTTCCACACACTAATATTGAGTAATAATAAAAACTTAGAGGAGCAATTTAAGAAGGCTGTTTGGGGGGCCCTAGACAAGATTTATCCAGGGGCTTATCAGGGTGGTAGTGGTTATGGAGCGCTGCTAAATAAAGCGATAAATGAGTCTATAACAAATTTTACTGTAACATTACGTACTACTCTGGGTGGGAACTCTTGTACGTTTACTGTGGAAAATATTAATTATCAATGGATAGTTACTAACCTAGACAATTACTTTTATGGGCAGTCTATCTTCCAAGAGGGATTACGTTTTACAATCGATGCTAGAGGTCGTATAGATACTGATAACTTATACAGAATATGGACAGGGTACATTACAGGTACTAATGAAGTTGATAATCCGACTGAAAAAAATATCTCTATATCGTCATCAGATGCTAGTAGATGGTTGTCTTACACTAGGTATAATGTACATCCTGCTGTTTTTGAAGCTAATTTAGCTAGTATACCTAAAGGCTATACAACATATTCTAATGTGTTAGCTGGAAAACCGGGAGACGAAATAGTAAGGCTAATGACGGATTTAAACCCAAAGAATTTAGTAGAAAAAGAGTTAAGAAAATTAGAGGATTTAACCGTTCAGTGGACAGAAGCGTTGCCTGATGATGTTGACGACAATAATGGGGATATTAAAGATGATTACAACTATAACTATCATATTGTAATTCCAGTGGCGTCAGCTAATGATTACAGTTTTAGAGCTAACATTTATCCCAAAAGATTGATTTGGGGAAATACTGGAGTAGTGTATCAACAGTTATTCAAGTTTTCTAATTTATATAATAGCGAATGGAAGACAAGAAAAGATATAATAACTGATACTGCCAATTTAACACACTACCTATCCTATATAGACGGGGCGGGAAATATACATTATCACCCTGCTAAGTATAATGAGAAAGTATACCTACAAGTTAAAAATGGAACTGATTTAACTAGTAAAAACCTGGAGCATCCGTATACGCATTTTTTAGCCCCAGACGAAGTTTCTCAGCAATCCTACAGCCAGAATGAGCAGGAGATAGTAACAGTAGCCATAGGCAACGCACAAGGTCATTTTGGAATAATTGAAAAAACCGGAGAAAAATTGCCTAATAGTTATACAGCCACAATAGTGTGGCCGGATGGAATACGTAGATTTGGCTACAGAGAAGCCACCATAGACACAGCATCTACAACCGATAACTTTGTCCTGGATGTGTACACGGCAGCTTTTCTTTTAAAGAGAAATCAAGAAAGATTTCAAATGTCAGCTACTATTCCTCTGCGCCCCGAACTACAAATAGATAGACCTATTTGGGATTATGGTAAGCGTAAGTTTTACCAGATAAGGCAAGTAACGCACACGTATATATCAGGGTCTGTCAACAGTGGTGGGCAATGGCAGACATCTATTGATTGCTTTGCTGGCAGACGTGAGGGGGAAGACATCAGTGGTAATGTATTTGCTATAGCGCATAAGTATAAAAACGTAAAAGAAATGCTTGCTGATTTAAGAACCAAGAGTATTATATCATTAGATTTAGAGGATTTACGTAGTACTGGAGTTAAGGAACTTACAAACAGGAACAGCGAGGATAAGACAAAAGAGGTAGCAACAACAGCAACTCAAAACTCTAATGTCAGAAAAGGCAACGACTATGTTCGGTAGTAGAAGTTCGATGGGATTTATTCCCTCATATTATTTAGCTGAGATAAAGGCAGTTAATACAAATAATCATACTTGTAGTGTGCAACTCTTACGAGGTACAGAACAGTATCATGACGTATTATTGATACGCGATCCAGGAAATTTTAATTTACCTAAGATTGGCGATATATGTGTTGTTATTTGGGATAATAAAAGTACTCCGTGTGTAATTGGTTTTTACCCAGCGTACTATAAGGATCAGCTAGATGAAAATAGATTTTATAATGTACAAGAGGGAGAGGTTGTCACACAGTCGAGATACGGACAAAAATTACTCTTCAACAAACGTGGAGAAATTTTTCTAACAAATTGGCTGTCCCAAGGGCTTGAGATTTTTCAAAATGATGGCCTAGCTGTGTTACGGTCAAACACACTTGAACAAGATACTGCAGGGATAGATAGGGCTACTGGGTATGCTAAACGGTATTCTTTTTTACTACACAAAGATACCAATATATCAACTGTTACTGGTTTAGGTGGTGTAGCTGATGCTACAACTACTACGGGGTTAAAAACTATTGTAGAAGATTCTACTAAAATAACTGAAGTTGGTTTGACTGGGCAAACTATATATACAAAAAAAATTGGAAACTATGTAGTAGCAGATACACAGACCACTGCAGAAACCTACGAAGTTAAGGTGCACCCTTCCACACTTGTCCCCCTTATATCCGAAACTATTCACTATGTGAATGGTAGTATTGGTGTAGAGCAATTGGTAGATAATCTAGGTAATACATACCTAAAGTTACCAACAACTGCAACTAACCCCATAAATCCCACTAGCAAACTTACTGGTGGATTAGAGATAATCGGGGATAATAGTAATATAACTATAAAATTTGAAGTAGCTAATATAGTAAGTAATGAAGTAAACTTAGGTAATTTTACCGATGCTACATTAGCGAACCTAAAAGCTTTAGTTAAAGCAGAGGTTTTGGCTGAGATAGAGACTAAATTTAATAATCATCTGCACGGGTATGTCGATGTTACCCAGGCCACAACTGACAAGCGATTCACTACAGTTCCTATAGTTGCTGTTGGGACTGGCACACCCGTACCTATAACAGCGATACCTGCTGTGGAACCAGTATACCCCGGAAGCATAACTATAAATATTGGTGACTACAAAACACAGAATGTAAAGGCGACATAATGTCAGCATTAGCGGAGTGTACAAAAGGATTTATTAATGCACTAACAGCCAGACCACGGCAGCAATTAAGAGTACTGCTGTCTACAGTAAAGACACTTACTCAAATTGAATTGGCTAGAATTCAAGCTATGCTAGCACAACAGGATGTGTTAGCTAATACGTTTACCACAGTTATCAGTGGGTTTGAAGAAACACTAAAACCTTTGGAAGAGGCTCTTAATCAAATACCCTTTAAAGAATTTAAAGCATGTGAGTCGGTTTCTAAATTAGACTTGGATATACAGAACATATATTTTGATAGAAAAAATGAACTAAGGTCTCTTACGTATAAGTATACACAATTTGGGTTTGCAAATACTTACTTTGGAGATTACCGTAGCAAGTTAGAAAATCAGCTAGATCAGGTCACAGCCATGCTTAACTATTTAGATAATTTAGCAACCTTTAATTTAGAGCGCGGAGATGTGGTGCGTGTATACACACAGAATGAAGATTCTAAAGGCAATAAATATCCTGTAACGTTATCGGGACACATTCCTACTGTTGGAGAATACCCAAGTGCTGTTATTGTCGGGATTAATATTGTTGTGAAATTAGATGATACCGGGGACATAAAACAATTTAAAGGTACTGAGGTACAAAAAACTTAATGGCGATATATTATACAAATAATAGTAAATTAATTCCGGATGGTACACAACTATTTGATTCTAAGTCTATTAAGACTGGGTATGGCTATGATATAGATATTAACTCATCGGGCGCGATAAGCCGACTTATCGGGCTAGATAAACTTGAGCAACAAGTTCAAAAAGCTGTTATAGTAAAAAAAGGCAGTTATCCGACCGCCAAATCTTTGGGATCTAATATTATTAATGCTACTATTAAGGATAAAATTTTTCTGAATGCTGAGATTAGGGAGACACTAGCTACCTACGCTAAACTACAACAACAAACTAGCACTTCTTTTTTAAAAGTACTAGGTAAAAATATATACAGGACAATGGATATAACAGACGCCTCTTCTTGGAGAAAAATAAATTCTCATATTATCTCTTCTAATACTTATACAGATAGTAATCTAATACCTAGCATATTTTATTATTATGCAGTAACTACTGTGTACAGGGATACTCTTGGGAACACATCAGAAACTAATATAGATAAGTACGAGAACATTATTGCTAGCACCGTCAACTCTCTTCAGGCTAAAGTTAATGATACTTTTGTACTAGTTAGTGGAAATAAGTCAGCTATTTTGTATTGGAGCATCCCAGTGAAGTTAAATGAGGAAGAGCAATTAAGGAGTATTATAGACATTATACTTACACAATTTGGGGATCCTAGGGGATTAAACATAAAAATAAAAGTCACAAATAAAAGTATGACACAATCACAAATTAACTTATTGAAAACAAGATAATACTGAGGTATCCATGGCAACTAACATACTAACTACTAGTGATATACTTAACTACATAAAATCTTTCATTAAAGCTAAAAATCCTCAGATAGATGTGCAAACTGGGACTGACATTTATGATCTGATTTTTGGAGGTAATGCACAGACCTCTGCTAGAATCTTTGAATCTATACAAGAGGTGGAAAATCTACAAAGTGTTTTTACTACATTTGGCAGCAGTTTGGATACAGTATCTAGGAACTATAGTCTAGTAAGAAAACCAGCCACAGTAAGTTTAGGATATGTTATATTTTACACCACAACTTGGACAACTGATATAATTATACCAGAGGGTACTGTACTTAGCACTAAGAATACTGTAGGACTTCCGAACGTCACTTTCAGAACTATAGGAGACATTTCTCTATTATTCAGCAATAAATCTGCATATTTTAATTCTACTACCGGACGATATGAGTCTACAGCTATCCCCATAGCATGTACCATTCCGGGTAAGGTGGGTAACGTAGATATGGGAACTGTTACCACTCTCCAGACGAATATTCCACAAATAGAAGGTATTACAAATAATGATGCTATAAGTGGTGGAACTGATGAGGAGACAGATGTCGATTTGCAACAAAGGTGTGCTCTATCCTTAGTAGTGTCTTCTGTAGGAACACAAGATGGTTATAAAAAGTTAATACTAGATAACGAAGTAGTTAAAGACGTATATGCTGTTGGGCCTTTTGATACGGAATCAGTAAGGTCCGGGGTTGATATATATGCGCTCACGGTTTCAGCCCCTGTAACGTACACGCAAACCAATACATATGGGGGGGCTAATTTTACAGAGTTAATCAACCAGCCAGTACTAGATATTAATAGTGTAATAGCATATGGTACATGGAGTATGTTAGAAAATGTTTCTTATCAATTTAATAAGCAAGCACAATCGGCTTATGCAAACTCGACTATATCAGATTCCACAGTAGCTAGAATAGATTGGGTTCCTTCATGGGCTGGGGTAACTTTAATAGGCTCTATAGGAGGTGACACATTTACCTATGCTGTATCTGGTGGGGAAATTAGTGTAACTTCTGCTGATGCATATGTAAACACACGAGTAACTATGACTCTTGGGAGCAACAATCCGGGGGAGACGCAGACTGTTTTAACTTATAGCTATAATACTACATCTAATATTGTGACTTTTACAACTACCCCCTTCACTAACGCAATTAATGCAGGAGACCCATTTACGTTAGACCCAAGACCAAATATAGGAGATTCAGTAAGTATAAATTATAATTATAATCCAGACATTGCAGTATTACAGGATTTTGTAGAACAATCACAATATAATGTTGTAGGGGCTAATACATTAGTTAAAAATGGACTACGTGGAAAGTTGGCACTAACCCTATCTATTAAAGTATTTAGTGGCTATGATTTCGTAGCTGCTAAAACAAAAGTAGAGGGGGCGGTGTCACAGTACATAAATAACTTAAAATTTGGAGATGATATACAGACATCAGATATTATTGTTACCGCACAGACTGGAATAGGTACTGATTATGTTATAACAGAAGTAGACTACGTGTCCGTAGACACTTTATCAAGTAGTACTTTTTTTGAACATTGGGATGAGACTATAGATGATTTTTCTGCTGTTGACATAATAACACTCTCTAATAGAGAGTATGCGATTTTAAAAACTTTAACTATTAATTAATTTGGGGGATGGCATGGCAGATTTACCTGCAGTAGGAGGAAGTAATAACACATGGGGACAAGAGCTTAACGATTTTATGTCTATTGCACACGAATCAGCCGGTGCCAATGGCGGTAAACTTAAAACATCTGCATTAAATGGAATATCTTTTACAGGCACTATTAACCTAAATAGCGCTACAGCAGCCAACCTCCCAGCTAACACCAATGTTGGGACTGTTTTAGCAGCCGAATTAAGTTATCTATCTGGGGTTACATCTGGTATACAAGGACAACTAAGTGGTAAGTCAAGTACTACACATACACATGCTGTATCTGCTGGAGCTATTGATGTGACTGCAACAGCCGCAGAATTAAACATTTTGGATGGTGTAATAGCCACCACTGCAGAAATAAATTATTCTTCTGGGGTTACATCTGGTATACAAGGACAATTAAGTGGTAAGGCGAGTACCACACATACACACGCTGTATCCGCCGGAGCTACTGATGTGACTGCAACAGCTGCAGAGTTAAACATTTTGGATGGTGTAACAGCTACCACTGCAGAAATAAATTATTCTTCTGGGGTTACATCTGGTATACAAGGACAATTAAGCAGTAAGATAGCTATATCAGGGACAGTTACACAAGCTAACCTTACAACATTAACTGCCGGAAGTGGTAGCATTGCAGATAGCTTACACGGGCATTCTATATCTATAACTAATGCCGATACAGTGGACAGTTACCATGCCTCGGATTTACTTGCAAGAGGCAACCATACAGGAACCCAGAATGGGTCAACTATATCAGGAGGGACGTTAGGGAGTACAGTCGTGCCTCTGGCGAGGATGGGGACTGCGGTGGCGAGTGGGAGCCAGACAGTTAATGCAGATACAGCATATGGGATAACTATTAGCGGTAGTAGTGGGGCGGCGCATGAGTTCTATCATTATTCTGCATATTTAAGTAGTTCCCCTACGTCTGACATCATAACGTATGGTGCTAGAGTCACAGAAACAGAAACTGTTAATGCTTCTGTGCATTTTACTCTAACAAGGCGGGCAGATGTAGGAACGATAATTGACATTATCAACGGCTATGGGGCGAGTAAAACTATAGAATATAAAGTCTACAAACTCACAGAATCTTAAAGGAGAGCTCAATGGCACATAAATGGATTGATTCACAAGCAGGAAAGTTAAAGATTGACGAAGCAGGAAGCATCATAGATAAACATCCTTACAAATATTATAGCGTGGCAAACAAGACTATCAAGGTTACATTAAACCCTGACGGGACAGAAGGAGATGCAGAGTTTTTTGTCCCTCGGAATATCCTTATGGTTCATCCCATAACGGGGGAAGTGATGGGACTTAATCAAGGTTTTGTTGAGGCCGTAGAACTTGAGGGGATTCAGTCAATCAAGGCTAAAGGACCAGACGGGATGGAGAGCATGTCTGTGGAGGTTCGGGCCTCCGATATCCCCGCAGACTTTATAGTAGACGTAACTCTGCCAGATGGAAAACAGATTAAGAAGATTGCTTACAAATGGGATGGGGCAAAACTTAAGAAGAAGACTAAGTCTGAGATGAATTAGTATTAAGTATTTTCCACTTTATTAAAAATAGGATAAATAATGCCCTTAGATCTAACATTCGACCCCAGTGCCAGTGCAGCCATACTAGGAATAGCAACACAAAGTGATGGGAAGATTTTAGTTTGTGGAGGTTTTTCTACCATAGGTGGGCACACTAAGAATGGCCTAGCTCGTTTAAATTTAGATGGTACAGTTGATACTGGATTCACGGCTACATTGCCGGATTTTACTTCGGGAATAGTCATCCAGCCAGACAACAAAATTATTGTACGTATTGCTAATGCTAGCATACAAAAATTAAATTACAATGGCACTTCTGATAGTACTTTTTCTATTCCTACCATGAATGATTATATATTATCCTTAAACCTACAAAGTGATGGGGCATTATTTGTTGGTGGGGCTTTCACCACTGTTAATGGTAATCCGCAAAGTAGAGTAGTTAAGTTAAATATAGATGGCACAGTAGACACGTCCTTCAATGTTTCTATAAATTCTTGGGTAAGAAATACTATTACACAATCGGATGGAAATATACTAATAGGGGGTTCATTCAGTACCGTAAATGGAATAACAAGAAATGGCATGGCCAGGGTATATCCAGACGGAAGTTTGGATATGACATTTGATCCTAACATATTAGGCACAGTTTATTCAATAATCGTAGAACCAAACGGTGATATGATAGTAGGGGGTAATTTTGCTTCTGTGGGTAATGAGAGCAGAAATAATATGGCTAAACTTACTTCTATGGGGACATTAGACATGTCATTTAACCCAAATGTTTCAGGTGATATATTAGTTATAACTAAGCAAGTGGATGAAAAAATTTTAATGGGTGGGTTAATACAGTCAGTTAATACTGTACCACGTAACTATATTGCTAGGATACATTCAAATGGTACATTAGATACATCTTTCAATCCAAACGCTAATAATCAAGTATACTCTATAGGTGTTCAATCAAATAATGATATCCTTATAGGTGGAAATTTTACTGTAATTAACAGTGTATTACGTAATTATATAGCAAGATGGACAGAGACAATTAACCTAATTGCGCCAACTAATTTAGTCGCACAATGCGGGATTTACGCTGTTTAAAATAGGGGAATAAATGAGTTTAGATGCAACCTTTATACCAGATGTAAACAGTTACACTCAGGCAATAGCAGTACAAACAGATGGTAAAATATTAATAGCCGGTGAGTTTACTGTTGTAAATTCTGTTTCTAAAGTGTGTATAGCAAGGTTAAATTCAGATGGGTCATTAGATACTTCTTTTTCTGCGTTGCTTTCTTACGGAGTTAATTCTATAGTGATACAGTCAGATGGTAGAATTCTGGTAGGGGGGAGGTTCACGACCGTTAATGGAGTAACTAGGTATTATCTTGCCAGGCTTACCTCTACAGGTGCAACGGATAATACATTTACTGGTTATACTAATGGGTATGTGCACTCAATAATAGTTCAACCAGACAATAAAATATTAATTGGCGGAGAATTTACCACAGTTAACGGTGTAGTAAAAAATCATATAGCAAGACTAACCTCAACAGGTAGTTTAGACACGTCTTTCACTGCGGACGCAGATAGATCTGTGCATGCTATGTATATACAGTCGGACGGGAAGTTACTAATCGGAGGAAAATTTAACACAGTAAATGGTACTACTAAGCACTACATAGCTAGACTTACTTCTAATGGTGGGTTAGATAATTCTTTTGCTGTAACATCGATTAATGGGTATGTTTATACTATTGAAGCATACCCAAATAATAGATTTATACTAGGTGGTACTTTTACACAAGTGGATAATACTGCACAGCAATGTGTTACTAGAGTACACTCAAATGGTAACTTAGACACAGAATTTAATAATGTTGGTGTGGGGGCCCTTTTTGGGTATGCGTGGCCAACAGCTGTATATGATGCTGTAGTTCAGCTCAGTGGTAAAGTTATATTTGTTGGTAGTTTTAATTCAATAGGAACAACACGAAGAAACTATATTGCTAGAATCACCCCCGATGGTATTTTAGACCCTGATTTTAATCCAGATTTAAATTGGCCAGGGAGCGTACTGCTTACACAGACAGACGGTAAATTACTAATTGGCGGAAAATTTAATATCGTTAATGGGGAGACGAGAACTTATATAGCAAGATGGGTGGATAGTGAGACAGCTTCTGGTCCTAATACAATTGTTCTTACTTGGCAGGATAACAATATAGGAGAGGATGGTTCTAGGATAGAGCAAAGTATTAATGGTATTGATTTTACTCAGATAGCCACTGTAGGGCCAGGTACAACTTCTTATGTCATCACTGGGGTTGGCAGTGGGCAAGAACGGTGGTTTAGGGTAAGAGCCTACCAGGGGGAGGATAATAGCAGCTATAGCAACATAGTTTATATACAGTGTAGCTGGATCGTCAGCCCGACTGGCTTAAAACTCATCCGGGGAAGCTAAATTAAGGTTAATATGATATATCTAGTAACTATTAAAGGAATATATTAAATGTCTACTTATGGATCAGGTGTATATGGAAGTGGTACGTATAGCTTAGGAGAATCTATTGCTATAAGTAGAATCCGGATATTTAAATCTATTAATGATAAAGTAACCAACTTTCAAGTACTAGCAGATAAGGAAAGAATATTATTATATTGGGATCCTATTAGTAGAAGTATACCATTCAAAGCTTTAGCTGTGGATGGTAATGACATACACCTATCTACTATAGTAGATGTGGGTGATAGTACATATCCGTATGATACGTTTACTGTAGCGGCTTCTGCTGGAGTAAGTAGTATAGACGACATATACAATAATAGTAATATTATATTTTTTACTGGTATGAATTTTGGGTCTCCACCAAAGAAAATAAAAGATTACGCAGGAAGTAGTAGAACATTTACTACTGATAAATTAGAGTTCCCTATTGCTACCGGAGACAGGTTTGGTTTGGTGGAGAGCATGGGGTTAATTGATGACTCTTTGATGTATGTCGGTAGTACTATAACTTATACAGATAGTGAGCATACTCTTACTAACTATGATAGCAGCACAAAAACCTTTACTGTATCTGGTGGGTTAACACTACTCCCCGGAGAAAATTTCGTATTAACAAATGCATACTATCCTAAACTATATATTAGCAAGAATAAAGGTGAGACCTTTGATGTTAGTGCACATTTAACTTATATGGTGTCTGCGCTCCCAACGGGAACTTTACTAGAGAGTAACTATTATTACAATTCTTTTAGAGACGAAAATTCTACATTGCTAAATATTACTGATCCTGTATTTTATATAGGGTCAGTAATAACATTTATTACTGGGGTTAACAAAGGCTTGTCAAGGACAGTAAGAAATTTTGATATGAATACAAGAGAATTCACCACGGATTATTTTCCTAATATCATAGAAATAGGAGATGTCTTTTCGGTAAACACATTCAGTTTGCCTTTGGTTAGTGATATTGAGAATTACTTGTTTAAAATGATACTTACTAACGGAATTTAACTACTACTAAACGTAGTGCAGCAGGGGGATATGGCGACTCACAGTGTTATACTAGTATGGCAAGATAATTCTCTCGATGAGGATGGATTTAAAATTGAGAAGAGCTCTGATGGTGTATCATGGGTGCAAATAGACACAGTAGCCCCCAGTGTAAATACATATACCGCTACCGGTATAATAGATGGGGAACCTATTTATTTTAGAGTAAAAGCATTTAATACGGGAGGAGATTCTGGTTATTCTAATGTTGCGTCCGCCACTTTTACATGGCAACCTATACTTGGCACTGAGACTGTAACCTACCCAGCAGTAAGCACACAGAATTATCTTACTACACTTAATAATGGTTATTGGGATACTAATCTAAATACAAATGTGTACAGTTTGGTGCATAGTGTTACAAAAGAAGGGCATGCTAGAGCTGAGATAGAGGTAAAAGATCAAGTTTCTGATTTTGGGATAGAGACAGTTAGAGATATAAAACTTTATAATAACTTTGGTATAAACTTTGGTTTTGAAAAAAATACAAATACTTCTTATATACGATACAGAAAAAGTATTATGGATTTAATTTCTGGATTTAGAAACACAGGAACCACAGAGGGATTATATAATATTGTAAGAGCATTTTATAGGATTACCCCACAAATTGAATCGTTAGCACAAACTGGGTGGAGGTACGGGAGAAATAGGTTAGGTTACGCACAATCAGCGCAGTCATTAACTGTTACTGCGGTACCGATTGGGCCAGAGAGATATTATACTTTTACTACATCTTCATCTGGGTTGGATGTGGATCACACTGGTGATTATATAGCATTTGTATCTGTTCCAACTGGGGTTGTGTTTAATCAATCATTGTATGGTGAGATGTTTTCTGTTATAAACTATAGTACTAGTGGTGGTAATGCAACATTTACTATTGAATCTATTGACTATGAAATACCTGTAGGTGCAGTAGTACAATTATTTAATACAGATACATCTACCAATTTTAATACATCACCACACAGCACATTATCATATACATTTGGGGCTAGAGTAACAGTGCACGGGCCATACTTAGATGATACTGATAAAACATCATTTGAAACATTGTTACGTAAGTTTATGCCACTTCATGTAGACTATATAACAACCTATCAACCTATTGTCTTAGGAGAATCTTCATGGGATAAGTGGATGGGGGATAAGACTAATCTGGAGGTCAATTATGAGACTAACACTTTAGTACCAGTAGTTGATAGCTTATTAGAATATAGTAGACTTTCAGATAATTTTAACAGTACAGTAACCACTGTAGTTAGTGGTGACTATGTTTTTACTGGGGATAATATCACTACTAAGTACAATTATTATAAGAATAAAGATATCCTATTTTTAACAGGAAATAACGCCGGAATAAGCAAGAGAGTACTGAGCTACTTGGGTGGAGAAAAACAGTTCACAACTGACTCATTCCCATATACAATAATGCCAGGAGATATATTTAGGGTAGAACATATAGCGTATCAAACAAAGTATGTCACACCATTAATTAATATACAACCAGTTGAATTAGGGATAAATTTGACTAATTCTCTATACACTTTTGGGTGGTTTACTAGAAAGTTGGATCCTGCTATAGAGGAATATCTATATATAGAATCTAGTGATGATGGAGTCATATACACACTTCCCAGAAGAGTACAGCAGAATGAAAGGTTGAACACGACAGTAGATGGTACTGTAACTGTAGGAATTGGTTCCTACCCATATAATACATTTACTATTTCTGCAAGTGGTTTAAATCACTTAAGTAATATTGATGATTATTATGCGGGAAGTTATTTAAAATTTACTACTGGAGTAAATGCAAGTTATTACGAAAAAATATTATCATATGATGCGACTACTAAGGTAGTAGTAACAGATACGTTTAGTTCTCTTATAGATACTGGAGATAATTTTACAATTATAACAACAGATATTAAGCAATATGTTCGAGTAACTGCATATCACAATAAATTAAAAAATAAAAATGATATAGAGATAGAGAGTATTGTTATTAAAGTTATTTAATCGGGGGGGTATGTATGAAAGGTACACGTTATTTAAATGGTGTTCTTGCTACACAAGAACATTTACAAACTTCAGATAATTCTAAAACAGCTGGAATTAAAGAACGCTTTGGGACAGTCGCAGGTAAAGGCATTGTTAATGAGGACGGTGTTAGTGGTCCTTTATACCTCTACCCAGCCCCAACCGCCTCTGTCATCAATGTAACTGCTGGGGAGGCATATACTGATTTTAATATTGATAGTGCTGATGAGATGTACACTGGAAGTGGGGAACGTATTTATGTCCCCTCTGCATTGACAAATATTAGTAGACGGTTAACAGCAGAGGACACCTATGTGTACCTTGTATACATAGAAATACATAAAAATAGAGAGGCGGATGAGGCTGGGGTTAACTACTATACTAAAAAAGAGGATGGGTATGTTATAGCCCAATTATCTACTGGGGAGCATAATCAGGTAGCTACTACTGGTATAGAATCTGACTGGACGGCGGTTAATCACTCCGCGATAACATCATTAACTCAAGAGGAACTTGGGGATACATTCGGTGCTGGTAAGTACACAGACGTACCATCCCCAAGAGTTAGGGTGTCTGTTACAAAATATAATTCTGTATTTTTAGGAAGAATTTTAGTCAGTCCAGCAAATACTGTAGATGGTAGTGGCCGCACTAAGTTTACATTAGATAATGATGTTATAGATGTAAGCAGTATATTACAGAGTGCACAAACTGCACATGTTAGGGAAGAACATTCTACTGGAATTATAGGTAGTCATAGTGCATACCAATGTTTTATAGACGCCAGTGTAACTACAGATAAGATAGTTATTATAGATTTATTATCAGATGAATATGCTTTTATTAAGGGAAATAGAGTTGGTATAAATGATCTTCCTCTGGCAGAGAGAGAAATTTTAATGGCTGATTTTGCAACCACTAATACATATTATATCTATTTAAAATATAATGAGACAACTAATGAGTTAACTTCTGAAATCAGTATCGCATACCCAACAGATGGTACTGGGTATGGAGTTTTGATTTTGGGGTCTGTGTATGCAGATACTACTACCCCAAAGATTTCTGCGTTTAATGGAGACAAAAGATACGATGCTAGTATCTCTACAAATCCTATAACTGATTTAAGAGTTTTCGGTACGATGGGGGCGGATAGACTTAGTGATGATGGCAAGAATAGTTTTAATGGAGATAGCCTAATAGTCAATGGGGACTTTGAGGAAGGTACTATTGGGGGGCTTCCTACTGGATGGATTGGTACAGGTACTTTAGATAGTTCTTTAGATGCTGGGCGTAAAGTCCTTAAATTAACTCCAGGACAATATGTTATTTCTGCTCCTATCCCTTTTAATAGTAACAATATTTATCAAATAAAAGCAGTAGTAAAAGGGGCTACTAGTGAATCATTTTTTTCTTCCTATATTAGAGGCTATCCAAGTAAAGATTATATAGCCGCAGAAGTTAATGCTGATGCAACATACCCGATTAACATAGGGTATAACTATGCGTTCTATAATGGGGCAGTAACTACTTCTTGGGCATCATTAGCGGGGGATATTTTATTAGCTAACTGGACGTATACCACACCAGCTTATGGTGGGAATCACACTTCAGCAGATCTGCCTAATATAAAATATGCCAGAGTAGTACTTAGAAATGAATCCGGGGCGGCGCAAGCTATTTATATAGACAATATAAAACTTATAGATAAAAACGGAGTAACTGCTACTGCTGCTGAGTTGAATTTAACTGCATCTGCTACATCCTCTAATACAGCGAATACTTTAGTTAAACGTGATGGTAGTGGCAATTTTTCTGCTGGAACTATTACCGGTAATATCACGGGTAATGCAGCTACCGTAACTACCAATGCTAATTTGACTGGTCATGTTACTTCTGTGGGTAACGCTACAGCACTTGGAAGTTTTACTCTTGCACAATTGAATACAGCAATATCTGACGCTGATATTGCTGTCTCATCTAATTTCCATAAAATGAGAGTTTTTACAAGCAGTACATCCTGGGATGCCGCTACTGATGCTCCTGGGATTGTGAGTTTTGTGGTAATAGGTATAGGGGGTGGTGGTGGTGGGGGTTACTCTGGACAGACCAGTGGCTATGCTGGTGGGGGTGGTGGCGGAGCCTATTGGCACGGGACTGTTACCACTGCGGGGGCGTCACCCATTAGTGTTGTTATTGGAGCTGGTGGGCCTGGCGGAATCTTCGGTACTCCCAATGGAACAAGTGGCGGAACAACTTCTTTTAATGGGAATGACTTAGCTTACGGTGGGGTTGGCTGTGGGCAGGCTTCTGATAGAGATTATGGTGGGGATGGGGGGACCGTAGGAGCTATCATTCCGGGATGGTCGCTCGGTAGCTCAGGGACAACTGGTGGTAACGCTAACCCTGGTGTAGCTCATGGAGCTGGTGGGAACGCTGCCAGAGACTTCCCAGCAACTTTTGCTGGATTTGGTGGTGTTGCTGTTGGTGCCGATGGAAAGCTTTATGGTGGGGGCGGAGCTGGTGGGGTCACTAGTGATGGTGGGGATGGAAAACAGGGTATTGTTATAGTCATGTGGTAATTATAAAAAGTGGATTTAAATGAAAACTTTTGCTATCATACAAAATAATTGTGTTATTAATTTTACCCACGTAGAAGATAAGCCAAAATACACCAGATGGTATTTACGCGGTAGAAGTAACAAATAAAAATATTTTATTAGGGACTATTTATAATGAAACTTCAAATTCTTTTGGTGATATTGACTCTACGTATTTAGCTAATACAAAAATTGGTAAAAAACACAGGTAAAAATATTTGCGGCTGATAAGATTTCAACACTATGTCCAGAATATAAGCAGCGCAATCTCTTAGCACGTTCTACAGAATTGTTAGGTAAAAAGGTGGCACTTTCACTGACTGTAATTGAAGAACAGGAATTACGAGATAATCAGTCACTGTGGAATAAAATAGAAGCTATGAGAGAAGCCTCAAATTTAATAGAAGCTAGGATAAATAGTCTTCAAACAGTAGAAGAGATACAGAACTATGATATAGCTAATAATCCGCTATGGCCTGAATAATTTTTTTTGTACTTGCATTTTATAAAAAATTTGTGTATACTATTGTTAGTAGTATATCTCATTTTAAGGAGCACGAAATTGGCTAACCGTGGTACTGATGGCTTTTATAGCAGTGAAGAAATGGAGTTGATTAAAGAGTTACTTAATAAAGAATATGCCTATAGAGAGGTGGCCGAAGAGGTATCTATGCGGCTAAGTGTGGCGAGGACTAGGAATGGGATTAGAAAACATGTGAATAGAAATAGAAATTACTATGATAAACCGTTTAAGAAAACGGAGAAGAAAGTAGTTTCTGTAGAAGAAAAAATAGATTTTGAAAAAGAAGTAGAAGACGATATCATACAAAGGCGCTTGCGAGATGATAAAAAGAACACTGATCAGAAGTACAAAATACTTTTGAGTAGAATAGATAAGGTAGAAAAAGAACGAGATGCTTTACTACAACTAGGGCAAAACTTTAAAACCTATTCAATAGAGCATGATACAATGCTAAAATCAGAGGCCACTGCATTTATGCTGGCATCAGATTGGCACATAGCAGAAAGAATTGATTCCCATAAGGTAAATGGACTTAACGAATATAATCTAACAATTGCCAAGAAACGTGCTGAAACATTCTTTAGAAATGGCCTTAGATTACTTAAACTACAACAAAGAGACGTTACGATAAACACTCTTGTCTTAGCTTTGCTGGGGGATTTCATTTCAAATAATATCCATCCGGAGTTGATGGAAAGCAACTATCTTCTTCCCATTGAAGAGGCTATATTTGTACAAAATTTGTTAGCTTCTGGTATAGAGTTTCTATTAGAAGATAAATCATTAGAACATATAATTGTCCCATGCCACTCAGGTAATCATGGCCGTCAAACAATTGACAGAAGAATATCTACTGAAGCTGGTAATAGTTTAGAGTATTTTATATACCATCAGATAGCCAACCATTTTAGAAATGAACCGCGTGTTACTTTCCTTATTGCAGAAGGTTACCATTCCTATATAGACGTGTATTCATACAAAGTTCGTATGCATCATGGTCACTGTATTCAATACAGCGGTGGGATTTTAGGACTATCTGTACCTGTTAATAAAGCAGTTAGTCAGTGGGATAAATTACAAAGGGCGGACCTTGATTGCTTTGGGCATTATCATAGCTTCTTAGACGGCGGTAAATTTATATCTAATGGAAGTTTAATAGGCTACTCACCTTTTGCTCTTTCAATTAAAGCAAATTTTGAGCCACCAAAACAAGCATTTTTTCTAATAGATAAAAAAAGATTTAAAACAATTGTAGCCCCAATACTTTTTGTATAGGAGGTGTGATGGATAAACCTGATGGTGGTCTTGATATAGTTAGCACAGAGATTAACCAGAAAAAGAATGACTTTACTATTAAAATTTTATTTAAAGATAATAAAAATAATTTATGGGTGCTGCCCACATGGTTTACTTATGGGCATTTAACACCATTTAGTTATGAGTTATGGGAGCAAGAGGTGCATAGTATTTTAGAAAAGAGAAAGTTTAAACTTACATTAGATACAGAACAGCTTAAACTTTGTTACGCTATGCAGCCAATACCTAAAATTGCTGTAGAAGAACTTATCACCATAAACACTAAGGTCTATTATTAAATAGATGTAGGAGGATAAAATGAATAAATTATTACTTATATTTATGCTATTATTTATTCCTGTTACTGGATTTTGTAAGGAAATAAAAGCGCCTGAAAAGGTGGTTAAAGAATTTTATGCTAGTATAAGACAGCAAGATGATGCTTCTTTAGAAAAAGCATATGCAATGTTAGCTAAGAATCATACGGTATTAGATATAGATACATTTAAACATGTTGTATTATCTTTTAGTAAAGATATGACCGTGACTATAGTAAGCAAGAAAATAGTAAGTTCCTACGCGATAGTCACTATTAAGTGTACAGTACCATCATATGTTGGTGGGGCACTTGAAGTATTATCGGATGTTCATCTGATTCTTGATAAGGATACTGACTCATGGGGGATACGATTAGATGCTGATGCGGAGAGTGATATTTAATTATATAATAGTTGCTTGCCTGCAATTCAATACATCGATAGCTTCTATCCCCAAATACTCACAGCTATCTGATGTTAGTGAAAAACTTTCTATAGAACATCATAATAAGGCACTGTACTACGATGAAGAGGGAATTTTTGATAGAGCTTCAGTAGAATACAAAAAAGCATTACTACACAATCCAGATAATATTAATAGTCTTTTTAACTTGGGATTAATTTATTTAAAAGTAAATAACCCAGCAGAAGCGGTAGTTATTTTAAAAAGATTAATATTATTGGCACCATACGACTATGAAGCATATAATTTACTGGGTATCGCTTATAGTGGTGTTGGAGATAAATCTGCTGCTATAGACATATGGAATAAATCTTTACTGATAAATAAAGAGCAACCTGATGTATTGAATATGCTTAATGAATTTACTAAACTTAGTAAGTAAAGGTGAATGATGGGGTATACAGAAGATGTAGCAGAAGAGACTATAGAGTATAGTACAGACAAAATTCAGGTGGAGCTATTTGAGGATAGAAAAATAATACTCAACGGTGATGTAACAAACGATATCATATATACTATTTTTCACAATATGGAGCTAATGAAAAAGGATAGTAAGAAGAGTCCAATTCACCTTTATATCAATTCTTCTGGTGGGGATATTACTACTGCATTTTTTGTCATTTCATATATCTTGTCTTCTACAACCCCTGTGTATACTTACTGTATGGGTATGGCTGGAAGTGCCGCTGCTTTTCTATTAGTTAGTGGGCATAAAAGATTCGCTTATAAGTACTCAAACGTCATGCTTCATTTGGTTCGTATGGAAGGGGAAGTTTCAACTAAAAGAAAAGATCTTATGGCCCAAGGGCATGGATTAAAATTACTAGACGATAGCATCTATGATTTACTTGTTAGTAAAACCAACATGACTAAACACAAGCTTAGAAATAAAATGGAGACAGATTGGTATATCAGTGCTAAAGAAGCCCTTAAGTATGGTATAATAGATGATATTCTTTAATAATATCTATTATTAGTTTCCCAATATTTACCTTCTTTTCCGCATGAGGTTGGGGAAAGTCTTTGTGTAGAACAATAGTATTTAGGAGCACCCATAGAATTTAATTCTTTACTGCATTTAGCAAATCTAGAATCTTTATCATAGGGCACATAATATTTACAGTTTCTACATCTTCTGATCTCAGTCAATGATTTCTCCTTAAATATTTGTATTATACTCCTGGTTTTATCTCTTCAGTTGATCTTTTAAATTCACTTTTTTGTTCTTCGCTTCTTAGAAATACCCCACACTCTTCACAGTAATAATTAAAATATGTTTTGTACTGTCTACCGCCGTCTTCTAGTACTATAGGAATAACGGATGAGGACTCAGTGCTATTTTTTAGACAATTACAAACTGGACAATATAACTGCATATCTACACTCCTATTTATGTTTTTTTGATTTAAAAAATATTTTATTATGTGTAACACAATCTATGTAAGGAGCTAGATCTCCTATAGATAAAAAAGATTTAACTAATAGATTTGTTAGTGCCCTCATTTCTATCCCATGATCAGGAGACTTAGTTACTTGACGTATTATCTTATTGAGATGATACTGTTTTATTGGCATTTATTCCTTCCTATTAAGTTTATTTACTTATACAAAGATAGCTAAAGTATGCCGCTTTTCTTTAGCTTTTCCACTAGGCTATCCTTATCTGTTTTAATATAGTCATCAAACAGTAAATCAGTTATAAGTTTTTTATTTTTAGTAAATTCTAACAACATATAGCGTTTACCCAAACCAACTCCTATTTTTATTCCGTAGTACATACCAACCAATAATGCTAAAGTAAGTATTAGCATCTCAAATATTATTGTATACCAATTCATACAAACCCCCCTAATAATTTATAGTCGAGGATCTATTTCTCTTGCACCGTAGTCTACCGCCATGCAGGCTATTATGAATTTATGATAAGCTTCAAATTTATCGGGATTATTTAGATAAACTTTAAGAGCATTATCACTTAGTATAGTCTCATAATAAGCAATTTTCATTTTTCTATCTAGTCTTCTATTATGTTTTAATTTTTCTAATATTTCAGGTTCTTGATAATTAGCTCCATATATTATTTTGAGGTAGTCGCTACTTCGTACTTTTAGTTGTTGCTGTGGATATTTTGTGTTAGAGTATTGATGTACATTATTATATTTCAATACGAATCCTTCATATTTAAATTTATCTGTAATAGTATACCATAAAGAATTTAATATGTCAAGTTGATCTTTACTAATAACTTCTGAAAATACGTATTGATAATAATTTTTGTTTTCAAAAATACTGCCCAAAGCTACCAGGTGTTCTTTATGAGTTTTATATACATTTTTGCCCATTCTATTTCCTATAGCTAATATAAAGAATGGAGCTATTCTAATATTATCTATGTTAACATCCCAACAATATCTTTTAATCACTTCGATATAGTCTTTTAAATTGCTGATATCATTATTTAAGTTAGCATCATTTAGATAGTTGTTTAGTTCTTTTTTAGTGACTAGACCGCTGTATCCTGCTAGTAAAAAATCTTCTTCTACTAATCCTGCGGCTTTAAAATTCCAAGGAAGTACTTCCGCATCTATACATATAAAATCCTCCTCTATCTTTTCAAATATATCTTTATTCATTTGATCTAGTAATGGTTCATATTCTTTACCAAAAAAAGTAAATCCATTTCTAGACCACGCCACAGACTCACCGTCCCTCCAAAATGCAAATGTACATCGACTACCCATGTGCTTTACTTCAGCAATCAACTCAGTACTAGGCTCATCTGAATTATTAAACATCCATTCCGCAGTAGTAATAGGATCCTCCATATATTGAGGGAGGTCTGATACTGGACCTGGACACATTGTCGGTGACAACCATATAAGTTTATTTGGTGGTATTGTTTTTGTTGATAGCTTATTTATAATGTCTTGTACTATTTCAATTTTCATTAGTAAGCTCCTTTACTTCTTGTCTAAGTTTTCCTTTTAATTTATTACGGTTCTGCTTATCATATTTACTATCCATAACTCCAGCCGAGTTTCTAAATTTAGCAGCTTCTACTAGTGGATTTCTAATTTTTATTTTTTATTCTTCATTTAATATCAACTCTTTTTTTGGAAATTCTTTTATAATATCATTATAGAATTTATTAGCGAAATTATTTATTATGGTATCCAGTTGCGATGGTTTATACATACTAATGTTTTTTTCTACTATGTCTAACCAGCAGTCAAATTTAAAATCCCATTTATTTTCTATTGTAATAAAATTTAGCTTATGTATACTCTCGTACTCTGTCAATTCTTTATTCACCCCAAAAGAGGATAAAGCTGATGTTAGAGCGGGACTATGCGACCTATGTGTACGTAAAGTCTCTCTTTTTAGATTGTACCATTTGTGCATAAGATTTTCTGTTAACATTTACTCTCCTTTGTCTACCATAAATTTTAGTTGCTTATTTCTTAGGTTGGTAATTTTAATTGCGTCTTCTAATTGTAATTCCTTAAAATCATTTAATATATAAGTAAATATTAATAATAAACTCTTATTTTCATAAATAACTGGCCCACTCAACCTAGGCGAAATAGAATGTCCTATAATACTGCTGCTGGCCATACACATCGTATCAATATTAAAATTTACACCATCAACTAAAAATCTAAATTCACTATCTAAAGGAACATAGTCCACATCTGTATTGTCATGAACATTTTTACATATCTCTTTTATGCACCTTTTGCAAACTTCCCATTTCTCTAAATAAGATTCACTATTCATATATATTCCTCCACATAATTAGGGTAGTAAGAGGTAGTATATATTATTTTTTTAATATTCTTTTCCCTTATAAGTATTTGACAAAATATACAAGGTTTACATATAGCCAATTCGCCATTCTTATTTTCTCTATAAACATATAAAGTTCCTCCGGCGGAGTTACCTGCTTTTAACAAACAATCTATTTCAGCGTGAACAGAGTTTTGCCATCTACTGTATTGTCTATGTCTGTTGTGTCTAAGTTTATTAAAACCAGTACTTACTACCTTTCCTTTATTCACAAGTATTGCTCCTATCTTAACTTTGTAATGATTTGATTTTTTGCTTTCTATTTTTGCTTTGTTAAGATAGTATAATATAGGGGTTTTCATGATTTAAAATCTCTACATTTTATTTTAGTTATAATACGATGGCCTCCGCGTGTAAAAAGTTCTATGACAGGACGTGCTACTATTCCCTCTGCTTTAAAATTTCCATATGTAGATTGCATACCAGTTTTAGCTAAAGTTACTGCATCATCTAAAGTTCCTGCTCCTATAATAGGGACTATTTCTAAGTTTAGTTTATTAGCAATATTTTCTACATCTTTACGCTGAAGCCACCACTCACCAATTTTAATATCGAATAAAACAAACTTTTGAACAGTAGAATAGCCTCCCCCAGATTGGATACCTGCGCCTATTCCTTCTCCATACAGACATATGTTGCATGGAGCGCCTTCTTCTATTCTAAATATTTCTTTGAATTTATTTTCCAATGGAAGAAAGAATGAATTAAGGTTATTTAATAATTTGGCGGGGATACTAGCATTATCTGTCTTCCCACCAAATGTTATACGATTACCATCATATAGAGTTCTTATGCACATTCCATCAAGCTTCTCACTAAAAGACCACATGTTATTTTTAAGATATTCAAATTCAGGAATAGAATAATATCCCTCTAGTATTTTCTTAGTATGCTCATCCCTTTTGTATATTGTATTAATTTTATGGTATTCTCTCATCCCAACCTCCCATGTAGTTTGTTATGGCAATCATCACATACTATTATTCCTATATTATTATCATGCTGATATTTTAATACATCTACTATAACATTTTTAATAAAATCTCTATTGCGCAAACCTAAGTTTGTAAACTTTAATTTAGCATTTTTTATTAACATGTTTAATTCTATCATATGGTGTACTTGTTTTTCTTCGAGGAGTAAATAGGCACCGCACTCCCTGCAAGTATCGTTACTAATTTTTAATTCGTTTTTCCAATTTTTGTAAGCACTATTATCTTTAATTTTTTGTCTGATAGATGCACTCATATTTTATTATATTCTCTAGTAAGTTTTATCATAGATTCTAATGACAATTCAAGTTCATTATTAAGAGTCATATTATATACGTAACAGATTGCATCTTCATACGTATTGAATTTATTCCGGTTCTCATGAGTCTCTTTATCGTACCATACTCTAAAGTACTGCTGGAAGCTGTTTGGGCATACGGTGCTTATTTCTACTTCTGGTAGATTAAAATATGGTCCCATTATTACGCCGCCTTTAATTTATTATATTCCTTAGTAAGTTTTATCATAGATTCTAACGATAGTTCTAGGGCATTATTATACACCATATTATAGATGTAACAAATTGCATCTTCATACGTATTAAACTGCCTGTACTGTGCAGATACGAGATACAACATATAGTTATTAGCTACTGTGTCCCACGCTAGCGTAAGTTCAGGCACTATAAATGCTTTCCACATCATAGCCTCAAATTAATAATTTCGCCTCTATGATTTTCTACTTCTATCATAGAAGTATTTATCATATCCTGAATTGTTAAATCTGTATTCTCCTGTATCTCAAACAACTCAGGTTTACTACCATCATAAATTTGCTTAGATTTTACTTGTACTATTTCTTTCGCAGGAAAAGAATAAGAACTTAGCATTCCCCCGAAAACCGCGCCAGTGTCGATGTTGATTGCGTTCTTATACTTTTTGGGGGATACCCCGCATACCGCATGACCAAAGACTACAAACGGACCAGTATAGGACCTCGCCCAATCAATTCTTATTGGGTGACCATTATCATCTTCTCCTTGGGTAGGACCATACATACAATAATCTGATATGTCTCTATGATATTTTCCTATAAATTTTTTATTAAACGCACCATGAGTTACTACTATCTCTTCTCCATTAGTATGCTTAAAATGATAATAAGATTTTAAATTCTTATACATAAACTCTCTTAAAGATTCTTTAGCTTCTTCCGGAATTTGATCTATTGTTTTCTGTAGGCCGTCCGCTATCCTAACTTTTCTTCCTGATAGCCATCTCATAAGTTTATTATCATGATTGCTCATGACCCACCATCCGGTGTTATTTTCCATCATATGTCTAGCCAGTTCTAAACACCGCCAATTATCCGGGCCACGATCTGCAATGTCCCCAACAAATACTATCTTACGCCCACTAGGGTGCCATATTTTTTGCCCACCTATTATGTACCCTAACTTACCGAGTAATTCATTAAGCTCTGAGAACGTTCCATGAACATCTCCTATTATGTCTATTCCGTGGTCTATATTAATTATATTATTTGTATCTAATAATTCTACAGTAATTTCATCTTCTGGGTTTACTATGAAAACATTATTTTGTTTTTCGAGGAAAGAATATGCAGACTTAAATCTTGTTGCGTGTTTTTTGACCACGCTTTCCCCTACTTTAGCAAACTCATCCCTAAGATTGTCTCTTTCAATACAAGTTTCTAGTGGAGTATTCATTACTATATAATATATAGGAACATGACTAGCCTTAGCTATTTCCTCTAGTTTGTGTCTAGACTCAGGGCTAAGATTAGTAGCATTAGCTACTGTAAGTTGATTATGCTTTAACTTAGCTTCTATCATTGCGTGGAAAATAGTGAAAGCGCCATCGTTAAATTTTTGTAATTCTTGTTGTGTGAGATTATTATATTCTGTATGTAACATTATTCTACACTTATCTGATGATACTATTGCATTAATATTTCTTACAGATTTAAAATATTTATTAGCAAAGTAGTCTTTACCGCTACCAGAAATACCTACCATTGCTATTAAAGAATTATTTGGTATTTTTATTAGCATTCTTTATCCCCTGTTTAATTTTAGTTAACTGTAGCGCACTTTCAAAATCTAATTCTTTCTTAAATTTTTTGTCTATGTAATCAATACATTCTTTTAATGTATCAAAATTTTTATGCGGGACATAACGAAGTGCGTCAGCTGTTTTTAAATATAGTCTAAATTTGTTTGCCATAACACCCCATTCACATTTCGGGAATACTAAGATGTTAGTTATCCAAATAAGCCAAGTAGGACTGTTAATATCTTTGGTCTTATCTTTATACTCATCACATAAATATTTAGGACATTTTTTACAAGTTTCCCATTTCATTTTTCACCTTTGTAATTGTGATTGCATCTTCTAAGCTAAGATTTTTCATCTGAAATAATAACATACTTAAGTTATCATTGATATCTATTTCATAACTCCTTCCAAATTCATATAGCATAAATTTATTATCTACTGTAGATTTACATGGAGGTAACATTTTCCATTCATCGCTTGCTAATTCATTTGTTTTAAATATTGTACATAGTTCTTTGTTACAATTAGTCCACCCACATGGGGCAGAATCCAGCCTACTGGCTAGACTAGATATAGTTGTGTAACTCTGATGGGCTGTTGTAAAACCGGCTGGAGGCAGCTTTACGCTTAGTTCCCGGCCCAATGCAAGTGTTATCTTCAGCAACGTCTCGGTGGTCAGATTAGGCGTCCCGTTCAGCAATTTGGAAATAAAAGCGCGAGATACGCCCAGTTTGTCAGCCAGCTCCGCCCTGTCGATACCCTTTTCCTCCATCGCGTTGCATATCTGTTCGGTGATACCCAATACCAACTCTTCGTGCTTGAAATCAAAGGAGTCTTCATATTTTGCTATTTTTTCTTTCATCCATTCTGCGGCAGTTTTATTTGTCATTTCATTTCTCCTGATAGAAGGCAATTCTCAGTTCTTTAGCCCTCTCGATTTCTTTCTTCGGCAACTTCTGTGTCTCTATCTATACTAAATGGGTGGTTTGCTTTTAGTGCGGCATTAGCTTTGACTATTAATTGTTGATTAAATTCGTACCTAAAGTTTTGTAAACTACTAATGGCTGTATCGAGTATTTTAATATTCTCCATTACTAATACAAAAATCCTACTAGTAGAATCGTTTTTCACAGTTACTCTTGACACATGCATATCCTTATCAAAATTTCTAATCACATGTTCCATATGTTAACACCTCGGAAAGCACTTAGGACAATTTACACTATAGCTGTCACAAACATTTAATACTACTTTCATACCGCCCTCCTCTTAAGCACAACTCCAAACGTAGGATAATCTAAGACTCCTTTTTGTGTTACTTCTTTACCTTCTCCTATAGGGGAGGGTACTTCTAGTACTTGATATTGTTTATATTTATCTTGTACACCGAAAGCCCAGTTAGTCACCTCTGTATCTGTAAACTCAAACTTATGATCTTTATGCCGCAGCCCAGTAATCCCGAAGATACTATTATATAACGTATTAGGTGTAGTTATAAGAACGTATTTAGGCTTATAATAACCAAATATATTATCTATACTTTTACTTAATTGAAATTCTTCCATATGCTCGATAACCTCTTGCAGCACAAAGCAATCTTTGTTTAATAATTTTTCATCTTTATATAGTAAAGAACTAAACCATATGTTATCCTGTAGTTTTCTATTATGTCTCTTAGCATGTATTATTGACGTTGGATTACAATCTACTCCATATAATTCTAAATTTTTATTAGGACTTAGTCTTTCTAATAATCTTCCGCTCCCACAGCCACAATCAACCACTGAAGTTACGTTAAGATTTTTTATCTGTTCTTCTATCCACCTCAGTCTGTGTTCTCCTAAGTTTACTTTTTCTTCTAAGTTTACTTTTTCTTCTAAGGAAGTTTCTGTTTCCTGGTTCTCTGTAGTATTGGCAAAGTACTTTTCTACTAACTTCTTTTTATACCTCATAAATCTATTTAGTATCAATGTCTGTAGTGGATGCTTCTTCACCCAGCCCTGCCCATGTTTTTCAAACTGGTTTGATAACAGTTCAGCATCTGGATTGAAATGAATGTAGTTATCTACAGTAGGAATCAGTATCATCAGCTTACTAAACAAATCTGAGATGGTTCCTATAGATTTATATTCTATAGAATATACTTTAAATTTATTCCGCAGATACTCTATATCTTCTGATAGCTGTGTAACCACCACACCAGTATAGCCACAACCAGTAAATAACTGTTCTATTATATCTGTTGGTAACGACGTGGTAAAAGGTAATAATTTTATTTCAAAATTAAAAACTATATCTTTATATTCTATAATGTCTTCTGCATAGCTGTTGTTAATTGCTGTATTGAATGAGATCTTCAATTCTTTTAAAAATAAGGAGGACAATGCATACTCCCGATCTGTTACGTAGCCGTCTATATCATATGCATTAGATTCTTTCCATAGTTTGTATTCTGGAAACTTGCAAGATATTACTACTTCACATTCATCTTGTAAATATTTAGGAAAGAAACATGTAAGATTATCTTTAGTAAATATTTTAGCTGGGTGCTTCATTAGTGCGTAAGATAACTTATCAGCATTTGTCCCTTTAGTTTTTATTGATAGAAACATTTCCCCCCCTTTAATTTATTTGTTCCCCCAATTTAGGCAGCCTTGTAGTATACAAAATCTCTATGGGGTCTGTATAATAAGGAACTTCAGTAGTAATAGAAACTATATAAATTTGATCATTAGAATTGGCTATTGATATTGATGATATATATTTGGGGCTGGTCTGAATCAATATTTGTCTATGATGATGCACTCCTATTATTACACCAAGAAGTAGCAATGCACATATGAATTTTATTATCCCTTTCTTATAGTAATCATAGTCTACGATATTTACTATCCCAAACGTACACAGAACTACTATTCCAATTACCACAAAAATTGTTATAGGTATTTCCATTTTAACCACCTCCTTTTAATAAATATTCAATATTTAATTTTTTACTTTTCTTGTGCCCAGATAGGATGCAGTATAAATAACTCATAGAGTAACCAGTTGCCTCTGAATATTCTTTAGGTGAAGCATATTGTTTTCCTGTAATTTTATCTATTAAAGGTTTATATGAGCCTTTAATTATTTTATCTCTATATTTTAACCAAAATTCTTTACCTAGTTTATGATTTTTGTTTCCTTTTAATTTTACTGAAATTTTAGAGATAGATTCTTTGCTATGCTTTTTTCCATACATCGGGTGATTGCCACCCGTTAAGGCCTTAGAAATTTTTTGTTTAGCGTCTTCTCGGTGCTTATAACCAATCCTAGTAGCCCCACCATCTCCACCACAGGTTATATTATAGACTGGTTTTAATTCTCTAATCAATCTAATCTCAGTATTATTTAGTTCCTCTACGGAAGAACATACTACTAATATTTCTACTAAAAAATTTTCTTTTCCATATTTGGCTACGGCTGCTTTAAATTTAACACACCCACTACTGTTAGAGAAATGTCTTTGAATTCTGTGGGAAAGTTTTTTGGTAGTTTTACCTATATAAAAATCACCATTCACACAATTAACAATTTTATATACTATCATACATCTTCCCTAATACGCAAACCGATTGGGAATCTTGGTATGCCATAAGATGTGTAATCTTGAAATTGCACCGTAAGCAGCTTGTCTTTCCATAAGCTATGATTTTCAAAATACTCTTTTAACTTAGCAGTACCCCCCGACATCTTAGTTTTGAATATTTCATTTCCTATAGCACAAACAAAAGCCCCAACATGCCCTGCGAGCTTTCCTCTGCCCTCCTCTATCCCCACAATTTTAAATTCGGAGTCCTGCATTTCTTTCACCTTTATTAAGTCCGAAGAACGTTTGTTTACATAGAGGCCTTTAGCATTACGCAGCATTGCTCCTTCTTTTCCTTCTGCTTTAAATTTAGTGTAGAAGTCTGTTACTTGTTCCTCATTGTCTACTATAAATGTTTCTACTAATTTTAGATATTTAAATTTAGAAGTATTCTCAAAATGTTTAAGTAAACTTTTATATCTATTCTCAAATGTATCTTTATTAACTACGTCATAGACATGATAAGATATTTCTGTACAATCTTTATCCGGCTCTTCTTGCTTAACTAAATGAACTATGTGTTCAAAATTATTACTTAATTTATCGGAGTAGCCCTCACCGTCTAGTATAATATCTTCTTTAAAATTTCTTTCTATCTCAGCAATGACATGTGGAAGTGAGAAAATCTGTTTCCTGGTGCGGCTCCACAGAGTAGCCTTACCATCCTTTAAAATACAGATAATTCTTAATCCATCAAGTTTGGGCTGAGAGAAGCATGGGTACTTAATTTTACTCCCTTGCTTCTCGAATGTAAAGGCTAGCATAGGAAGTACACCACCTTCTACTATGCTATCTACTTTTCCACTAGTAGCTTCTTCTTCTGATTTTACATAACCACTTTTTAATTTTTTATTCCATGTTGCTTCTGCTTCTTTAATAGCCTGTTCATATGGTGTAGTCTCATTAGTTTTACCATTATTCTTTCCTACAGAAATAATATCAGTAGTTATCTGAGGCTTATCCGTCCTCAGTTGGCCATACTCTGTGATGATTTTACCATAGTTACATATGAACTCTTCAACAGATATTTTCCAATATTGTATGGCATTAGTGGATGTGAGTTTAAAAAGTGTAGGAAATTTTTTCATATTTTATTCTCCTTTATAAATTTAGTCCACATTAATGTATCTTCTAATGTTAGTTCTTCACAATTCTCTATCATGTCTTGTAATGAATTATATAATCTGGGTTCTTTAGTTGGTTGTCTAGTTTCTACTCGGATCACCCCTTTATCAGATTTTTTCACCCTACACAGTAGTTTTATTTGTAAACTAGATTTGTTCTTGGTATCAATATATTTGTTTGTAGCGCAGTATACTGCATGTGTACATCCTCTACAGATTGACACATAAGAGGGTATCATTTCCCAAACCCCACACTACTAGCCTCTCCTGCTACACTAAAGTTATTTAATACTATGTTAACAGAATCTTCAAATACATCTAAAATTTCTTTTTGTCTTTTCTTAGATAATAACATAGAAGTCCTTTGTATTTCTTTGATATGTGATCCTGTTAGTTTTTTGTTATGACATAATTTTTTAAGATCATAATCTACAATATCACTACCAAAGAACATATCAATCATTTTATTTATCTCATCATTAGTGGGTAATTTAAATTCATACTTTCTATTAAATCTACAAGGTCTATTTGCGATAGCAGAGTCTAAATGTTCAATATAATTGGTAGTGGCTATTACAATTATTGCATCATCTCTTTCATATAGTCCTGACATAAATTGTAGGAAATCAGCTAAGCCTCCACCATGATCCCGTACTACATCTCTGCTTTGCCCAAAGGAATCTATATCCTCAAATATTAATATACATGGTGCAAGGAAGTTATTTATAAATTCTGACAATGCTGTATAATATACTTGTGATATAACAAAACAAGTAGAATATTTCTTTTCTAATGCTTTATTAATTATAGCTTGACATATTGCAGATTTACCCACACCAGGATTTCCATAAAATATTATTCCATTATTATCATTTAGATTTTCTAAATGAAATATAGTATTATCATATATGTCCTCCTTAATTTTTTCATCCATTATTATATCATCAAATGTAGTTGACGGCGGATTTTTAAATATATAATTGACGCCATCACTACCATTAGTTATTTGAATATGTTTATTTCTTATTGGATTATTATACTTTATTTCATATTTTATTTTTTCTATAATCTCAGATATATCGTTGTTACTATTTATTGTAACTGTACCACAGTTGCTGTTAATGTCTATTACATACAATTTATTTTCATAATTAAATACCTGCTGACCGTGAACATTAATTATATCTTGCTTCTTATAGTCATATTCAAATTCCTGTGTAGCCTCTACATTGTAGGACAATACTTCTCCAGCAATTGATTTAACATAGTTCTGTATTACATAAGCATTAATTAAAAATGTAGCTCTGCTATGAGAGGACCAGGTGTACATATTGTATGTTTTATCTATTGATCTATTTAGAGGCTGTGGTGGCTTCACTTCGGTTTCTGTATTGGTCTTGTTTTTTACAGGGTCAATCAATCTACTAATTTCTTTGTTTAATCTTTCACTATTTATTGCGTGTCTGTGCATGCTGTGCTCCTTTACAAAGTAGTTAACTTAGAATGTTATTTTTCTAAAATAGTTTCCACAACTTCTACTACCTCTTTAATACCCTCTATATCAAAACTTGTGCCAATGTTAAATTCAAAATCTTTTTTGTCTCTGACATTCTCAAATTTATTATATAGTATATCTACCATACCCTTAATTTGTTTTAAACTAAACTTACGAGTAACTGTATTTATATTAATTGTATTATATGGAGTAATTTCTAGTATACCGTTTTCTAGCATTTTCTTTTCTTCTGACAGCGTTATTCTTGTGTTCTTGAAACTAACAAACTTACTATCATTATCTTTATAATTTTTTATATTCCGGAACTCATTTTTTATATTTTTTATTTTTTCTCCTTTTTCGCGCGCCCTATTATATTCTGCTGTTATGTCATCCGACATTTTTGCTAGCATATCATCGCATTTTTTATGTAGTGTTTTAGCTATATCTTTCGCATCAAAATCCTTCTTTAATCTAGCAGCTTCACATTTCCGTGAATTAGTAGATATTCTTAGAGCGTACTTATTTAGTGTACTACTACCATTACTGTGTGTAATACCATACATAATCTGTCTATATATTTTTACATATGTCTCATCAAATGGGTTTTCTCTGAGCACACCTATCACCTCTTCAGGGTACATACTAGAATATATTAGTTTGTAATGTTGATTAAATTGCTTTATTTCAGAAAAGAACTTTTTCCATTTTACATTTCTAGTGGTGTAGCTTTCTTTTGCCGCGCAATCATTGCAGATAACTTGATATGATTTTTTTTCTGTACCACACGCACAGTGTACAGCTTCTTCCGAGCTCATTTTTTTACCCTCCTAAGCTAGCATATTTTCTATAGTAGATACTATAATTTTTGTATCATCTAAATTAAATTCTTTACATAATATAAGTGAGCAGCATTTCTCTGTATGTAAGTCACCAAACATATTATATAATTTATCTATCAATTCTTTGCATTCTTTTAAACTAAAATTTCTGCTATAGTTCATAGTTACCGTGCCAATAAATTTTTCTTCTGTCGTACCATCCCCTAGCGTAGTAGTATTGATATTAGTATAGATTTTAGTATGCTTAAGATTAATAATGGTGTCAGTATTGTTTGAGTAATTTTTGATAGTAGAGAACTCATTTTTTAATTTTTCTGATGTTTCTTTTCTCTTGCGTTCCCTTGCTTGCTGCAGAGTAATCTCATCAGTCATTTTACCTAGTATATCACTACATCTTTTGTGTAGTGTTTTAGCTATATCTTTCGCATCAAAATCCTTCTTTAGCCTGTTAGCTTTATGCCACGCATTAGTAGTTATTCTTAAAGCATATTTACCACTACCATAGATGTTACGCCTATATATTTTTGCATATACGTTATCAAATGGGTTTTCTCTAATTATTCCTATTATTTCTTCTTTTCTGTATTCTAGCCTATAGTGTGGGTTGAATTGGCGCATGTCAGATATAAGTTTTTCCCATTTTACATTTATAGGAATATACCTTTCTTTAGCAAGGCAATTACTACATTTTATGTCATACTGGCTTATTGTCGCCCCACATACACAGACTTTTGGTTGCTGTGCACTAACGACTGGTATGTTCGTCTTATCTGGAGAAGCGGTTATATACATTATCCCCTCCTACTATTTTATTAGTTTTTTTCTTTCCTGCACCGTGACTTGGAAATGCTATTATTGATTTTCTATTAGCCTTAGCACACAACCTACATTTGTCACATGTTATGTCTACCTTAGTAATAGCCGGGCAAATTATGACATTATTTCCTTCCTTGGTTTTAAAATTTTTAATTACATTTGAGTTTACCACTACTGTTACAGGAGCTATTTTTAGTTTTACTAATTCGTCCGCATGCTTAATATTATTGGCGGATAAGTTTATTGTAAATCCATTCTTATTGGCATTCATTATAGCATCTTTCTCGGCTTTGGTGTGTAGTGGGTAATGCGTATAAGTATACCCTATACTTCCTTTATTAGCCGCTACTAATATGTTTAGTTTTTTAATATCTATTTTATTGTTCCTGCCCTGTAGATCCCCAGCAATATTGGACCTCCAGAATGTTTTCTTGGGTAGCTTTTTTATTTCTTCTATAAATTCATTATAAGATAATCTTTGTGAATATTTCTTCCACACTAATGATGTTGGCCCGTATTTAGCATAGCACCCATGGTATTTTAGTTTACAAGTAGCTGGGCAGGTATCTTCAGGTGAGTATGATACTGGTATTGCTCCTGTTTTCTTATTTGATGTTTTTGGTATAAATAGCATTTAAACCTCCTTTATCATCCATATATTTTTGCATTTTGGGCATTCGTAGCCCACAACCTCTTCTCCTTCTTTAATTCTTTTTAATTGATATAAGGGAGTAGCAGAACATTTCATACAATGTAAGTATAATCCTACTCTATCTTCCGATAAGTCTCTTGCTAATGCGTATAATAAATTACGTTCATACTTTGTTATCATACACCCCCCAATTAGGTAGCGCTCCAAAATTCATGCGCATTTTTTGCTACGGCTCTTTTGGTTTTACACACAGTGCACAGATGCTTTATCCAACCAAAATTAGTGCGTTCTACATTTTCCATACTACCACACTTCTCGCAAGTTTGCGTTGACAGGTCTTCAGCTCTATCTACTATGGCAGTTATTTCAGATGTATCGATATCTAGGTCTTTATCATTATCTACATTGGTGTAGATTCTAATCGCCCCAAATTTTTCTTTTATTTGTCGGATAGTTATCTGTGCTGTAGTTGTATCACTCCATTCTTGTAGTTCTTTACATGCAGTATAAATTAGATTATACCATCCATTTTCCGTTTCAAAATAAAATTCATATTGAGTATCTCTACACTTAAATAGTTTAGGAAAATCATTTATAATCTTATCTTGCAATTCTTTTTTCATAATTTCTCCTTAGTTATTTATCATCTTCTCATATGTTTCTGTTAAGCGAGTAATAAGTATATTTTGGTCGGATGAGCTACTCATATCTAAAGTCTTAGTAAATTCAATAAGATAATCGTTATCTTCCCTACCATCCCACATTTTAATATAATGCCCTTTATCATATCCATATTTTTGTCTAAATATATTTAATATATTTTTTCCTATATAAAGATTATATAATTTATCGATATCTATATTTAAACACCTACATAGTGATAAAAAATTACTCACGTTAAAACTTCTACTTAATAAAGTTCCCTCTACCAGACCCTCTATCAAAAATGGTAAGTCCTGTTTCTGAGTAGTCTCTTCATAGGGCACATCGCATAACTTACTTATGATTGCAGCCGTCTTATCTATTTCTTTAAAATTGATAAGCATGTCACTTATACCAAAGTGCCATATATCAACAAGCTCCATTACGATATGATTGATATTCTCATCTTTATGTTTCCACCATTTCCAATCTGTCTGCTCAAGCATCTCAGCAGCCTCTAACCATATCGCCCTGTACCAAGGAGTATTAGTAACTTTCCAATTTTCTCCTATCACTGCTATATTAAATTCATCCTGAAGTCTAAGCATGTCTTTAATTTTTTCTAGCTGTGTCATTATGCCTCCTTATTATTTTAATAAATTTTTTTCATTTTTTGAAAATTTTTTAAAAAATTATGTGCTATACTATACATATCTACAAAATAATTAATTAAATTATAAATCAATGAAGATAAATAAAGCATACACATTTAGACTTTACCCTAACGACAACCAAAAGGATTTGCTTGCACAGCATTTTGGTGCGTGCAGATTCGTCTATAATTATTTCCTCCGTCAAAGAATAGACTACTACGCTGCAAATAAAGGTAATGCTAAAAAAGGATTAACATATTCTGATACATCGAAGATGTTAACCACACTCAAGAATCAACCTGAGTATGTGTGGTTGAAAGCTATTAATGCGCAATCATTACAGCAGTCACTACGTCATCTCGATGTTGCCTATAATAATTTCTTTAATAATAAAACTAAATTTCCTAAGTTTAAAAACAAACACTCAAAACAATCTTTCCTTGCTCCTCAACATTTTTCTATTGATGTGCAGAGTAAGTTATTATATCTCCCGAAATTTAACTCCATACCTATTGTTATTCACAGGGATATAGATGGGGTAATGAAAAGCATTACCATATCTAAGTCCTCATCAGGAAAGTACTTCGCATCTATATTATGTGAATTAGATATTGATGTCAAGCAAAAACAACAAGGAGATACTATAGGTATTGATTTAGGAATTAAATCATTTATAGTTACATCTACTGGAGAAACAATAGATGCTCCTAAGTTCCTAAGAAAATCTGAACTTAAACTGAAACGGCTACAAAGATTACTCTCTCGTAAACAAAAAGGAAGTAATAGAAGAAACAAAGCAAAAATCAAAGTTGCATGTGTACACGATAAAATAACTAATCAAAGAAAAGATTTCCTACACAAGTTAAGTCATAAATTAGTTAGCGAGAGCCAAGCTATATTTGTTGAAGACTTAAATGTGAAAGGTATGCTGGCAAACCATAAGTTGGCTAAGTCTATTGCCGATAGTGGTTGGTCAGAATTTATCCAGCAACTTAAATACAAATCAAATTGGAACGGAGTATATTTTGGTCAGGTTGATCGTTTCTTTCCTTCATCTAAAAGATGTAACAACTGTGGTTGGATTAATACATCTCTTAGTTTAAAGGACAGAGAATGGACTTGTCGAGAATGTAATACTATAATTGATAGAGACAACAATGCAGCCAAGAATATACTCCAATTCGGATTATTACAGAGTACCGAGGGACACTCGGAAACTAAACGCCCAGGGAGACCACGTGCTGTCAGACGGGTCGTTGAACTAGGAAGCTACTGGGCTTTAGCCCCAGTAGAGTAGTCACATAAGATGCTATTCTAATTTGTATGTCTGCTATCTCTTCTAAGAAATCATTTAGATTTTCTAAATTAGAATTATCTTCATGACTGATAGTTTCATCCTTTCTATACTTCTCGTATACATCTGATATGGTTCTTAGTGTTTCAATAAACATTTTAGTTTCATATCCACAGGATGCTGTACTTACATGCTCTAATGCTTCTGCAATTTCTGTTGCTATGAGACATATCTGTGTGGCATGTTGACTAGTATTAAAGCCCTTACTTGTAGTAATATCTCCACATGTTTTATACAATGCTTTTAAATTCATTTGTTTCTCCTTTCATTTTTAGCCACAAAATATTCCTAAAGCTACTCATGCCAAGATCACTAATATAATACAAAATGGAATCATATTTCTTCCCATTTAAGCTCAGGAAATTTAATTCCATGTTGATACGCCAACATGCCCTGTCCATTTACTGCCTCTGCCCACTTAGTGGCTTCCTCACCAGCCAAACGTATTGCATATCTGTTGCCTTCTTTATCTTCTTTTGTGAGTGTTACCATGACTGTTTTCATTCTCATTATAATGTTAATCATTGGTTGCTCATTAAACTCTACCTCTGCTGTGTCACGCACTCCTTCAGATATTCTTTGTTGCTCCATATTTGTCTCCTTTAATTATTTGGTGATCTACTACATATGTAGTGCCGCACAATTCCTCTTATTAAGTAATGTCATTAATCTTTTTCTAATAGTATTTTCTATCTGTCTTACTCTTTCTCTACTTATACCATACTTAATACCTATTTCTTGCATAGACATATCTTCCTCTATTAATCTATGCTGTATAATATATAGTTCTCTTTCATTAAATTTATCTTTTAAAATTTTGTTTAGTATGCTACTTCTGTTGTTATTCTCTAGTTTATGCCCCACTATATCTTCCGGTGTGTTATAGTCTACTAACAGATCTCTACTATGAAGATCCTCATCAACGTCACCTTCATAAGTTATATCCACAGATATTTCTTTATAGTTTAACTTAGATAAGTGCATATCTATATTTTTTTTAGGGATATCTAAATTAGTTATAATATCACTTCTACTCATACCATCCTGTAGAGCTGTTCGTATTTTGTCTATAGTAGAACTTCCACTATATATTTTTTTGCCATCTACTACCTTGGTTTGGCCGCCCCCGAAACATGGTCTCTCTACAATTGTATTATATTTGGTTAGATATTTATTAATCATAGATTTAACCCACCAACCAGCATATTGAATAAATCTAACCCCCTTAGTTGGGTCAAATTTATCTAAAGCTTTTATTAACCCTATGACGCCCTCTTGTATAAGATCTAATGCTATATGCGTATACTTATTGTATGTAGTCATCACTATAATATACACCTGTCTTATATTATGTAGGACTATTTTATTAGCAGATTCTTTGTTTTTATTAGTGTAGTAATCAGTAGTTAATAGTAGTTCTTCTTCATATGTTAGTATTGGAATGCTGTATATTTTAGCTTTTATAGAATGCAATGATGTGGCTTTTAATATATCCATTCTGATCGCTCCGCCTATTCTAATTCTTGTAGGAAATTTTTATATGTACCAAATAATCTATTAAGCCTAACATATAAACTATTACCTGCATTTGTTTTTCGTAAGTCTGTTATGGTACACGGTATATGGCCTATATCAACACATAATTTTTTAAAATCTGATTTAATTCTATTTTTTGTTTGTATTGTTTTTATTTCTTTTAATTTATCTTTATCCAGACATTTTTTAAATGTACATTCTTGTATCGGGTAATTTATATATTTTATGTATTCTGCTATGCTACTACTACTACTGATGATAGCTTCTTCAAATTTTGCATGACTGTTTTTAATGACAGAGATAATAGTACTCTTCTTAATGTAATCTGAATGGTATTTGTTGTAGTTAAGAAGTCTTTGTCGTACACCTTCTCTTGATATATTTAAAAGTTTAGCCACCTTAGCCATATTATAATTGTTACTATCATATAATTTTTTAGTTTCTTCTAACATAGAAATATCTTGTTTAGGTCCACGTAATCCCATTAGGTTCTCCTTTTTCACAAATTATCTTTTATATATTTTTTACTGTGTCTATAAAGCTATTCGGTTTTAAGCCGCAGGGTATTATCCGTAGGCCCCAAACCGAATAGCCTATCAGTAACTCTAAAGATATTACTAGTTATAGCGATACACTATATCCCCACTTAGGGTTGACACACAGTAATCTACTTACGGTTTATTGAAAATAGTAGCACAGTTCCTAAGAGTAAAAATAGTAACTGTATCGGGGCAACAATTATAAATGTGAGAATTAGTACAAATTTTTGATAAAATGTTTCTGGTTTAAGCCCACCCCAAATAAAAATGTTTATATATGTTGGTACAAACATTACTATTAAGGTTGACATACTACCCAATAACTGTATTACTTTATTCATTAGTTAGCCCCCTCTAGCACATATATTCTTATTATGGTTTAGTTTTAATTTCATATACAATATTATTATGGATAAAGCCCTGGAGTAGTACAGCCTCATTCATACGATAATTAAAATATATTTCTGCAATTTTAAACCCAAGTGTAATTCCTATCAACATAGCTATTGCAAATAAATTAAGATGTTTAATCATACCATGATATACTTTGGCTATCTGTTCCCTGCTAATAATGTTTGTCATTGTGCCTCCTTTTTATTTTTATCATATTTAGATTTTAGTTTTGTATATAGACTGTAGACTTCTTCCGCTTGTTGTGCGGCTTGTCGTCTAGCAGCTGGACCACCCCCACCCCCTTTGTACAATATAAGAGCTTCCATTAAATCATTATTACAATATTTTAATTTCTCTTCTAGTATCCTAGCTCCATATAAAGTATCAACATCATGAAATTGCATAGTAGCAGTCGGAGTTTGCATTAGTCCTTCATATCCTTTTGGTGATATCACATTGGTTCTGAAATTAGATTCAGTTTTCATTACCGCAATTATCAACATTGGGGACGCATTTATTGTGTCTGCTGATAGTAGTATGGCGTCGGATAGTTTGTTCCTTTCCTTAGTATTATATATACCTAAATCCTTTAGTATAACAGATATTAACTCTTTTCTATTATCTTTTTTTATATGCACAGGAAGAGGTATTTTATCCACCAATAAAATAAAATTAGATATAGATAGTAAGAATAAAAATAGTATTATGTACTTCATTTAACAGCCTTGGTATAAGTATTATTAATAGACCCCATCGCTGATGCAATATAGTCAATACGAGACTTATCATGACAGTATTTTAGGCGTGTAAATGTAGTCTCCAATATTTTTACTTGGTCTTCTTTAGATAAAGCATTAAATAGATTATTGATATCCTCACTAGTAAATAAGGCATCTGTAGCATCTATCTCCTGCCCGTCTACAATAAATACTGTAGCAACAGAATTGAGATCGCGTTGTATTTCTAATGCTATCTTAGCAGCCTCAATCTCACTATTTGCATCAATTTCAATTTCCCATTTTACATTAAATGTTTTCATTTGTTCCTCTTTTAATTTTTTAAAGTCCAAACTATTACTGAAATAAATACCCCAAAAATTCCGCCGCAAAGTAGGCCTATGAAAAAGCTTCCAAATTCAATGTCTTTAATCCTCATTCAATTTCCTCCTCAAATGCATCACTATCCCATCTATATTTTATTTTTGGTAGTATTGTATTATATACCCCCTGTAATATTTCGTTGTCTGGCATAGGTAGTTCATGTATTATAGATTCTATTATTTCTTCTCTACTAATCATATTTAATTTCTCCTACCAATTTAATCTCTATCTCCAAAATTATCTCGTTCCTATGAGGTATGCCAAGAGCCGTCTCTGTCTTCCTTTTTATTTTCATCGAAGCAATCTTTGCATCTTTTTTTGTAACCTACGTCAGTATGCTTATAGCAGGTTTTTAATTTTGGTTTAAGGAATTTATAGTCCATTATTCCCTCCACAATACTCATTATATTTAGCTTAATTAATTGCTGCATCTTCTAGTCTTTGGATTCTTTCGAGACAGTCTCCAATCATAGAGTCGCCATTCCGCCCTTTCAGCCTTTTGTTCAATATCCCTAATCTTCCATTCTACTACTAGCATACTCCTCCATTTAGCAATTCATTATGTAACTTAGTTAATTGCAGCATAGTTTCTAGAGATAACTTATCAATATGATTTTCATATAGGAAATCTATAGTCTCTTTAAATGTTTTAAAATTTGCAGTGTGTTGCTTTTTATTAAAAATAATGGATACAAAGATATGCCGCGTAGAAATCTTTTGTATAGCTATCTCATTATTACAAATAAAGTACATATTAATTTCTCCTAAATGGTGTACTATCCCAAACATTGTTTAATTTCTTTTTAAACGTAACAAAATGCCCTTGCTTTGGCTCTTCTTGTGGAGCAGCTATCGGAGTATCATTTTTAATTTCAACAGCCTTCTTTGGTCTACTTCGCCTCACAATAGGTACTTCTTTAGTATCTTTCATACCGTAATCTTTAATAAGTAATCCGGCGCTAAAAAATAAGAACGACGGAGCAAATGCAGTGACTAACGATATTAATATTGTGAAAATCATTATAGCATGTTCTTGTGATGTTGTCAAGATGTTTGCTAGTATTGTTGCAATGACCACTAATTCAGTAGTTGTGATTTGTGTAGTAATAACTTGCTCTTGCTTCTGTAGTCTATCCACTAATGCTAGTGTCGATCTGGATGATATTCCCCTATTAGATAATGTTGCTAAGCTGTCTTGAATCAACTTCTGTGTCTGTTTGCTACTGTCAATTATTTGACTATTAGCTTGCATAGTGTGTAGCTCTTTCTGCACATTTTGAATATACATTGAGGATATTGTTAGTAATGATACTGTAGTAATTGCTACAATAAATATAACAGATACTACTTGGTGCGTTTTAGAAATCCTAAAACCAATTAGAAATGATACTATAATTAGTAATGGTTCTATTGCAATCGCACCTAACTTACTTACACCTATTGTAGATAAGAAATTACTTTGCATTATCGTTGTCCATATTGCAATCGCAATCCCCATTGTGATGCAAGCTATAGATATAAATAGTTTCATTATTTGCTCCCTGCTCTTCCATTTATAGTTTCATATTCTTCATCTGTAAGTGGAGTGTGATCTAAGCACCTACCATCCCTAGCTATGTCAATTTGGTCATGTGCGCTGCAGTACCCTTCTAAATTATATAGGCAGGCTAATGCCTCACATTTTATTGTTGGCATTATATTCTCCTTGCGATAAAAAGAAATTATACATATTGGTTATTAATAAAGTAGTTTCAAGTGATAAGTTATTTAGATAAAGTAAGTTATCGTATATTACTTTTATAGCCTCTTGTATTGTTAAATATAGCTCGTATCCGTCTTTAATTTTTAAGGTGTGCCCAGGTAGACCAATTGAGCATCCCGATTCAAAATTTAAATCTTTATCTATAATTGTGAACGGTGTTTTTCCGGAAGGAAGTCTACAGTTGCGTTGTGTGCATCCTGGGCATTTATATGTCTTAACTATTTTGTATGTGTTACAGTATCTACTTAAATATTTTTTACTTATGCCACCATCTCTATCATACACTACATAACCACTTTTATTTACTATATATGATTTTCTTCTAAGCATCATCATAACCTCAATTGTTTTCTAATCTTAGTTATACATCTACAGCTCAGCTTGCCAGTAATAGCGCCGCTTCGGTTTACCATCCACACCCTCAGGCGGCAGCGGAAACTCCTCATGTTCACCAAGAGCCCAAAGAATCGCCATCCGAAAGCGCGTATTCTCTTCTTCCAGTTTCTCAAGAAGGTCGGACAATTCCTCATGTGTTGCTGCCTTCGCGCAAAGTCTTGCCGGTCCCATATCAACCCCCATGTATTTAACAACGCCATCAAATCCGACTCGCTACCGCTCGCGGCTTAGCTCCGCGTTAGCTGCTCAGCCAGTTTAATGCTCTATTTTGTCGCCGTTCTTCTTCGTCGCACTGCACACAGAGACATTTGCCACACCGAGATGATGCCTCCCTTATCACAACCATATGGGCTTCGGTTTTTCCGCAAGAAAGGCAAGCTAACAAATTGCTGGAATCAGATTTCGCTTTGCTCAACTGTTCACCTCCACGGTATACTAAAACCCGTTTACAGCATGGACATTTGTCCGTAACGGTCGTGACTCTCCTAACTCCTGCGCCGATATTGTAGATTGCGAATGGGACACCTTTGCGAGACAGTGCTTCAATGAGCCACTGCATTCCCGCAAGAAATCCAGAGGTTATATCTATTTCCTGCCCTGTGTCTATTTTCTCTATCATCCGTTTTTTCCAATCAATGCTTATTGTTTTTGCCATACATCCTCCCAACCAATAGCTGAACGGGACAGGCCCGTTATCTCTGTGTTAAATTGAGACGAGGAATGGAGTCGAACCATCTGAATAGGCCGCCTGATGGTGCAGCCTATTCACTATTCCCTTGTCAATTTTCCAGTCAGTCATCCCCGACAGGAGGTTTCCCGCAACGCTCGCCTCGCCATAATATTTTTTAACCAATCGCTGAACGGGGCAAGCCCGTTAGCTTGCTTTGCTTACATCTACCTGGTTGCCCCATTTCCCGCCCATATCCAAGCCGATACTTTCTCCGGCTTCTATTATGGACTTCATGGCGTGATCTGGAAGTTCCAATACCGCTGTATCTCTCTCATATGAAGTTAAAGGCAACCCTGACATTTCTCGGATACATTTAATAGCATGTCGTAACGCATAGTAGGTTGATTCCAGATTATCAATATTAATCTGGATGGTTTTGTTTACTGGATTTATTTTCAAATTTATCTCCTTTTAGCTAACCAGCGGATGGAGCCGACGTTACGGCTCATCCTGGGTGTTATGTGTGTTTTGTAAGGATGCACATCCCCCTTTAATGCGCCTGTGCAGCTGCATCAGCTTCCACGTCACATCACCTGCCTTTCACATAACCAATAGCTGAACGGGACAGGCCCGTTATCTCAGCATTATCACTTTAAAACTATCGGTGCCCCGTCTTTGTAGAGGCGCGGAGTAATATCTCCGAATAGTCCGGCTTTGACATACTGAATGCCCGTCGCGTGATCGGTATAGACCGACAGGCCGGAACGCTTCCCGAACAGCTTTCCCGGTCTGTAGTCGTCAGTGACGTCATAGGCCCAGCGAAAATAGTCTCCCGCGAAAGATATGGCAATCAATGCTGCAATGAAAATTAAGAACTTCATGTGGTCCTCCATAAAAAAGTGATAACAAGGCTGGTGGTGTGGGGCACACCTGAACAACCTTTGCGCGAGTCAACATATCACCACCTCTGCATTGCATGGTAGCGGTGCATGGTGCAATCCGGCACTGTAGTCGCACACCCGGCGGCCAAGAGGGATTGCCCAAAATAGGGCGACCCTCACCTTTACGTTATACAAATAGCTCCTTCTAAATCTTTGTGCTAATTAGTAAATAATCAAATGCTGATTGTAGCACCATACAAAAGTAGAGTCATTTCTTCGCATTAAGTTCCATATCAAATTTTAACTCTACATATTTAGGCTTAAGTTCAGTAAGCAACCCAGCATCATTTTTAAAATATTTATCTATAGCTTTTCTTACATTCTCCGCACAGTTAAAATTAGTACACTTAACTATATAGTCTTTTATAGCATTTTTAATATTTATGATATCAGTATCATTAGTCTTTAGATCAAGCAAAACAATTAATGTCATTTCCGAGAAGGGGCTCCTCTCCTTAGATAGATGACCACATAATATTTCTTTTTTTCTATTCATAGTATCGTCTGGAACTTTAATATCGAAATGCTTAATACATTGAACAATTTTATCTATATTATAAATATTTCTAGCAAATTTAAATTTATCTATTACATACTTATACTCTATTTTATTTTTTATCTTATTAGTCTTCCTATCCAAGACTAAAGGAAAATCAAATATCATAGACCTATATGTGTACTCCCAACCTTTATTACTTATAAAAGGGTATTCGCTTCTCCAATGAGACTTTACTATTTTTCTATCTGTTAAATATTTTCTTAATAACATTGCGGCATATGCCCCATTAAAAGTACCTTTTGGCCACGCCTTTTTGTTAGGATTAATTATAAACTTAGTTTTAGTAATCTTTGCTAGTAAATATTCACAATAATAATACTCACCATTCTCTGTTTTATGCCGTCCCGATGCGGCAGTTTGGTGCTTAAAAAATGCAGTCATTACATCACTCATTCTTACTTTTTGCTTTGCCATTTTACCCCCAGCTTATTTTTAGCTTCTTCATTCGTTCCTAAGAAAAACTTAGTTTTAGGATTTCTAAAATTATATATTTTATGTCGTAATTTTGTTAACTGGAGGGTTGTCTCTAAATCTAGGTTCCATTTTGTTGGCAGCTTACTTATGGCATAGTTAAGTATTGCGGACAAGTCTGTTCCATAACACACATGTCTATCGGAACATAGTGTAAAGCTATTACCCCCAACGCTCACCAAAGTTAACTTACCAATTTTTATACGCTTTGCTAGATAAGTGACCTCTTCCCACTCTCCTATAGCCTCTATACAATTCATAGATTACCTCTAATTTATAATGACACATCTAATATGAGCAGTTACCTTTTTACTCCAGTCATAGACGTATCTAATGAATGCTTTAGCTAGTTTTTTATCACCGTTAAATTTAGCAGCCAGGTCATCATGTTTACACCAGTTACCCCCTAAACCAAGAAATGACGCAACTAATATTTTGTTATCACCAGTAACAAAACTATCTATATGAATAGATATTTCTTTATAGTTCTTGTTAGTGGCCAACTCTAATGTTCGCGCTAATTTAAATGATGGTTCAGTTTCGCACAGAGGTAAACAGAGAGTATACATAACTCTGCATGGGATAGGATACGTATTTGGCTGGTAGTCTTTTTCCCTAGTTATCCATACATGCACACCATCAATAATATCTGGAAACAGATGAAACTCTGTTGGTAATGAATTAATCTTGGCTAGTAATGCTTGTTTAATAGCTTCTTCTTTTTCTGTCTTTATTCTTGCATTTTCCTTGTACTCTAATACTGCTGGTGATGCCGAGATACTATCGTAGTTCCAATAGTCATTATCTTTAAGTTTAATTATATCCCAATGCTTAAATTTACATATCTTTATTAATTTTTCAACATCAGATAATTTTGTGAATCTCAAGTCGCCTCTGTCCATAGTATGATCTATATCTGTAAAATCACAAATCCTATATAAGAACCCATATGCACCCTTTGCATCAAACATATTATTCTCCTATTTTTCACAATATTCTTTATGTAATTTTTGTAATTGTATTTCTATTTCTAAAGAAATATCCCATCTATAACGGTTGTCATATGCAAATTGTATTGCATCTGCTAAAGTACTATAAGTGTTATGTTGTACACCATTAATCATAGGGTGGCCGACTATCATGTTAAATGCCGAATATGGTGTGCTGAGACTTTCTATAGCTAGTCCAGTAGTCATATCATATAAGTAAATCATATCTGCACCCTTAACTCACTGTCCATACGCTTAGTAAATAAGATACTTCTAACCACACTATAACTACTCCAAGTATCTTTCTTATTTTTTAATACCATATCTTGGAATGCCATCTTACCTTTAGTATCATTACGCAGTTCTTCTCCTCTTAAGTTCTGCTGATGGATCTCTGCTCTAAGATTCTTTCTATACTTACGTGGTATATTTAATTTTTCATTTACTACTATACCACATACTAATTGTCTCTTAGATCTATGCATTATTTTGGTTTTCTTATGATTAACTTTTAACCCAATCCCAGTAAGTAATTTTTCAGCGTACTTCAAACTGTTAACTACATCCTGCTTACTACTACCAGATACAACCAAATCATCTGCATATCTTGTGTAGTCACACTGATAAGTAAAACATTTCCATGCCATTTTCCAATCAATACTATACATAATTATATTAGATATAAGAGGAGAAGTGGGGGCTCCTTGTGGTAACCTTTGGTATTTATTATCCTCGAAATCATTAAAACATGTATTCAAAATATTATAATTCTCATTAAATTCTTTTCTAGTCTTTTCGTTTCCTTCGTGGTATAATTTAAAGTTTTTATTTTTACTAAAACTATTGGTTTTGCAAGAAGACACCTCCATAAATATTCTATATTGTATTGACGGAAAGAAGTCCTCAATATCTATGCAACCCACCCATTTCTTCCCTACATGCGGTATTGCCATTGTAACTATATTTTTATATGGCTGAAATGCGTGGGCAAATGGTGACACTTTAAATGTCTTTTGTAGTATAGGAATTAAAGCTTGCTGCTTAGCTTTTAGTATTGCATCTGGGGCTTCTATGATTCTCTCTCCGCCCTTCCTTTTAGGAATTCTGAAAATTGTATAAGACATTTTAGCCCTCCTTACTACTGACATCTATTATGTTAATTGCATCCCGAGCTATACGTAACAATTTCAATTCATGTTCTCTACTATATATTTTATCTAGTATAACTCTTTTACATTGTCTAATATTGTCTTCATCCATCCAATCCACATCAGCGCACTTATTTCTTTTAAGATGCCAGCTATGTTTCCACTCATCTATATCTATTGCATGGAGTACATCATCATGTATTTTCATTTTTAGCCTCCTTTTTTTAATATACTATGCTTACCTAATGTGGTAGATGTTAACTACTAATTTTACTAATACTTATCGAATCAATAAGTAGTGCTATAATTAAAGCACACGTACCATAGCATTTTATATCTGTCCTGCGCCGAGAACGACTCCGATCGTGTTGTTATCTTTTAATTTATTTTCGAGTAGATGAAACATCTACCTCCAGCACCTTTATAACCATTCTATACTTTTATAGAATTGGCAAGGTTTATTGCATAGACGAGCAAAATACTTGTTAATTGAGCCAAAGAAATCCAGGCGTGTCGCCTGGATAAATTGTAGTAAATTTTTACATAATATAGCGAACCACTATAGTTGTCACTCAGACAGAGACGCTCAATAATTATTTAATTTGGTATCCCTTTTCCCAGCTAATTTAGTCTGGGTTTAGAACTTCTAAGTCAAATCCTAGTCTTATTAGTATCTGTTCTAGATACCATTGCTTATGGTGTCCATCATCTGTGCACAGACCAGCTATTACAATGCCCTTAATAGTCTCCATATTTTCCCTCCATTTATTTTCTAGTTATGCCTATTGACTAATTTTAATGATTCGTAAGCGAAGCTTTTTGCGGTAGTATCGCAAAACATTAAAATTGTATGTGTTTTCACAAAACTTTTTTGTGTAAAGATAGCGCAGCACTATCCAATTTGAGACGCATAACTTACTATTATTTTATTGCACCCACTTTTGATCCTAAGCTTTTAACGAAACGTAGTGTAGTTAAAAGAAGCGGATCAAACAATTAGTAGTATTAAAAGTACTTCTCTAATCAGACGAAGCATCTGACCTGTCAATTTTATTGACCATAGACGTGCAATAATATTTCTTACGAAATAAGCAATACAATTAATTAATTTATAATTTCTAAAACATCATGACTAAAGAATTTGATCTAATTATTATTATAAGTATCTGAATGTGACAAATTGGAAGTTGTAATTTTTCACAAGAAGATCTTATAATAATAATTAGGTTAATATGTTTGTAGTAATTAAATCTTTGCACTTGTTGGCGAAGCACCAACTGCAATTGTTATTGCGAGACTCATGACAGTTTAATTTCTGAACTTATTTAAATCAACCCTCGTACCTCTTATATATAAATCGTTATCACAATGATTTGGCATTTAGTTCTCCTGTCTACGTTGTAGCATGTCTTCTGCTTTATTTATAATTTTAGTATAATATAAATCTTTCTCTAACGATGGTGCGCGCTCCCTGATAAGTATATTTCTGATATGATATAATTGGTTTCTTAGATAGATATGCTCTTTCAGAATTACTTCATACTTGTTTAATAGACCATCAATCCTGTTTATCATAATTTTTCATTTTACATTGCGTTTAATATTTTTGTATATGCTATAGCTTGTTCTAGCGAGAGATTGGGAATAATCGACTGTAAATTGTGTAGCCAGTATACTTGCCCCATAGTTATATTTTTAGTCTTTAATAACCTATCTATAGTTTCTAGCATATGCCACTCCTTTGTAAACATCCTCACATTGTTTTACTAATTTCATAACTATTTTTTACCTCTTAAATTAATTGTATAATAAATTAACATCCAGAATAGTAGAGCTGCACACCACCCTACAGCAAATGTATCTAGCCTAATTATTATATAATTAATAGCCTCCATTTTAGCACACTGCTCCTTATATTTTAGAAATTCTAAAATCAATCTTCATACATAACCTTCTGCCCGAATGGTATTTCAATATTAGGAGTCTTAGTCAGCCACATGACAGGATACTCCGGGGCGTCTTCTGGGAATGTTCCGAATAGATCTGTAAAATAAATAAGCGCATCTATTTTAATATCATGCTCTGAGAAGAACATCCCGACTGGTCGGAAATCCGTTCCTCCCCCTCCCTTAGCTAACCCCTTAAAATCTATCTCATCCCCAGGCAGTACTTCCTGATAGTGGTGCACCGCAGCATCACAAGCTATAAGATGTAATCTATATGAGGAGAATGAATTACATATAGCATTTACTTCTGAGAATGCTTCTCTTAATTCTTTTTCTCCCATTGAGCCGGAGGTATCAACAGCGAAGCCTACATTGATAGCCTCACTGTATAATGCTGGACTGAACACCCCTCTATTTAAATTTCTCTTATTAAGTTTTCTCCAACTATAATCATCCTTGGTTTTAGTTAAAAGAAATTCTGCTAACATCTGCCGCCAATTAATTTTGCTTTCTAATAAATCTCCAACCATTCTTTCTATACCAGCGGGAAGTTTACCCTGACGTTGTGCACTCTGGGCTGCTTGTGCTACCCATATTTTCCAATCACCATCTAAGCTTCCATCAGATTCATCCTTACCTCCGCCCTCCCCTTGCCCATTCTCTTTGGTCTTGCCCCTACCCCCACCTTTTCCTTCTTTATCTTTTCCCCATTTAGAATGGTCGTCTGCTATTTTACCTAGTACATTTCCGTCTTGGTCTGTAACATTACCATCAGCATCTACGCTACAGAACTTAACCTTATCGCTCTTCATTAAATCATCATAGATATTTTCTGTAGTCCAGTTACCATCTGAATATTTCTTATCATAATAATATTTACCAGCCGCTATCTTAGACGGCCTAAAAGTTCCATTCTGCCCTATTTGTGTACAACACATATCAACAACAAAATGATTAACTGTAAACTCACAGGCTATTCTCCATACTGGTTCTATCTTATGCCTCGACCTTTCTACTCCTCTTTTTCCTGTATGACCCATGAGATTGTGCCCAACTTCGTGAGCAATTATTTCTTCTAACAAATCATCATCAATTTTCTCTTCTTGTATTTTTTCTGCATTAAAATATAACGATCTACCATCTGTTGCCATTACTGCTGGTAATGTCTTGTCTTCCTTTGTAACTAACCTACAGGCCAGCTCCCCAAGGAATGGGTGCCTTAGAAGAAAATTAAACTTGCACTTTCCTATTCTATCCTTTACTGATAACTCATTTGCCATGATTGTTCTCCTTTATTTTAGAAATTCTAAATCTTTTTTAAACCTACTAAGCATTAGCGCATCTTCAAACGTAAGGTAGGGCCACTTCAATAATCCAAGGATGACAGATTTTAAATTTTGTTTGTGCATAGGAAATTCTGTATCTAGCTCAACTGAGCAGCGATATCTATGCAATCTCTTACCTGTACATTTTGCATCGAATGTAAAATTTTCACCTATTATTAAATAATTATAGTAGTGTAAATTCCTACAAAGTTCTCTTGGGCAGTACCTACAATTCTTCCATTTCTTAATATAGGTTTTCATTCTGCACTCTCAGGTTTTAGATTTTCTAAATAATTATTTATAAACTCACCTATGCTTTTTCCTTCTATAGATGCTCTATATTCTATATCAAATATTTGCCACTTGCCAAGCGAAATATCAAATACATTGCTATGAAATATTACATAGCCCCATTTACACCCATCGTCCCCAGTAAACTCTACCGTAGTAGAAGTATTAGGCAGCATTACAGACGACACGAATTGTGCTAGTTCTTTTTCTTCATAATGCTTAGCATAGTACTCTCCCCCGTCAGGATACATAGCAAAGCTATCACCATCTTGTCGTACTTCATAATAACTATTTATAGGAGATGAGTTTATTTTATTTTGTAATTCTTCTAAGGAGTATCTACTTTTAAACACTATATCATTTTCCATCGTCGAACAGTATCCCATGCCTACCCTCCCACTCTATATTACTCCTAGTTTAGTTGCTAATAATGTCTGCTCGAATGACAGTGGAGAAAGACAATCGGACGGGTACTCTTTCAGCATTCCCACAGACTTTCCAGCCATGCATATTATTTCTACGTCATAGCACCCGTCAGCATAGCTATATAGAATTCTATTAAAATTAAAACCACCTGTATCTTTATTAAATGCTACTATATCTCCTACTTTAAATTTATTCATATTAATCCTAGTTTAGTTAATAGTATTGTTTGTTCTATGCTTGGTATGATAGCAGGCCTGTGGGTATAATTTAAAGTAGTTTCTAAATAAAATGATTTACGTGGGCCTGACAATGGAATACACTCTACTATATACCATTCAGGTTTACATTCTAGTATTTTATATAACCTATCAGGATTTTTACTTGTGGATACTATATCCCCCACTTTAAATTTACGCATTGTAATCCTTTACTTTTAGATTTTCTAAAATTAAAATAGCCCCTATAGTAATCGAACCTACAGGAGCTAAGTACTTGAAATTACTCAGAAATAGCGCGGGGCAATTTTCTCATTCCAATATTTGGATTTGATAATATTTTCCCTATATTTTGCCGTATTATAGGCATACAGGTCTTTCACAAGCAACCCACCATATTCTGCATCCATACCAAGGCTATACTCTAGTATTCTGTCCATTGCCTTTTGTACACCCATCTTATCTGCCTTTTCGACAAATCTTGATATCAGCATGCTGCACAACGCGAACAATACAGATGGTTCTTTAGGAACTTTGTTATCACCAGCGTATATTTTATCTATATCAGGAAGTTCTCTAAACCATTTCTTATACGCAATTATTTCACTAGCAATACCAGTTCCAGCATAGCCAGCTATCTCATGCATAACAAGCTCGTCTGACATCCCATTAGCATTTGCGTCCACCAACGCCTCAGATATCATTTCCCATGTTCTTGCTGTAACAAAATCCTTATAGGCATGACTCTTGTTTCTCTTATCGAATGTATTAAATTTTGATTCTTTAAATTCATTTAGGTAGCTCATAACAAGAGGATGAAACTCTCTTGCTAATGCAAAGTCTTCTTTCCAATCTTGGAATGGGAGCATGACATTAAGCATCATTACTCTATCCTTCATAGCTTCAGAGTCTGACGTAGCCCCACTTCCATCTGTAAGCAAGTTACCTGTAGCTATCGGGATAACATTATCAGGAAGCCTGTGCTCTCCAACCCTCCTATCATCTGGGTGAAAAACCGGCTGTAGTGCTACCTTAGTGGAAGGCATAGCACTACCTAGCTCATCAATAAGAATTATCATACCATCTTTTCCTTCTAAGTCTGCTGATGTAGGGAGGAGAGGAGATACAGAAAAGAATGAGCGCTGCGTCTTTGTGTCATACCCCATTACCCCACGGACATCTGTGGGGTCTAATGACGACCCCTCAAATATTTTTATCCCATAATTCATTTCTTTAGCTACCTGTTTTACTATTGCAGACTTTCCTATACCTGGGCTACCCTTCAAGTATACAGACCTCTTCCTACGAATACATGCCTTCACTATCTCTCTTGCTTGTCTTAGTGTAATTGATTCCATTTTCCTTCCTCCTTTTACGTAGTAAATTCTCTAGGCTGTGCCTAGAGCTTTTTTTCTTAATTGTTATTTTTAGAATTTCTAAAATTATTCACTTTTGTTTATCTCTTTCTGGCACTCCTCATATTCTTTTTCAATTTCATCCCATCGTTCTTTATCCCCCTTATAAAATACTTTTTTGCATTCATCCCATCCTATCTCAATATGTTTAGTATCAATCCTATTCCAACAAAATCTAGTAATTGGAAGACATATCATACAATGAAATATTTGATTAATCGTATCTCCATAATATTCTGCCACATCATATACTTCATTGTCTCTTGTAATCTTAATCTTGTTTAAGAAAGGAATTTTAATATGCGGCGTCTTATCACATATCCACCTTATACTATTTGCTAGTATGAATATATAAGCTGGTGCTTCATCTAATGATATAGAAGCTGTTTTATAATAACTATTAGTTGCATAGCGCCATTTTTTCATAGTACCCCCTTTTACCCACGTAGTAAAACCATTTTTAAATTCTTAATAACAGCAAGATGAAAGTTTGTCTTTTCGTATTTTTTTTCTTTAATTATACTTTTTAGTTTACTAACTACAAATTGAGGTTCTCCTTTAGATATTATTTTGATAATCTCTTCATACTGTTGCTTATAATTATAATACAGCACAGACCAATTATTTTTTAAATGTTTTGAATTCATAGTAAAACATTTACTATTTTTACGTTGGATGTTTGGGTTATCTGGCAAGGATGATATGCAATCATTTAACTGCATAACTATAAAATTAAGTTGCTTTTGTATATCATATATAGATTCTTGCACTTTTGCTAGTTTCATATTTACTCCTTTATCCTAAATTGCTAATTTTAATTGGTACTTTATGTTCCAATAGTTAAATATACTCTTTTTAATACTATCGTCTATCGCGTCATCCTCATATAACTCTACTAAATTATTAGCATCAAAACAATCAAAGTTTTTATTATCCCATTCACATTCTAAATTATATCTTCTGAAACTGCATTGATGATTCCATTCCTGTGTGGCATTAAACTTATCTAAACTGTCACAGAATATTTTTAGTTTCTCTAAAAGATCTATGCTGTTATTGTTTTCTGTCTCGTCTAATAATTCATCTGCTAAGTCTAGGTTTCCATCGGCTTCGTGTGTTTCTAATCTGTCAATAAAAGATTCTATGTTATCTTTTAACTCGCTTATCTCTACCCCATCAAATGTGCTCAGTATTAACCAGCCGCCACTTCTTCCTGCTTGCGCTAAGTCATAATCTATAGCTTCTATCTCCGGTATACCAGCATTCCAATCATACTGTCTATATTTAGCATCACCAACAAACCCAAGACCGTCTTCACAGCATTCGTCGAAAAAACATTCATACCCTTTTAAATATCTCTCCCACAGCTTATCATACTTACTATTTATTTTCTCGCTTCCAGAATGGCCTGTCTCATCATTATTATGCACTTTAATATTCCAGGCTAAGCCTTGAGTTCTATCATGGTCATAGCTTCTATAATCTCTACTTTCAAACCACTTTTTTAGTGAAATAAATTTAGATAGGATTTTGGTCTTTCTTAAATCATATTCCAGTGTTAGCATTTGATTACCCCCTAAAATTTTTTATTACCCATGAAGAGCTTTAATAAAATCTTCTACAGCATTTACTCTATTATCTATTACAGGATTTGGCATATTTGTATTCAATTGACTATTATCTAGGCCTGTCTGTTTAATGGGTGTGTATGTAAAATAGTCATAGTCCCTACCTTCTCTTTTTAGATAGAGTTGTCCGCATCCACATTCTATTATAGTAGCTTCCATACTGTCCATTTTATTTAAAAAATCTTTATCATACTGCATGCCTCTGTACGGAGACATCACTATCTTTTGTCTTGAAATATCTAAACCACAAGAACATATCGGAGTTCCATTACTACCTATCTTTATAGTTTTCATATTCCTACAACGTTCATATATTTTACCATCTACTGAAAATGTGGTGATTGTTCTCATTATTTTCTCCCTTTACGTAGTAAATTCTCTAGGCTGTGCCTAGCTTTGCTTCTCCTGAGTTCCAACATTTGCGTCAACGCGGACGCTTCGCCTTCGGCTCCGCGCCGGTTACGCCAGCGTTAGAGCGCATCATGAAACTGTCTGGGTACTTTCCATTTTCAAAGGTCGCGCGCCCTTTGTCGTGGCTCGATTCTTTCCGCTTCTGGCTGCTGCAAGCCCGCCAGAACATGAGCTTACCGACTCAGCTTGCAACTTCCGGTATAGCGCGGCCAACCTACTTTCGTCAAACAGCTTCATGATGCCCTCTAACCTGTCGTTCAACCCGGACTCCGCAAAAGCGCGGAGCCGGTTAACTTTACGTTATGCATCATCTAGCTTGTTCGCCCAATCCAGAAGTTCCTTCTTGCTCTTAAAGACATTGTGCCGTTTCATGATGATTGAAATCTTGGCAAACGTGAAAAGCAAAAACAACAACCCGGTAACGAATGTCCAAAATGTGCTGCCTTGGCTTATGTAGATGCAAAACGCCAGCAAAGAGAACGTCACAAAATCTTTGTAAAAAGACTCCAGAACGCTTTCTCTTTTGTCGATCACTACAATCTTTTCTTCGCTCATTCAAACCTCCAAAGATGCATAACAAGTCATTCCAGCCGATCCTCGCTACGCTCGGACGGCTGAATTCCGGCGTTATCCCAAATCGTCGTAACAGTTTTTACAGTGCATGTCTGGTTCAAGTCCCATGTTGTACCAAACTACACCATACGGGTGTCCTCTTGCTCTGCACCAAAACGCAGTCCATCGGCTTATTCCGTCGGCTGGTTTTCCGAGAAGAAATTTCCACCAATCCAAAGTGAGCCAGTGCATTTTCTAACCTCCCGTTCGACCCCATACGGGGTCAACTAATTGTTGTGCGTCACTCGTCGCTGAACGGTGATCCGCCGCCAAATACGATTGCGACAGAGCATCCGTCCGGCTCTACTCGCAGGATGTTGTCCCACCCGCAGTGTTCGTCTCTGCAAACAACAACCGCATCATCGTCATATCCATCTAGTGCTCTAAGTAATTCTCCCTTTGTCATGCTCATCTCCTTTCTTCGTTGGTGCCGGCGATCCGGTGACTTTTACGTTATGCCTACAACTCAAGTAGGCGCTCTGGTATGCCAACAACATAATCAAATCCAAGTTCAACACAAAAATGAGAATCGTCCCCAGATAAATGACTATAATCATCAGTAATCACGCCGACCATCTCATCAATATCGTGATCTATGTAATCATCCCAATGATCTCGACTTTTAAGCCACCTTGTTGCCCCGTGCTTAACTTTAACTTTGTCTCCGATAGTCATAAGTCTCTCCTTTGCATAACAAGTCAGTCCAGCGGGCGAAAAGACCCGCCGCTGACTTCATCGTTAGCACCCAAGATTTTTCATCCGCTCGTACAGCTTCGGGGCTTTGCCGGTCGGGAATTCTTCGCGGAACATCGATTCGAGTTCGTCCCAATGCTCAACCAACTTCGCCCACGTCTTGCTGAGTTTTGCTACCTCGCCAAGGTGCTGCCGCGCCTCTGGTACGGCGTCCAAAAACTTGATGCACCGTTTCAGGTCGTCGGGGTCGCTCGGGTGGTTTCCGAACCGCGCCCACGATTCGTTTGGCTTCACGCCACCGACAGCACAGGCCATCGCCTCGGAACTGATTCCGCGCTCGCCATGTGCAAACCAGTCAAGAATTTTGTCTTTCATTTTTCCTCCGTAATTGTGTGCTAACCCTGCGCTCCAGCGCGACGGCGGAAAAGCACCGCCGCGCCTGAGCTATGCGTTGGGCGTCAATATCTCCACGCCGATTAAATCGGTTCGGTCGAACCCAGACTCACCGAATCCACCTGCTGATAATTTCTCCTCAATGACTGGAATATCCATGTCAACGGTTTCAAAACTTTCGCTCCTAGAGCCGCTAATATTGTCCTGCCATGTACGCTTAAAAATTAGTCTGACCATATCATCTCCCTATGTCTAACCACTCGTAGTTCTCTAGGCTATGCCTAGAGCTTTATTTTTATTTTAGAATTTCTAAAACTATTTTTTACTATTCGTGTGTAACTCAAAGTCTAAGAGCTTTCCTTTTATCTCATTTGTCAATTCTACTTTTTCTTTTATATAATTGAATTGAGTATAATCTTTTATACGGGCACCATATTCTAAGAGGAGTTTAACTGTAGCTGGAGAGTGTGCCCATATTGCGTTACATAGGGTCAAGTTTGTGATTTTCGCTCCGTTGTCTAATAATAACTTTGTTGTACCAACATAGCCTCCTACTGCCCTATTCAGAGCATCCCCATTTTTAGCATTGACATTTACTCCGGCTTTTATACAAGCTGCCACTTCTTCCACATTATCATCTCTTACTGCAAACAAGAATTTATCTATCAGCGCATACTTAGCTATCTTAGCTTTTATTTTATCATTAAATACAAATGATTTAAACATCTTATCTATTTTAGAATTTCTAAATTCGAATCTTACTTTGCACTCATTCCAATAATTTTCATAACCACTAAGAATACCAATATAATGAGATATATAAGACTTAGCAGTTTGAATCTTATTAAATGTTTCTGTACTATTTTCTTTTATGTACTCTGGTATATTGTTGCTGTCACAATTAGGACAATCCCATGTTATTTTATTTCTTAGTGCAGAGCTCACCCTACTCATATGCTTCGCAGTAGATACACTATAACTATTTGAATTAATTAAGTATTCATTATGGGATAATCTTTTTGCGATAGGGAAGTGCTTACCATAAGAATATATAGTATCATCCTCAATAAACATATTAGATGCTTGCCCTTTAGTCGCACCACTTGCAAATTGTTCTGCTAATGAACTATGGTTGTTTCCCATGTTATTCTCCTCTATCGTCCGGAACTTCTATCATACTTTTAATCTTAGATAAAGCAAGTGCAGTCTCTAAGTCAACTGGTTCGGATAATTCAAAATCGATAGCCTGCTCTAATGTGTCAAAATATTCTTTATCTGGGTGTGCCACATTGTCAACTATGAATTTTTCACATTCTGTTGCAGCAAGCTTCTTATGATCGCATGGCATGAATAAGTAAAAGTATGCGTTATCAACAGTTACCATGACTTCTTTTGATAAGGACGTACGATAATTATCACATATTTGTTTAGGACATTTTTTACAATATTCCCAATCGATAGCCTGCTCTAATGTGTCAAAATATTCTTTATCTAGGTGTGCCACATTGTCAACATGTATTTCACCATTGGCATTTTTCTTAAATGACATTCCATTCATGTTAGTCTCCTCCATTTTAATAGTAAATTTTAAATACCAAGTTTTGTAATTGTTTCTATATGTATACCGTTTTTCCATCTATCTTCTAAGTCCGCCCAATTAATATTTTTAGTATATAACATATCATGTATGTCTTTTATTTTCTTATTATGTAATTCATTATGAGAAAAATATTTACGGGCCAGCATCTGTATAGAATTTCTAATCCAATCTTTCTGTCGCCATATAAAATAATTACATACTTCTTCTTTAGGAATATTAAATACCCTACAATCAAATATACCCTCTTTTTATACGCATCAGAAAAAGCTAACGAAGCAACAGAGGCTGCAACTGACGTCATTTTTTGAACATTATAGTCAAACCATGCTTCTGTTTCCAACGTTTCGTAGTCAGTTATTAATATAGATATTTCATCGGACTGTGTATAAGCGCACTCAGCACCCTGTATTTCTTTAAGTAATTTATGGCCGGCGTATATCATAGCGCTAGAAAATTCTATATCAAATGGTTTATTACAATTACGCGTGAGAGTATGAAATGCTTTACCATCTAGTCTCATTATAACTGGAGTTCGTCTGAGGAGATAGCTTCTGTTTCTATTCTCATAGTTATGCTTAATTCTATCGCCTAGACTATCTTTCATATAATTCTCCTAACTATATTTTAGAATTTCTAAATTATAAATTTATTTCATTTTTTGAAAATTTTTTAAAAAATTATGTGTTATAATAGTAGATAAATAAATTTAAGTAAAGAGGTTACTATGAAAAATATTAAGCAGGCATATCTCAAAGACAAGACACTAGCGACTAAGACTGGCCACAAAGTATCTAATGAACTTGATGACTTTTTTATGTGGTGCGCAGCTAATAAGATTAAGATTGAAGCTGTTACTGAAGATGAAAAAATAAATATGCTACTAGATAAAACCTCCGTAATTGGTAAACTAAATCTTCAGCTTACAAGAGCCATAGAGAATTACCCTATACATAATAATGTGATAATAGAAACTATTAATAATATTATAGAATCTGCTAATGAATTAAAAAATATATATATAAAAGTAAAGGTGGGGTTCCCTACTTATGAGGAAGAATTAGCACATGAGAAGGCCATTTTTTCGTTATAAATGTAGAGGACTGGAGTAGGCATTACCATTCTACAAAGCAGCAAGAGCTGATGTTTTACGTAAAAGTTCATCGTATATCTCTTCCGCTGTCATTGCATCCAATCTGACAAGATTGCCTAGATCGTAATCTGTATCTCCGATAGTTGCTGTAAGAAGTTTAGTAACTACCCCAAACATTTTTGGCCAGACTTTGTGCCTGTATTCCACTACTTTGACATCATCATATATAGCATGGTCTTTATTTTTTAAAATTTCTACTTGCTCAGCAACTGATAGTTCGTTTAGAAAGTCAAGTGTTTTTGGGCGAAATTCACGCCTATAACATTTAGGGTCATCTAATATTTTTTCTACCTCCCTCCGCCTAGCATGCATCAGTCGTGCAGGAATACCTTCCTTTATTATGTCTTCCATCTTACATCCTCCTTTTATATTTTCTAAAAATACTTATTAGCTCTTTTTTATTATAGAGAGAATTACTCTAGCCTCCGCTAAACATTCGTCTGCTGGCATGTTATTCTTTCCTACAAATGTTGAAGTTAAATAACTGTTTATTGCCTTCTCTGCATCGTTGTCGCCGGCCATCTCCTGCCACCTACTTACCTTCTCCACTAACTTGATATCGGTTGGTTCGTCTTCCTCAGTAGGTATGGCGAACACCCCCCTCAAAGACAGTCCTTAGATTACTATTTAACTCATTAATAATTTTAATCTTGTATTCTTCTGTCAGTGTCTCTGCTTTTATGTTCTTCATAAGCACCGTGCAATTTCCGGCACAGATTGATAGACTCTTCAATACTCCGTCTAAAGCATTATACAATTCATCATTAGTCATTTTGTTTCTCCTTTTAATTTTAGATTTTCTAAAAGCACTTCTCCCAACAATCTTCATCATCATCCCAATGCCTTGTATCTGATATTGTGAATGATATAAATAATCCCATTAGTCGTAAGTTAAAATAGAATCCTGCGTGGTCTTGCTCTTTAGTCCACTCAATATCTACTGTAAATAAATCTCCCAATATAGTATGTATAATAGATATGTAATGACCACATCTATATATGTTCAGGCTTAGCTCCATAACGCAATACATAAACGTAGGCTCAAATAATGTTATCTGAACACCTAGTCGTTTAAACTTTGTTAAATATTTATTAATACACAATAAATCTTTTTGCCAAGCAAAGCTGAGTATTTGATTACTTTGAAAATTTGCATCTTTCCATTTTAACATATTAGCCTCCTCTTACAAAGTTAAGTAACTAACACAACCTAAAAATTATTCTTTTACATACTTCTTCGTAAGTTCATCAAATATTTTGGTAGCTTCTGCCATAGCTTCATCAGTAGTTTCAGAATATGCCTTTACTGTGAAGCGTACCTCATTCTTCGCTCCCAATGTTATCTCGACACTATTGGGATTAAGTGCCTTTGTAGCGTCCACATTGTCAACATGTATCTCCCCATTCGCATTTCTTTTAAATGACATTCCTTCCATTTTAGTATCCTCCATTTTAATAGTAAATTTTAAATACCAAGTTTTGTAATTGTTTCTATATGCTGCCTAGCTAAGCTTCTTAATGCTTCGCGCCGTTCTGCTACAGAAAGTATTTGTTTTATATCTGTAGATAACTCCGCCGCTATATGATTTACTATTCTATCTGCGAGCTCGTTCTCAAGACGAGTAGCCATAGCTTGCTGTAACTTTTTAGTATCAACAAGCTTCCATACGCCTGCCATAAAGTCAGCTGGAATTTTTACTCTACTGCTGTAGTCAGGTATTACCCACCCGCCATCCGATATAAATCTAAGCACAGCTTTTTCTGCTAAGTTCTTAACTTCTCTTTCAAAGTCACTCATGTTAGTTTCCTCCTCTATGTAGTTCTCTAGGCGGAGCCTAGAGCTTTTTCAAATTTATTTTTAAGTCTATTATATTCTATTAATTCTCTCGTATCTATATCCTTTTGTTTTTTCTTCTCCTCCTGTAGTAGTATACTCTTATGGTGCTCCGCTGCTATTACTCCTAATTTATATAATTCATCTATATCATATTTGTTATTTTCATCTAATTTTATTAATTCTAATTCTGGTTCGTCATCGTGTATTGCTGCGATTATTATACAGTAAGAATCATCGGAGAATACTATACCTAAGTTCCCATTAAATTCATTGAGCCTAATCTTACTGATTGTTTTTCCTACTAATTCATTCTCATTTATTATACATTTCATAATTATTCGCCTCCTAATTTTCTTTTTAATTTCTCGTACCTAAGCATAGTCTCAAATGTAGGTATTTGACTACTCTTGAATAATACGTACCACTTCATGGTGCTACTATGTGAGCCAGCGCTGTCCCAATCAAGTAAACATTCTACATAATATCTACTGTCCTCTTCCGATACTCTAGTTATCACATATAAAGAGCTAGCATAACTGGAAGATATCAAATCACCTACTTTAAATTTATTCATGATGCAAACCAGTTATGGCATGTTTCACAGTAGAGTAACCCACTATGTACTTCATCTAAACCACTCTCACACACAGGACATATTTCATCGTCATTCACAGTTAGCTCCTATCATAACAAATCAAATCAAATAGTAATCAGCTACTATCCGGTCTGCGCATCTAAAATACTATTAATAGATTCCTCTTTAATAGCTATTCCCTCCACCAAAAGTTCAATTTCTCTTTTTAATTTTTCTATTAGAATCGGAGGCTTCTCGGAAATATAATACCATTGCTCACCTTCCCCAGTTATAATCATATGATTACCAAATGTTTCAACCTTATAATTATAAACTTTACCATTCTGATTGGTGAGAGTCAGTTCTCCTTTGCTAGAGTAAGACATAAGTTCTTCTCCTATTTTAGAATTTCTAAAATTATATTTCTATATACTCATCGTAGCATTCTGTAGAATTAGGACTTAATTTTAGTTTACACTGATACATGATAAACCCATTATCTTCTAACTTGATTGCATTATAGCAACTATCACATAATATTTTATGTTTCATAGTCAACCCCTCAACATTTTGTTGATATCATTCTGGAAACGTCCCACTCATCTGCCTCGTCTACCAATACTATATAGTCTTCTTTTAATGCAGCAAGAACATTATTTACTATAGCCTGCTCGTCTCCTAAATTAGAATTAAAATAATTAATAAGAAGTTGTTCAAATGTAAACTCATTCATAAGGTCATCACCTTTCTTATAAGTATTCATGTTAGCCTCCAATTAATCATTTTAGAAATTCTAAAATTATTTCCACGTATAAAAATTACGAACTTCTGTTGAGTATTTAATAATTTTTATTAGTTCTTTAGCTGTATCATGGTTGCAGTCTGGCCTGTCTTCATAGATTTCATCAAGATATTCAGTTACCTTTAGTTCTAACTCAGTAGCTTTTGCCATAATCACTCCATACTAATTTATTATGTTACTTTCTTCCATCTGAATCATTAGTGAGTTAATCATATTATTGCTTGAGTTATATAAAGCATTACTACAGTATGAATATGCTAGCATATCAATTTGCTCCTCTGTTAAATTAAAATCACTAAATGATTTGGGATTTTTTACCACGGTCTCTTTTACTACATCAAGGTGTTTCTTCTGCACAGTCCTTTCTAGCTTGTAAAATGCCACCATCATTGCACCTCCGTCAAGAAATTAAAATATCAGCATTCAGATTCCATATCTCCCATTTACAGGAGAGTGGGCTCTATTAGAGATATTACAGCTATCACAGAGTCTGTATTTGTTTATTATAATATTTTCTGATTGCCTTGACATGGTTACTTTATTATAGTCAGGAAGTTCTGTATTACATTTTAAACATTTATGAATTTTTATTTTTTTATTTTTGACTATGCTTCTATATATTTGATAATTTGTGTTAGACAGGACTAGCATGCGTTCCCCTTTACATTATTTTTTAGAATTTCTAAATACCCTTCTAGCTTTTGTATCTTTAAAACCATTTCTGACCTATGTTTACCCTAGGGCACTACTTTTCAAATTTATCCTTAAGTTCCATATACTTAAAATAGTCTGCTATTTCTTTTCTCTTATTCTCAATTTTTTCATTCTCAGCTTTCTTTTTTTCATATTCTTCCTTAGTTATAATACCAAGCTTAAATTCAGTATCTATGCCATAGTTAGTAGCATTGTAGGCTAGCAAACGTACACTAGATGACCCATCAATATAATCAGATTTTGAATTAATTATACAGTATGTGTCATCTATAAATACCAACCCAACACTATCCCAATCAAGCACCACAATTTCCCTAATTGTTTTACCTTTAATATCCTGGAACTCGGTTATACATTTCATTTTATTACACCTCTTAATTTTCTAATAATGTATCTGGTATATTGTTAAAGCTCTTGATAGCACCATCATTACTAAATGTACCAGAGTCACCAGCCCATCCTTTGTGAGAACCATCACTGCTGTACACATGTATAGTCCCATCAGCATGCTTATCCTTCCACCCAATATGATTGCCACCTGCATCAAAAATATTTTCTCTCATTTGTTATTCTCCTTTCATTTTTTAGAATTTCTAAATTTTGGTATTTAAATAGTAGATAATTACATTGCTGTATCAGAATATCTTTATCATTTAATGCAGGATTTTCCATTACCATCTCAAAGCAATCCTTTAATAGACTGCCTATAGTCTTTCCTTGCGGAAGAGCAAACTCTTCCATTATATCATTACCGTTTATAGCGAGATGTTTTAGACTGAATACATTTGACTTAGCTTTTATTTCTAGATATCTACGCTTTAATAATGTGCCCTCTATGTCCAGTGCACCCCCCCGCGTGGTTCTTTTAGACCATTCCCAATCATGTCCGCCCATTTTAGTATACAAATGTCATCTACATATTCTTCCCCTAACTTATTTACAAATCTTCTTATAGCAGAATCTTTCATTTCCATAGAAGCCATGAACATATGGTGCTTGACTAGATTACAGACATACTCGATATCATCATTGCTAAACTTCAAACGTGTCATTATCTTTCTAGCTATCTCCTCCGATACGTACTCATGATTATGAAACGATGCTTCTGGTGTACTATAGTATGTACATGTGTACACTTTGCCTAAATCATGAAACAATGCTGCCCATCTTATTAAGGGATACTCTTTAGGAACTGCATCTATTGCTTCCATTGTGTGTCTGAACACGTCATGTTTGTGATATTTATTTTGCAGAAACCCGTAACACTTTTCAAGTTCAGGCAGAATATTATTGAGCAAATGAGATTGGTACAGCATATAAAACATAACAGATGGTTCATCAGACTTGTTAAAACATTTATCTATCTCAGATTTAATTCGTTCAATTGATATATTTTTAATATTTCCACCTAAGAGATATATAGCTTCTTCTGTAGCCGTATCCAAAGTAAACCCTAGTGTAGCTGCAAATCTAAATGCTCTAAGCATTCTAAGATAATCCTCTTTAAATCTGTCATGTGGGTTACCCACACATTGTATTATTTTATTATGTATGTCAGCTATACCATTGTAGGGGTCAATAAATTTATTATTAAATGGATCGTATGCAATTGCATTAATTGTAAAATCCCGTCTGGTTAGATCTTCTATTAGGTCATTAATGAATTCAACTTTAGCATACCTCCCATCACAACTAACATCTTTCCTGAATACAGTAATCTCATACCCTTTGTTGGGATTAAGATGTTCATGTATCACAGTAACTGTGCCATGTGCTATTCCAGTGGGTATAGCTTTAAAATGTTCTTTACTAAACATATTCAGTAGCCCATTAGGTGGTGCATCAGTCGCTATATCTATATCAGAGGATGATTTTCCTAATATTAAATCTCTAACAAATCCACCAACTAAATATGATTGGTAGCCATTGTCTTTTAATATCTTGCATATCTCCATTGCAATTATCATAGCGCTCCCACTTAATTTTAGAATTTCTAAAACCCAATTGACAAGGCATAGCAAAAATCAATGCCAAGATTTTCAAGCACATCCTCTAAGTCATCATTGGAACTACCTGCATTATATACAGATTTAGCTACATCTTATTGGGGCCGTCTCTACTCGTATTGGTGTTACATAACTGACTTCAAGAACACCTACTATTATTTTCATTTGAAACTTCATTTTACCTCCAATACTAATTTTGCTATCGCTATTATTTCTTTTGCCGCAGATACCTTACCATAAAGAAATGCCTTCCCCTCTGATGGCATTTCTTTACTCAATAACTTCTCATATACTTTTTGCTGCTCTTCCAATATTTCTATTAATTTATTAGCATTCATATAGGCTAACTCTCCTTTGTTATGTCTACAATAAAACTGTTACTAAACTCCATATCTCCAATACCATAATCTTACTATATCATTTATATTAATAGTAGTCACTTCTTTCCCCCTTTTAAATACCAGTCTAAGCGCTTAGCTAAAGTATCTTCTCCAATATCCCCAGAGTAAAACCACTCGATATCATGTGCCAGTTTACCAGCTAAATCAATGGTCCTTTGGCAATCCTGAATAAGCTTAAGTACGTCTGGGCTGACACTAGGAGAGTAACCAAAATCGTCTTTAGTCTCATTCTCATCTATTTTATTTTGTAAGTTCTCTGCAAACTGTGAAATCCTAAAACACCCGTAATCAAATGAACCGCCTGACATATTACCCTCCTTATTAGTTTTTAGAAATTCTAAATTTACAATCTGCAGGTTGTAGACTGGCTTAGTGTAATACCAATAAACTTATAGCATCTCTCAGCACAGGCCACCCATGTACTGGTATTATCTGGGTGTATAATGAATTGCTTATTACCATTGTATATATGAGAAATACAGTTCAATACATCTTCGTCCCTTTTTAATGTAAGTATAAATAGCATAACATTACCGGTAGTTTTTGTATCAGTAATTCTACTAGCTATGTTATTAAATACAAACGCGAAAGGTTTAATAATTTCTTCTTCCCTCAATGGCAAGCCTTTTAATATTTTGTCTTCTATTGATAGTTTGCTATCCGCAAGCATAATTTCTCTCCTTTAGAAATTCTAAAAAATAAATGAGTAGCTGGAGTATAATTAGATAGACTAAATAGAATCCTACGACTCATTTATTATTACAGTGTTTCTACCATTTTCTTAAGCTCCTCAAGAGACACACCCAAAAGCTTCTCATCTTCCTTCTGTGCAATGATGGATAGAAGCTTCTGCTTCTTCTCCTTAGCAACCATAGCTAACTCTGCTGTCTCAGCTTCCTTCAATCTTATGTCAATAACATGCTTAACTATATCGAATTTAAGCTGAAGAGCCTCGTCAGTCTTCCTTGCTCTCTGGACAAAACTCACATCAGTTTCGCTATCCTTCAATTTATGAAAGATATCCTTGGCGATATTATCTAAGCTTACTCCATCAGTCTTTGTGGTGATTAGTGGCATATCCCACAAATCCTCCACTGTAACTCCACCCTTTGCTGTATCAAACCGTACCTTCTGCCTACTTGCCTGTTCAAACATTGTTTCCATGACTTCCTCCTTTAAAAGTTAATTTTAACTACACGATTGAAACTTCCCTTAACTTTACATAATACACTGTTTCTTTGTGTTGATGAGAAACCAAGACCACTTAACTGATTGTTAGATTCCTCAGTCTTCATCTTTGCTCCAACTACTTCAAATACCTTTCTATGTGCACTAAGTTCATCGGTTAGAAATTCATTAAAGAATCCTCTTGCCTTACCATCATTCAAGCAATCATCAAGCATAAAGAAATAGTGCTTATTACCAACGACTTTATCATCCCAGTGATTAGGTGAAAACATTACCATTGAGACTTTATGAAATGCCTGTGTTGAAATATTCCAAACTTCTTTTGTAGTCTGAGAAGGTGGTAAAGAATTAATAATCTCAAAACCATTCTTATGTGTATACTTAATCTCAGCAACAGTTATGGTCTCACCATCTTTAACAGGCTTTGTATAGGAACATGAATGAATTATCCCGTCAAATTCAATCTCTACATCAAAACCAGTGTCAACAGTTTCTCTCCTGCTAAAATTATTCACCTGTAGTTTATATATACCTTCTGTAATATGCTTACGGTCTGGATAACAGATATTCTCTACAGGAGTTCTTGACCTACCTACACCTACATTCATATCAACATCAAGATTGCCTTTTGTGTGATAAGATACCTTGTGTCCATAGTAAATATGTTCTTTAGGCTCAACCATATGCAAATCAAGGTCGTCAAAATTAAACCACGATAGAGAGCATCTTAAATCTCCGTCAACCCTACCTCCAGCATTCTTGACTCGTTCCTTGATTGAATCTGCCAGTTCACCAGCATACGACCATGAAAACTTATTAGGCCATTTAAACATATTCTTGGCATCAGAATCAACAGGTGCTATCAAGCTAACTAAATTTCCTACATGCTTGTTTTCAAACATAAGCTCTATAGATTCGGCCTTGGGCAGGATATTGTCGATAAAGGTCTCAATAGTAACTTCTTCAACCTTGTCAAAGTTCTTGACAGTCTCTGGTACTTTACTACTAAGCTCATCAAAGATATCAGCATTTAATTTCTTTTTTGTCTCACGATCAGCAAACAAAATATTATTGATTGTTATATCATTCATGATAGCATATCTACGTTCAAGTGCAGAGGTAAGCCCAAGTTCCTCAATCTTCTCTTTTGCCTTTTCTATCATAGCTTTTGTAATCAAAGCAGTTGGACGCTTGTAATTTGTTGGGGCAACTTTTGACTCGAAAGAAGCTACAGATGCTTCAAGCTCACGCCCCTCAGATATGTCAACTAGTAATGTACCAATAGCAGTATTACGAATACGGGATACTGACTGCGATATAGATTTAATTTGAGACCAGCAAAATATATCTTTCTCTTTAGCAGTCTTCAGTTTGTCAAATTGCTTCTTAAGCTTCTGAAAACTTTCTATTGCAAATTTATTCTCCTCTCCTCGATACAAAGAATTCTGTGCAATTAGTTCAAGAACAGTATCAATAGCATCAGTAGTAATCTCTGATAAGCTGCGATACAATACATCTTTTGAACCTTGGAAATCAGCAAGCTTAGTGCCTATACCAGCTTTCCCAACAACTGATTCCCCCGGAATCTGCATGAGGAAATGTTCCCAAGTTAAGATTTCTCCTGACTCAAGATTCTGATAATTCTTATCAGTTCCAGCAGTATGTTCGGTGTGTAGAAAAACATTCTCAATAGATGATTTCTTAATCAATGTAGAGAGAGCATCAGCTACTATCTGATAATGTCCACCAACTTTTACATCCCAAATACTCTCAAGCTTTCCATCAATTACAGCAACTACATTTCCTATTGCTCTAATAAACTGCCTGCAACACTGACAGTCATGTTCTGTTCGTTCTCTGAATGTAGTGTTAGTACCCTCTGGAAAACTATTGAGATATGTCTGCCAAAGCAAATCTTTATCAACCTGAACCCTGAAAAGACTGTGACTTTTCATTCTATCAAATTGTTTCTGAACTCCTATCTTTATATCACTAAACATAAAGCCTCCTTTATTATTTTAGAAATTCTAAAATTAATTTCTTTAATAATGTCAATAACTTATAATTTTATATCTTTCCTTATAAATTTAACTAAGAATTTAAAACTTATGAAGTTTTCTTCTCGCTTACTCCTGGGCTACAGCCTCTTTTATTTCTATGGTAAAAGGAGGTTTTATATTTTTTGCAGCAGCATCAAGTAGTAGTTGTAAATCCCTTACTGTATTTCTTAAATTTTCTTCAGAAGGTGAGGTATTACTATTATATTTATGTCCATCGGCATATTTTAAATATGTAAATTCATGTAGTCGAGTAGAATTAATCTGAATTCTTCTGGGTGCGTAGTAGTCCTTATCAATATTAAACCCTAACCTGCAAGCACCTGTATAAAGAATATTAAAGTTACTTCCTACAAAATCATCCAATTGATTTCTTAATTGTAAGAACCCATCCACACCAATAGTACCAACAGTAATTGTAAGCTTTTTCATATCTTTCTCCTTTGTGTAAGAAATTGTAGAGTGATTAATCACTCTTCTTTAAATATATTTTATATAACCTAACATACTTTATATAGATTTGATATTATAAATATAAAGTTATTAGTTAATACATATTATTATTTTAGATATTCTAAAATGGTTTGATAAGTAATACATATATAAGAAGGTTTTTACCAACCAAAATTTTCACATTTTACTATGTAAAACTTACATTCCACTATGCAAACTTTGCATAGCTATACATAACTGTATTATATCATTACAGTTTTTGCTATGAAAACTTTGCATAGTTATATAAACCCATATAAAATAAGGATTGCATTTATAACTATATAGTTTATTTAATAATTTTACTATGAAAAGTTTGCATAGTATAAAATATTACATATTCCTTATTATAAGATAGCGCAAGAAACCACCAGCCTCATGCGTAGCTGATGCGCCTACTATGACCCATTCAAGAATATCATTATTATCTACAGCAGCTCTAAGATACTCATCACCAAAGATCATCATATCATATCTATCAACTACAGAACTACTAAAGGTTATCCAATGAGTATCTTCTACTATACGAATATCATTACTATTGTCATTTATACTGTTTCCAGTAATACTGATTGTTCTATCTTCTGCATAGGATATACTGCCTATACATAATAGTATAGCTAGTAGCACTCTCATTTGTTGTCCTCCTTTTGTAATAAATAAATGGCTTACCCGCCTCGACTCGAACGAGGATATCTGACTTCAAAGGACAGCGACTTGCCATTAGTCCACGGGTAACTATGCCCTACCATTAGATGACCCCTTAATATTATTTCTCTATTTTATGCAGATTTCAACAGATTTTAAAAACGCAGCAGCAAAATTGACATGTAATGATTTCAATAACTTATGTCAAAATTTACGGGGGTTATATAACCTAAACCATAAATATATTTTATTAGATTTCTCACGTACACTCTCATATGCTTTGATTTTCTCAAGCATGCTCTTGTATGCTTCATTTTAAACTCTTTACTATATTATTAATTGACAAGAATTGTTTAGACTCACATCTAGGACAGATCTTACTGGCATGTATAGTTTCACAATTTACACACAGTCTAGCTTGTGATAATGGCATGTGATTAGCCACACTAACCTCTTCTTCTGAGTATATCATTACATCATTAGGAATAATATTTTTTAATAACCCTATCATATTTCTCCTTTTAGAATTTATAAACAAGTTTTTCTTTGAAGTGAAACGAAAAGCTAAAATAAGTCTTATAGTGAGTATAACTAACCTATCTATGTTCGAGATAAATTATACCAGCTATCCCACACCCTATTAGCATGTTTTCATTTAATGAAAAATGAAAATAACTATTAGCTAATTTAAAAAGTATTACACTCACCACTACTTGCACAACACTACTTAGTATCTTCATTCTCATTTGATACCCCCCTTTATATTTTAGTAAATTATAAAATGTATATCAGTACACTTTTCCAAAACCAGTATACGCCTATTGATATAGCAAGCCATGCTACTAAAAATTCCCAATTAATATTTTTCATTTTGCACCTCATTTTTTTGTTTTAGAAATTCTAAAATTATTTATTTAACATATCATTTTTTTACTTTTTTAAAAATTTTTTAAATTATTCTATGTTATAATATTTATATAACATAAAAGTAAAGGTTCATAATAGATTAACAGAACGCATATGTCGCTGACAAATCTGCTAGTAATTAATCATAAAAGTCTCAGACTATCCTGATTATAATTAATGTTATATGTAGATAGTTATAGTACAATCCTAAGGTTAAAGATTATTGAAAGGTTCATACGTCGATGACGTTCTTGCTGCAGGATGCTTCTTGCGAAGCAAGCTTTAGTAGATAATCATAAAAGTCGCAGACTACCTTGTTGGGGCTTAACTATTGATGAGTAGAATTAAGTAGTAGATTCAAGATGTAAATGTTTTAATATCTTTATTATTAGAATCAGTATCATACATTATTTATTACACAATCTGAAAGTGAATTTGATACTTGTATCAGAAGACTTCACACTGCTTCCAGTATATCTGGATGACATAAGCAGTTCCGTAAAGATGGAATTTGGACCATCCTGATTCGTACCTAATGAATATTATATGTCAATTGATTTGTTTAATAAATGATACTGTCAATTTTTTTACTCTTGACAACCAACGCTATATTTGCGTCTAAAATTTGTTTACTTTTTCACCTGTCTTTTTATACTCGGAGTTGATAAAGCAAGCATCACATTCAGTATTTTTACAAGCTATTGCATCACTGCATGTACAAGCTTTCATAGCAATCGGATTCTCATCTTGATCAAAAGATACAAAATACTCCATCTTATGCTCACACATTTTAGCCCCCTATGTAAATTGTTTTAGAAATTCTAAAATATTTTCTTACGTAAATCCTCAATGGCGGTGACCATATCGAGTGATGTATCCGCTTCCTATAAATCATATAGTATACGATTTGTTTATTTGTCGTAACATAATACATTAAGGATTTAAATAAAAAGACGTTTTTGTTTTGAGTGATAACGTCATAACTCACTATTATTTTGTTATGTGGCCTCAATAACACGTATAGTGTTTCTCATATTGGCCACTGATATAATATCATTTCCGTTTCACCGCCCACGGATAAGGTACAACATTTTCAATTGTAGTGGTGATTTCATTTTGTTCATACTATATAGCATTCCTATAGTATCAGTCTAATCAAACCACCAAAGAACACTGTTTCTTATTAGAAGGCTTTTCACGTAGCCTTTAACGTTTTATTATATCTTATTAGAGAGCATTATAACATAGGTTGCTCTTAACCTATTTAGTTGTCTGATTCTTTACCCACCGAATCATAGGGGCCACCGTTTACCTTTTTAGTAGGTAGTCGTGGTCACTTGTCACTGACGGATTGCCTTAGCCATTGGATATTCTGTTTAGAACATATTTAAGTGTTCAGACTGATTTGTTTTATTATATACGTTTTAGAAAATCTAAAACGTATATACTCAGTTCGTTATCACAGTTCAACAGAGTATCTCTTATCAGTATACTACTAGCAACCTTTACCTTACTAAGGTACAGTGTCTTTATAACACTACCCCCTCATTAGGGTTGTTGTTCACCATTAGTTAAAGTATAGCTACCACGGTAATATACATACCGCCACATTGTGCGTGACACACAAGCCCACCGGTCACCTTGCCCAGCACTGGTCTTTATCCACTGAGCTTATACAAATCTTCACACTCAAACTGTAGCTTCTGAGTAGACCTTTCTATCGGTCTAATGGAACCTACTACAGCGTGTATCTATATAAGTTTATTCAGGACATAGATTATCAGTCAGTAGTAATACTTCTTATGAAGTAAACAAGATATTTATTGTCTATCTGATTGACTTTAGCTATTTCATTTTAGAAATTCTAAAATCATTTTACAGGGTTTCACTTCAAGTACTGATAATCATATTTAATTGTCTTTACGATTTATTTATTTTTATTTCCTGTGAGTAACCCCCATTAATCTTTTTAGTTAATTTCATTTTAGAATTTCTAAAATCATTTTTAAATTTTACATTTTAGAATTTCTAAAATCAAATAAATTGGAGTATATTCTAATTGACTTTTAAACAAAAAGATACCGTTAATTTTAGAATGTTATCTAAAATCTTTCAGTATAATTTGTTTATTTAATTTTTGATTAGATGATACTTTTTTAATATTATAAATTAAGACTAACTTATAATATTAAAAAAGTATTGAAGGGGTTAAAATTACCCCTTCAATTTTTGATATTTTGATATGATGTTAAATCCTACCTTCACTTATTGGATTAAGTGGATTAACAGCCGGCACTTGTAAACCCAGCTTTTCAATAATCTCTTCAGTAGTCAGAGAAGAGAGTAACAGCATTTTTTCTTTCTCCTTTTCCGCCTTTTCCTTGTCATGCAACTTTGTTTGAATAACACTTATCAATATATTGGTATCACCTATTGACAAGTCTTTTATATGACTATCTATGTACTTTGTAAAAGCTGTTAGACAATCTGTTTCTTTCTTTGCTGCTTTTTCTTTGCTTGCGTTTCTTTTCTCAGATGCAGCACTTGAAAAGGCGTTTGCAAGAGGTAAATCACCGTTAGCAAGATAAGCAAGTAAAGTGCCCTTCCCACTTACAATCTTCAAATCACCTTCTTTCATGTCCTTATATGCGTTTGCTGTTGAGGCAACCTTTACCGTAAAAGACTTACCCAAATTTTCCCAGTCGGTTTTTTTCATACCAACAATCTGAGTATTAATCTTAGTGTCAAGATTAAACGCATAGTCGCACTTTCTTGTATGTTCTAAGCTTGCAATCTCATTAACATCTTTAAAACCGTTAAACTCTTTTTCTAAATCTTGTATACTTATCATTTTTAAAACCTCCATTTTAGAATTTCTAAAATCCCAGATTATCCTACTTTATATTAAATATTTACCATACTATACTTATGGTAAGATAATCCTATTTTATATCACTTTATAAGAAAGTGATAATTGATTAAACTTTATCAGGTGCTAACCTTCACCTTTAAATTGTAGTTTTTAGTTTCCGTTTAACCTCCCTTATTAATTTTTTATAAATCCTTTAAACCTTCATCTCTTACTCTTGACTATAATATTAACATAGCTGTAAAATCTTGTCAAGTGGTTTTCTCTAAAACTTAAACTTTTTCTAAAATATCTTTAATAAGTAAAAGACTTTTTATATTCAAGTCAATTATCTCATATCATTAAAAACTCGTCAAGTAGTTTTTTACATATTTGAAAGTTTATTAAGTAGGACTATCTTACATAGTCATATTGTAATATAGTGCTATATATAAGTAGGACTATCTTACATAGTCATATTGTAATATAGTGCTATATATAAGTAGGACTATCTTACATAGTCATATTGGAAGATAATCCTAGAAAGGGGGGTATTCGAGCTGGCTGACGGTGGAGCATTTTATTTATATCCATTTCTTATAATTTTCATTTTATCATTGTGACATATTACAACTTATATAATATCTATTAATACTCATCTCATATTTGCATCATATAAAACCCACCATAACTTCTAAAATTATATGCCTATTACTTAAAATTATTAACAATGTAGTGCTTATTGATTACTCAATACCCTCAATTCTTATACCAAATTTGACTTCCTTATTATCTCATTAATTTCTTTTAAAGTTTGTATTGCTTACTTCATAAGAAGTATTCTACTGCTTTATCTGGCTCTACTATACAATTTTCTAATGTTCCAAAATATTCTTCTAAACAATTTAAAAGTAACTTCTTTATCCTAGGTTCATCTGGGGAGTGGGGGAGCTTACTCTCAATATATAACTTTTCTAAATCTTTTTCCTTACTAAAGAAATATTCTTTAATTTGAGCAAGGGTCCACTCACCTCTTCTTATTGATTTTAATTGCTCATTGTTACGTTCTAAGTCCAAGTCCCCTTCTATAAGAATCATTTCTATTTCATTTAATAATCGAACTATATGATAAGCAAATTTCAGATCCATTTGATGTGTCTGGTACGTGAGCTGTCGCTTAATTCCTGCTTTAACTAGCCTTGCATATTCTACTAGTTCTTTATCTGACAAATCACAAAGTTGCATAGTATGCTCCTTTTAAAGCTTTTGTAACTAGTCTTTCCATTAATGCATCATTGTGAATAGCTCTACCAGATAGATACTTATACTGAATGTGTTGCTTTTTACAGTATTGTTTTAGTCCATTCATTTTATTTTTATTATTTAAAATTTTAATCAAAAGACGTAAAGGCTTAACATCAAAAATAATTTCTTTCCCATTTAAAAATTTAATATAAAAATCAATACGAGTATATCGTAAATGTCCTTCCAAGTCTAAATATGGCACTACGCTATCTTCTAGTGCATAATAAGTTATAGTTTCACACTTTTCTATATAATTAAGAACGTACTCTTCCCAAGAACTTCTATAAAAATATTCTTTACCCGTTTTATTTGAAAAGAAAAATCCAGCTTTATGATTTTTATGAAAATTACAATTTTTAGTAAACTCAGATTTAGCTAAACTTTTGCTAACTTTTACACTAAATTTGTTGCGCCAAGTAGTATCTCTACCCTCCCATATAAGCTTGCATCGTACTTTATGATTTTCGCGATTTTGTGGGTCTTGTAGTGACTTTTTAAAAGGATTTTTATCTCCACTAATGTCTGCATGATTGAGGGACATTTTCTTTCTTGTTTTCTCAGAGTGTCTGTATCCTTTTGTAGTTAAAAGTTTTTGGTCCTTAACAAATACCTCGACACATTTCTTACTACAAAATTCTCTCCAACCAGAACCGAGGGTGTGCAACTCTACTGACTCGCTACAGATTCGACAAGTATGTTCTATATTATCATCCCATAAATATCTAAAAATTTTCTCATTAATATTTATTCCTTTATACTTTTCTATATCTGCGAGCCCTGATAGCCTGCTCAGATATAGCTTTTTGTGTGGGTGTAAAACTAAATGACTTCCGGTCTTTTTATTTCTATATTGAACTATTTTGAATTCTATAAGAAGTTTTAAACGTTCTTGTATCATAATGCAACCTCTATATTTTATACTAATTGTCTTCTATATATTTCTTTTTCTATATCTTCTAAACTATAAGAGCACTTTAAATTTTTATTTTTCTCAAATTGTCGAACATTTATAATGTATTTTGATTCTTGTGCATTTCTTAATTTGTGTAAAGAAGAATACGCATATCCTTTAAATTTATGCCATGCTCCTTTGTGAAGAAATACCTTTCTCTCATCTCTTACCATATTAGCTATCTTAGTCATATATAATACACATCTTGATGGGACAAAGAGGCTATCAATCATATTAGGGTTATTTTCCATGCATAGCATAAAATACTTAACTATATTATATACTGATATGTCGTATTCTCTGTTATTATCTTTGTCTATTAAATGATGCTCCTGATATTGCTCGAAGTAATTCTTTTGCCTACCGAATCCTATTATGTCTCCGGCTAGATGAGGGAATACTATATCCTTATGAGGAATACAAAATCCATAGATATCAATGTCAGATAAATCATCAGATACACCATAAGCTACTGATCCCACCATTACCTCATACTGAATGCTTTTAGGGAGCCATGGTGGGGCGCTTAGTAAATTTTGCTTATATAATTTCTGAACTACACTTGACATACGTACCTTTCTAATTTTTATTATATATACTATAGCATATCTGTAATGCTAATGCAATATAATATTTTTAGTATTGACAATTAGTATTATTTATACTATATTACTAAGTATGAAAATAAATAGAGAAGCAGTGCATAGTAAATTTAATGGTCATTGTGCATACTGTGGTTGTGGGATCACTGTTAAAACTATGCAGGTGGACCATATCATTCCTAAACTATTATTTAATGCAAAAATAGGATACAATGTGAATGATATTAAAAATCTTAATCCCGCATGCAGAGTGTGTAATAATTGGAAAAGCATATACTCTGTAGAGGAATTTAGAAAGCAGATGCAGAAGCAAGTTGCGGCTGCAAGAAAATATAGTAGAAATTTTCGTATGGCAGAAAGATTTGGATTAATTACCGAAAACAAAATTGACGTAATATTTTATTTTGAATGTAGTGGTCTTACCTATATTTAATATTTACATTATAAATAAATTGTGGTATAGTATCATTGTGAGATTTATGACTACTAAATTTACATTTGGAAAATACAAAGATAAATTAATATATGATGTATCTAATATAGATCCTGATTATATTATGTGGGCATATGAAAATATTAAAAATCCTAAACATGGTGGGGTGGATAAAGATTTGTATGAAGCCTGTATAATGGATTCATACTATGATGAAGAGGAATACTACCTCGGTGTTGATAGGTATGGTAAATAATTTATGACTACTCAACCTAAAACCATATATAAAGAGCTAATGTCTTTAGTAGAAAATCCATTATGTAAGGAAGCTTTTTATTACAAGGACTTTTATATAGAAAATACTTATTATCGTATCTTCAACTATAGACTAGCTTCGTATTCAGACTTCTTACTACCTTCTTCATTAGAGTGTCGTGGTATAATGTTTGTGGTAGATGTGGATGGTAAATATACTAATTTAGTATGCCGTCCTATGAAAAAGTTTTTTGGGCTAAACGAAAATCCTTTTACCTCTGATTTAGAGTTATCTAATAGAACAATAGCTAATATTTATGAAAAAGCCGATGGTAGCCTTATCAGTACATTTTTGCAAAATGGCGAACTAAGATTAAAATCTAAAATGAGTTTAGACAGTGAGCAGGTCATAGATGCCACCAAGTGGCTTAATTCGCCCCGTAATGAGTTATTTAGGAAATCACTACATAAGCTAGCTTTAGATAATTATACTACAAATTTGGAGTGGATCTCGCCGCTCAATAGGATAGTATTATTATATCCTGAACCTAAACTTGTGGTATTAAACATACGACATAATTATACTGGAGAGTATCTTAATTTTTCTGATGTTGTTAATGAGTATGAAATATCAGAAAAATATTTAATTAGTGAGGTTCATTGTGACAATTTAGAAAAGTTTATTAATGATGTTCCTACTATGACTGATATAGAAGGATTTGTTATTTTACTTAAGTCTAGTCAGAGAATTAAGATAAAAACATTAGAATACTTACGTAAGCATAGATGCAAAGAATCAGTAGATAATGCTAAAGCCCTTATTGAGAATATACTATATGAAACCATAGATGATGTTAAATCATTATTCATTGATAATGAGTTTATTTTAAATAGGATACGTAATGTAGAAAATATAGTAATCCCTAAATATAATCATATTGACAGTACTGTTAATTTATTTTATAATTCTAATAAGAACTTAAATAGAAAAGATTATGCTACTAAGGGTATGGCGGAATTAGGAAATTTATTTCACCTGGCTATGGTATTATATACTCATGGATCTGCTGATGTTAGGGGTTTTTGTATGAAGTATTACAAAGATATATTTGATATAAAGGAGGAAAATTAAAGTGCACACACTACCGCCTGATTCAAAAGTTGATAAGTTCTCTAGCCATGTCTTTGAGGATATAATCAACCAAACCAATATGCATATGCATGACATCAATATGGTCAGAATAAATCTGCCCGAGAACATTTCCGTAGTTATTAACGGGGTACATCTTAATATTAATTCGCTTAAACTAATTAAACAGCTTATAGCAAAAAATATCATAGACGTAACATTAGAAGAAGCTCTTCAAGTAGAAAAATATATTAAATAATTAGACTATGCAACAGAAAATAAAAACAATAAAAGACTTTCAAAACATTATTGATAACAAAGCTAATTGGGTATTCTGCCAATATTTTAATGGGCTTGAATGGATGCGTCTATGCAGCTCCGCTCGACCTTCTGTAGAGTTTGTAGAGGAATTTATACACAAAATAATTTTTTATTCTATTTCTAAAAATAAATTATTAGCCAAACCCATCATAGATAAATATTCAGATAAACTAGATTGGCGTCTTATATCACATAATCATGTATTAAATTCTTATTTTGTAAATACTTATTTAGATAGATTAAATTTAGAGGTAGTGTTAGATAGAGTGCATAGAATTACTGCTATGAATTTGAAAGAAGATACACTATGTTGCATTAATGAGCATACACTTAAAGTAGTAAAGTTTACCTTAGAGTTAGACTGGTATTTAAAAGGGGAAAGAAGTGACTACTATTAATATAAATGATATAGTAAGAGTGAGGTTAACAGAAAAAGGTAAACATATATATAAATATCATATAGGATTATATAACAGTCTAGATAGAATTAAAGATGGGCTGTTGGAAACTGAATTGTGGGATATTGCCGTTATATTTGGTGGTGAGTTTTATATGGGCGCAGAGCCTATGTTTGAAAATAATGAAATTATTTTAGTTTAGTGGCTTTGCTGATTTAAAATGACGTATTCTCTTTCATGCCCTACGCTAAGCATCCTACCAACAGAATGGTAGTCTTTTACTTCTTGCTCTCTACTCGCACCATTCATAACCCCATTTCAAATCTTCATTTTTCCTCAATAACATTCTCAGGCATTCTGCTGACTATTTTGTTTATATACTGATATTATTTCGTCTGTTCTTTTCATTAATAATGATAACATTTCATCATAATGCTCTAGATTTTCAAAATCATCTTCTTTTATTTTAAGCATCTATCTACTGCTCCTCCACTACTACCACTGGAATGTCTTCCCAATTAATACCTATGATATCGTTACCTTTATCATCTACACCCTTCCATTCAAAAGCTCCTTGTAGAACTGTAGTGTCTTTCTTTTTTAGTAATCGGTATGAGGATGGAGTTAACCTCTTCATTTTTATATTTTCCATGTTATTAATCCCATAAACATTCAAAATGATCTATAACCTTCATTAATATCTTTTTTCTTTCTTTGCACTTTTTAGTGTGTTCTACTATTACTTTTTTTCTGTCTCTATCAGTTTTACAATTAGCAAAATTTATGTCAGTATTTTCATCCGCGTAGTCTAAGAACGCATCCCCTACTCTGTGTAGTTCGGCCTGCCACTCTTCAAAAGTTTCAAACTTACTATCAGGCCAACCATGCGTAGTATCGGCTAATTGTTTTAGCCCATTACCGATTATATCAGCTAAGAAATAATCGTATGACCAGATATCTCTGTCACTATAACCACGACGACCTCTTTGTACAAAGTATTTAATTTCTCTAGGAAAATCTTTTATTTTATGATAAATCCCCAAAAATTTTCTACGAAGATATACATAGATATTTCTTGGGAATTTACTATCTTTTATTCTCTGTTTTTCCCATCTTTCTATTATTTCATCCATTGAAAATGTTCTAAATGGTTCTGCTGAGACTGCAGTTGTGCCCGTTAGCGTAAATTTAACTGTATCGTCTATAGGAGGAAAAATTGACCGACTCTTAGTCAGACCATCGTACATAAAATTCAAATCTGGAAACTTAAGCTTAGATGTATTTACAGCATGATCTCTTAGTATAACAGAGTAATCTTTTTTACTTTTTTCCCTACTAAGTTTCTTTAAGTTTTCTGCTGGAGTTTCCTCATTAGATTTTATTTTTTTAATAAAATCTTTAGCATCCATATCGGTTAGTATTGGTGTTTCTGCTATTTTCCTAGCCATTTATTTATCTCCATTTATTGTTTAGCCTCTGTAGACTACTACTTTTGCCATAGCATATCTATGGTGTTAATAACTTTTTTTAAATCTATTATAGCCTCTTTTGGTATGTTATATAATATAGATTTATCAGTATAACACACACTATCATATTTATCTTTTACCATTAAAGCGGGAGCACCGCACATATTACTAAAAGATATTCGTATATTATTATAGTTTTTATAAGGTATTCCTGTTTTAGATAATGTATAATTTTTAGATACTAGGTACTCTACTATCTTGTATTCCTCTACTAAGCCTTCATCATTACATATCCTCTCTATCTCCTCTCTACCTCTAATACATTCTTTGCAGAGAAATGCTTTTTCTCTTGCAAATTTTGGCGGTTCTTCTTTGGTTTCGCATTTTGTGCAGGTATATAGTTTTGTCATTTTATGTAATTCCTTAATTATCTGATTAGTGGATTAACATCGTTTTAATAGTCTCTGTGGCTAGCCATGATGTACAAACCATTCTCGTGCTTTCTGATTCATTTTCATCTCATCCCAAAACCGTGACTACTCTGCTGGGTTCCTACTGCTGAAGAGGAGATATTTCTTCAAATTGCTGTGTAGCACTAATAGGTGCTTTACAGCCGCAAAAGGGACAAAATTAACTGGGTTTCCTAAGTATCCTTCTTTTCCCTGTACCCAAAATGTCCCGTTAGATTCTTCAGTACAACTATCAAGTTGCTGTTGATAGTTGTTTACTTCGTAAAATTTAGTATAATCACAACTATGCCTTGTCATACAAAAATGTAACCTCCTTATAACAGGCGGATGCAATAGATTCCACTTTGCTACACTATTGATCCTTGGCGTTGGGCGTTAGTAGTCATAGAAGCCTTCGATCTCTTTCCCGTCCGCATAAATGCCACCTTCGTGTGGCTGTAAACTACTCACAGTTTCCTCACCATCTGCGCTTAACTCATGCCGGTAAATGTCATCGCTGTTACCACCATAACCGCATGTCAGCCGCTTTCCATCTGGAAGGTCTGCCTCATAAGTGAAAGTGTATTTGTAGTAGCTCGAAAACTTTACTTTCACGCTCCCATATTTATGGTAAAATTCTTGCCTTGTCATAACTCACCTCTTCGATTAAAGTTCAGCCCAATCCATCGTTCAACCCGGACTCCGCAAAAGCGCGGAGCCGGTTAACTCTACGTTATATTTTTAAACCTGCGCTAAAAGCAGACCCCATTGGTCTGCCATTCCAGCGGCTATCCCTTGGAATGTTTTACTGCGTTCTTTCCACCTATCAGGACTTGGCGGCATCCTGTGAATCCGACTTTCTCTCCCGTCCACGATATTCGTCGGTTTTAATGGCGGCAAACCTTTCAGCCAAAGACACGTTGCCTTTGTCTCCCCGTGCCCGAATTGCCACGGCTGTATCAATTGGTCAGGCTTCCGCCACAGTGATGACATAATACATACTGGGTTTTCTATTGCAATCTTTGGAATATCAGCCGTTGCCAGCATCATAAAAAAGCTGATTGCACTTTGCTGCCGTCCATCCAGTTTCTTGGCGGTAAAATGTTTTGCCCCCGATACAGATAAATGGGTACATGGCGGGTGCGCTATCATTATATCCCAACATCCATGTATTACGTCTCTGATATCCCCTGATAATGCGCGCCAGGGGAATCAGTCGGCAAAATATCACAGGACATTGCGTCATGCCCCCTTTCAATAAACGCATCCCGAACTATTCCGCTGAATTCACACGCGACTAAAACTCTCAATCGTAATCTCCTGGCGGTGGCCCGTCTCCCGATGTCCCCCCGCCAAGGGCTGCAATACATATAAGCAAAAAAATAATCCCAAATATCATCAGTTCCAATTCTAACCCCCTATGGCTTCCAGCCAGCGCAGATTTAAAAATATAACCAGTCGCTCAAGAGGGATGCGATAAGGCCGCACCCCTTAGCTTGGCGTTAGGTGCGAACCCACACCACTTCAGTTCCTAGCCAAAAAATACTGGTACATTTGCCCCAAACAACAATCTTTGGAAAAATCCGGTACTTTGGGTATCCACCCGCAAATAACAATTTGCCTCCAATTAAAGTTTTTCCGCGAGTCCACTTGTTAATGTTCATGCAATCGCACCTAACTGTGTGTTCGAGGCGGACGCGGAATTACGCCGCGCCTAGTTTTACTTCTTGGCCGCGCCGCTCAACACGGCGTTCTCCCGGTGCTTCGCGCCGTGAGAATGCGGAGCTAAGCCGAACCCGCCACCCATCAGCTCGTCATGCGCCCCGTGAAACTTGGCTACGCATTCTGGCAGTCGTTGCAGCCATCCATCAACATCATCCAGTGGCACATCTCCGAATAGACGACATACCCCCTCAGTTCCAAACCTGCGGGCGAACACAAACGGACACATCGAGCCGGGGTAAGACGGCGGTTCGCTGCATGTCGTTTCGCCTGTGTGAAAAATCAAAACCTGCTTCATTGTTTCCTCCGTAGTTGTTGCAGATCCTAACCGTCAATCAACGCGGACGGCTTCCATCTGCCGTTATTTCGGCGTTAATATCCTACTTTTGTTTTTTTGGATAAGCAATATTTAGCGTCCATGATATTGTAGTATTCTTTCCACAATGCCTACATGCCCATTCAACTGAATACCCTTGAGGGACATCAAACTGGAAATTAAGAGGGGTAATATTTCTTTTTTCACAATGAATACATTTCCAATTAAACTTTGTTTTATCCATATACGTATCTCATCTCACCCAACCAGCCGTTCAAGCCGATGAACGACTTAACTCATTCGTTATATTTTGAAAATCACTATTGCACTCGGAAAAGGCGCACTGTTGGCTTGCCCTCCGAATTTCAGCCGTCCTCTAATAAATCTTATTTCACCCTTTACCGCGTAATCGTGCCACCATGCCGTGTCCGTTCTCGCCGGAACAAGACAAACCACCGTTGCACCGGCGCGTGAGCTTTCGTATGCCTTACGCATCCAGCGGGCTATTTCCCGGCCATACGGCTGGTTCATCCAGCAGATCCCGCGCCACTCTTGCTTTAAGCCGTCTTGTTCCGGCGAGAAGAAGCGCGGACACTTTGCGTTTTCCGGTATCGCGCATACGTCAAGAGCAAAACCAAATTCCTCGTGCAATTTGTCGAACGTGGCCTGTGGTGTGCTCCATAAATCTGTCTCTGACGAAAAATGTACGTTCATAAAAACCTCAAAATATAACCAGTCATTCGAGCCGACTCCGCTTCGCTGCGCGGCTCAATTCTTTGTTATGTGCTCTTTTTGTCCGTTGTTTCATACTCCGCTGCGGATTCCTTGTAGTAGGCATCCATCTGCTTCATTGTCACTTTCTTCCAGTCTTGGAACGTCCGAGGGTTCCGGTAGTCGCTGAACTGGAAGCGGTTACGGACATCCAATGTCACGGAACCGTCATCGTGAAAAACGGGCTGGCATCCCAGGACAATGTAAGCGTCATTCTTGCGGCAGACCTTGTGCCAGCGGTCGTTAAACTCGAACTGCTTGTCATCCCATTTCCACTGTGGGCGATTTGCTACCCGTTCGCGGTCATAGAAGTTGAGCCCGACATTTTCCCACCAGCAAAGTTCCCCATCCTCGATACTTTCCAGCAGGTACTTCGGCCATCCATTGTTCTGGTCATATTCCCGGAACCAAGACAGATACCACTTTGACGGCGGTGCAGAGGTCAGCGAAACGAGGTCGCCGACTTGTGGCTTATCGTTACCAAAATCCGACCGCCAATCCTTATTGTTGATCGTCGGAAACGACATCAACTCACTCAGTATCATCAATCTCGCTCTATTTTTTGCCACGTAATCCCCCTTGAATCCGCACATAACAAGCCGCAGCAGACAGACTGCGCTCCGCTTGCTGCTGTGCTAAATACGTTAGGATTTCACTTTGAGAATATCGGCCATTTCTTCGTCGGATAATTTATCATGCACTTTAATATGCTCCGCTCCGTGGACGATGAGCTGTTCGAGGTCGTAGGTGATAAAACCAAAAGACACCCACCCAAGACAAACGCGGTACAAGAATCCTGCCGCAATTTCGATCCTGAAACCGCCGTATGTTTTCCCGATACAAAAATATCCGCTGAATCCGCGTGGTATATTCAAAGCTCCTCCAATCCTAACCATAAAATCGACGGCGACGCGCTTCGCTTGCGCGTCATTTTGGTGTTAATCTATGCAATGCTTTTCTAACTCTCTGATCTGTGATAATAAGTCTGTCACTATCATTTTCTCAGTAGCAAGCTCTTCTTTGAGATGCTTATTCTCATTTTCGAGATATCGTAACTTGCAAAAAGGACAAATACCATCATGCAATACAGTCTTATCACAATCACAAGTCTCAAGACTAACGCCAGCATCCAGCGGACTCACTATCTCCCGGCCTGTGCTTTTCTCGTATGTCTTGCCGTCTTTAAACTCTATATTGTCCATATATCTCCTGCCGCTGGATGCTGGCGTTAGGCTCCAACAACTCAACCCCGACCACGTTGGCATGTGAATATGCCCCGTAGGCATCGCGCAGGTACTTTTCTACTTCTGGAATATCCAGATCAAATGTTTTGTGCTTTGTTTCCACGCTAACGCTACCACCAACATTTGCAGCCATACTTGCATCATCTACTCGAACTATTATGCGAATCATTGCATCCTCTCCATTTCTTTTGCGCCTAACTGGCGCTTCAACCGGACGCCCGAACTGCCTTGTTATAATCTAGGCGTTACATTGTATATCATTTATCTTAAAAAGTCAATATTAACATTTTCTGTTTAATCTTGTATTTATAATGCTTAATTGATTACTATAAATATGCAGCCCATCCGAGGCGTAATATATTTTACCATTTTCTAAATTTGCCTCGGAGGATACTAGTTGTTTTAATAATTCTAACCCCGCCAAATTTGTTGGAAAGCCTCCGTAAAGATCGTTTGATCTAAAGAATATAGACATGTTTAATTTATTGTCTACTACTTTGAAAGTAAGCGTTCTGAGGCATGGTGGGTCAGTCTTAAATATATCACCAGAAGAAGCTATCTCAAGCGCAGCTTGATTCGTATATGGAGTAGCTTTTAACATCTCTATCAGTGTGTTTATATATGGTTTTATACGAGAACCATACGTGTAAATTTCATTTTCTTTTAACTCATCATTCATTAAATACATAGCAAAATAATCTTCTACATATGACATAGTAGTGGGGGCCAATGATTCCATTCCCTGCGGCATAATAGGAATCATATCTATACTTGGGTGCTCTATTTCTATTGCGACAAAAGGGTATTGTATTCTATAGTTTTCCTCACCAGAAAAAGACCCTCTTTGTATGATCTGTTTGTATCCATACTCTTGTATGTTGTATAACAGTCCAAACCATGCATCCGAGATACTGTAATATTTATTTGAATAAATCATTATGTACCCCCCATGTATCTATCTCATTATATAAATTTATGATAGAGCTATTGTTATATATAACTGAATCAAATGAAAAGTTATCTAAGGCGGTCTCACTCACATCCCCTTGGCCGAAAAAAGATTTGCGAAAAATACTGTTTCGTTCTAGTCTAATGATTTTTCCTCCGTAAGCGGACACCGCCTTATATTCATTTGGAAATCTTATGTCAGAAATAACGTAGTTTTTATTAGGTAAAACTTTATCGATACATCTGTCTACCCAAAAATTAGCATATATTCCTCGGTAAAATTGACCAGTGATCTGTAATATTTCTCTTGGTGTTTTATTATATCTTTTGTCTACCGCATTTTTTAATTCACCATACATCTGTTCTTTAGACAAATCAAAATCTATGGAACATTTTATCTTTAGTTCATCTGCAAATGCCAATTTTATAAAATTGTACTTGTCTACTAAGTAACTAGCTAAACAATCCTTCCCAGAACCAGCTTTTCCTGAAACCCCGATTATCATAATTCAACTCTACCTTTTTTTCTTCTTGTTGTGCTATTAATATATTTATTTGTTATTTGTAATTGATCCTCAAAACTAGCTATATCTCAATCACAATTTTTGTAGCCGCAAATACTACAATCAGTAATACAGTCTAACATTTTTACTATAAAATGTCTAGTACAATTTTTACTATTTACTTTTGCACACTTTAAGCACATATATGAGTGCTCCTCAACAGTATCTAATAATAAAATCGCATACTGACAGTCCTTACATAATTCATTCCCAGGGGAATTATTTATTATTTTGTGTTTGCTGCTCAAGCTTTATAATTTCCTTATACAGTAATTTGTGACATAATTTTGATAGTCTTTCGTAGCATTCTTCTGTAGTCTCTACTTCCTTCTCCCCCAATGAGGAGATAGTCTTAGTCTTAATCTTGAATTGTGGATCGTCTTCTACTTCCACAGAAGGACGCACATTCTCAAAATTTCCTATATTAATAGTCTGACTCAGTCCCACTCTTATTTTCACTACATTCATCTCCTTTATCTTTTAATGTATTTAAAATACAAATAGTATGCCGTAGTTTACCTACTCTAAAGTAACTAAATCCCCATGGTATTTCTTTTCCTGTTTTAGTCCAATTTTTACGAGCATCTCCTTTGCTCTTGAAAATATTTGTCATAACCAGGATGTCATACATATCTTTATCTGGGGTTATTTCAATTGTTATATCATCGTGTAAATTACCTTCGTGATCTCCAAAAAATAATTCTGCATCTCCTGACTGATTACTATCGTTTAATATTATAAAATTAAAATCCATTGCTTTTACTTAGCACTCCATACATTTATTATAGATGCTATGAGATACTTAGGGTCAATCATATCCCAAGCACAAGATCCCATCCCTATCTCATATTCTATCTTAGCAATAAGTTCTTCTGTTATGTCTGTATCTCTAATCATAGCTCAATTTTCTTTATATTATTTAATGCATTTGCTGGAGCTAATATTATCCCGGAACACTTTGCCATAATTCCTTCATAATTTTTGTATAATTGCATTGTATCAGTAATCTCTGATATTGCTCCAATATGAACGTGAATATCCGATGGCTTGTCTACCCCATGAATAATTGGCTGTAACATAGCACCAACTTGCATTATTACTCCTTCTGGAGTAAGCGCATTTACATCTCTTATTTTAAAAGCATCATATAGGCTAAGCCCAAAATCACCATCATAATTTTTTATCTTACCAATATATGATGAACCACCTGTGTCCACCAAAACTAATGTATCATTTTGATATTTCATTTAATCTCCTTTAACTTACTCTCAATTTCTTTTTTAATATTATCGTTAGCTTCTAAATACTCTATAGTCTTATCTCTGCCATGTCCAATGTTTTCTCCGTTATATTTATACCAGGCTCCTGACTTTTCTATTATACCATAATTTTCAGATAAGTCAACAATTTCTCCTATACGATCAATACCTTTTCCATAAATTAAATCAAAATCACACTCACTGAACGGTGGTGCTACCTTATTTTTAACAACCTTTACATGAACCTTTTGCCCAAGTATCTTATCGCCCTCTTTTATAGTTTCCCTTTTCTTTGTCTCCAACCTAACAGAAGAATAAAATTTGAGAGCATTTCCTGATGTAGTAACATTCGGGTCACCATACGAAATAAGTTTTTGCCTTATTTGATTGATGAATATTGCTATTGTATTTGTTTTTGATATAGTAGCTGTGAGCTTTCTACAGTTGTGTACAACCATATTATCTATAATGAAATTAGGAGAATCGTTTACAGATATATCATATACTTTAGACATGCCACATTCTGTTACTGATTCCACCTTTGACCAACATAATTCTCCGTTAGATAAATCAAATAGTTCCTCATTTTTTATAAATTTAGATATTTTAAATAAAATATCACGTGAAATTTTTAATCTATTTGGCCTAAATTCTGGGAAGGAGGTTCTGTTTGTATAACCAATCAAATGTGATATGTCTTTCCCAGTAAAACCAGCAGCATATGTATATTTTTTTATCTTTTCAAAAACTGAGTAAGGCAACATCTCTTCTCTAGAAATTTGATCTGATTTATACTCCTTATTTTTAAATAAGGCTCTAAGTTTAGCGTCCTTACAACCAACCAAACCTATGCTATCCAAAAATATTTTAGTATTTTTTCGTCCTAAAATATTTAATTTATACAAATTATGGTAAGGTTCTCTAGTTGACATTATTATTTTACTATGAATCCCAAAGCGTAGTAATAAATGTTTTAGTTGCTTAATCATTTTCTGTGACGTTGAGCTGTACACAATGTTACCATTAACAACATGCCCGTCTGTAGACCATAATCTAGAGATAAATAAAGCCAGCTCAGTATTATTTAGCGTAAAGATTTCGCTTGGTATGTATTTTTGTGGAGATTTTTTGCCATGCATCCCTAATTTCTTTAATAGTTCTTTTACTGGTGACTTAAAAGACCCTAAAGGTAGACTCTCGTCTTTTATTATACGGTAACTTTTATGGTCTATTGCTTTTAACTTACAATTAAAACTTTTTAGTGCATCAGCTAAGTCACTAATTACTACTGGGTCCATCTTAGTAAAGCTAAGGCCATAGTTAGGTGTTGTAAAATTACCATCTCCTAAAATATAAGCTATTATTTTTATGGCGTCCGAACTCAGCGTTGTCTTGTAATTTTTTATTTCTGGTATTCTGTATGGGGTTGCTATATAGTCCGTTGGTGTTAAATCCTTAACATCTTTCCAGCCGATAAATGTTAATACTTTATGATCCCCGGTTAATTTCAGTACACTACTATTATCTAATTTTACTTTATATACTGTCCTACTTCCTTGGTCAAACCAATCGCCTATACTAGAGATAATAAATTTCTTAGTGCCTTCATTGTATGTTGTGGTATTCCAATCTAATTTGTTATTAACAATATTTTTGATAGTCTCAATATTTCCGGTCAAAGGGTCAAATAATTCTGTATCTTCCGCCAAGCATGCTTGACTGAGCAAGCGGGCTTGGAGCCCCATATGACTCTGCCCCATCTCCCCCTCTAACTCAGCTTTTGGTACTAAGGCTGCAACAGAATCGATCACCACCACCCCTATTGAACCGCTGCTTATCAATGTATCCGCTATCTCAAGTGCTTCTTCTCCCGTTGTCGTCTGGCTTATAAGTAATTCATTTACATTAACTCCATATGTTTTAGCTAAATTAATATCCAAAGCATGCTCAGCATCTATGAAAGCACACGTCTCACCCAACTTCTGGGCTTCCCTTATTACGTGCAACGCTAACGTCGTCTTGGAAGACCCCTCGAATCCATATATTTCAACTATCCTCCCGCGCGGAAGCCCTCCTACTCCTAAAGCATTATCAAGCCCCATGGACCCTGTGGATATGGTTTCTGTCTTTTCTATATTAGCACTATTAAATTTCATAATAGCACCATTACCAAACTGTTTCTTTATATCAGCAAGCGCTTTATCTAGGCTTTCTACTTTACCTTTTTTTTCTATTTCTTGATAAGATGTTTCTTCTTTTACTTTCTTTTCTCTTGCCATGTAATTGCTCCTACTTTGCATTTAATATGTTTGGGGCGGAGGTATCGGTCAGGAGATTTCACGTCGTTCCATTTCAAATAGGTTGATAGCTTGCAGATTCCGCCTCTGCCGGGGTACGCCCCTGAACTGTCAGCATCCTATTCTAGTCTGTCTATCCCTTATCACTTCCTCGACCCTCTGCATCGCTGCAGCCGCTCTTTGTGCGTCCACACCTAAATCTGAGCTACGCCCCAATTTTATATATAACTCATCCCATAATATGCTATTAGCAAAGCTTCTGCACAGTTATGCTGATATTTATATTTAAATTTCACATCAAATAATTCCTCTGCTAATTTTACTGAGTCTTCCTTTTCTTTTTTAAGAAGCCCCAATGATTTCTTCCACGCTTGCGGTGAAATTAGTTCAACTTTTATCCCCATCCCTATTAATAACCCTTCTATCAGCCCGCATGCTTTCATAAATCTACCAGAACTGCTTATACCCTGCTTCTCCCCAGCCGTGTTCATGGCATGCACTTTTTCGATAATCACTGTTATGGTAGTTATATCATAAGATGCTATTGTGTCTTTTAGTGCATATATATCTAACTCTGCCATTTTTCTATTAACAGACTTCCCTGTTTTCTTACTAACACGTTTTACTTGTTTATCTGTTGTTGGCAAATTAGCATTGTATAAGATATTTTTATCACTATCTATTATTGCAATTGCACCATTAGCAATTCCAGGATCTATACCTACATATAAATGCTTGATTTTATTCAATTATACTTACTCCATTATTTTTCTTAACTGTAATAATATTATTGAATTTTTCTTTTAAATTATCATTATGGCTTATTACAAATATACTGTCTTTATGCTTTATTTCTTCTTGTAACAATTTCATGATACAATCAATACCTACATCATCTAAACTATCAAATATCTCATCGAATATACCCACATTAACACAATTTGATTTGGAAGTCAATAGAGATTGTAGTGCTAGCGAAATACATATATCAATTCTTTTCTTTTCCCCGCCAGATGTCTTCTCAAATCCATACTCTTTACCGTTCTTATATAGTTTTATACTAAGTTTATCTACTTCTTTATCATTAGACTTATTCACAGTAGTTGTATCAAATAATATTTTTATTTCGCTATTCGTTAAAAAATCTAAATAATAATTAGCTTTCTCAGTTAAAAATGGGACTATACTATCTAATAAGAATGATTTAATTCCTGTATTAGAAAATCCTGTTTCCCAAAATTTATAATATTCTATTTCTTTTAATAAACCATCTTTAGCTACCTCGCAATTAGCAATAGTGAGCTTAATAATGGATAGCTCCTCAGCATATTCCTTTTTCATTTTTAAATAAGGAGCTTCTTCATCTTGAATTTTATTTATACTCTCAAGCTTTTGTTCTATTGTTGCTCTAATATGATCTTGAGCATTCTTATTAGCTTCGTGCAAAGCTATATTCTTTTCTATAGAATTTTTATACTCCTCATATTCTTTCCTACTACTAAGAGTTTCTTGTATTTTAGTTTTTTCTTTTTCCGCCGTCTGCTTTTCAAATATAAAAGCTTCCTTAGCATGAACATGTTGTACCAGCAGCATATTTTCAGTAGATAATTGTGTAATATATGTTTCTTTAAAATGTTCAGTACTTTCTTTTGTTATAGTTTGGCCACAGCTATCACAGTTGTCTCTACCATCGTTTTCTATATTATCTATCTTATTTTTTATTATTTTTATATCCCTATTTAAGGCAGCTATACTATACTCTTCCTTTTTAATTTCTATATCAATTTTATGTATCTTATCAAGTACGTTTATATAGGCATCTCCGCTCCCCAGTGTCTTATTTAATCTTACTTTTATCTTTTCTAATAGAAGAGCTTGCTTTTCTATTTCAGAATTGTTTTGAGCATTTAATTTAGCTTGTAATTCTGTTATTTCATTCTGTATATTTTTTATCTTTTCTTTTTTAGTTTTATCATAATTTTCTGTAGAATTATCTATATTCGCTAATTTATTTGTAATATTTTTATAAGATAATTCATTATCGTTTAGTACACGGTTTATATTAGACATTTGTGTATTAAAATTCTTAATTGTTTCTTTAGTTTTAGCTTGCCACTGTTGTAAGACATCTAATGACAGTATTTTATCAAGTAATTCTTTACGCTCCTTATCAGTAAGCTCAGAGAATCTTTTAATATTACCTTGACCGAATACAATTGTGTTAGTAAATATATTCCAATCAAGATCAAATAATCTATTTATCTCAGCTTGGGTTTCTGCCATTGATGATTTCGTTAAGTAAGTAGAATGTTCTGGGTAGTCTTCGTACATAGCTAACTGCAAATTGTTTTTAGCTAAGTCATGTTTACGATTACGTTGTATAAAATATTTTGTATCCTTATTTTCTATTACTAGTGTTACAGAACACTTTTTATTTTCTACATCATTTATTACATCATCGGCTTTTAATCCATTTAGTGTCTCTCCGAATAAGCACCATAATGGGGCATGCACAAATGCGGTAGTTTTACCTGCAGTATTTGACGTGGCAAATCCACTATCTGTAATTTCGCCCTGAACTAAGCATAGACCTTGTGAAGTAAAGTCTATATCTAAGTCTTTATATTGCATAAAATTAGTGGCTTGTAGTCTAAGTAATTTCATTAGGCGGGCTTCTCATTATAAGAAGAGCATTCTTCTTGCTCACGAGGATCATATTCCTCCCAATCGTTATATAGTTTGTCTATATCAGGAATTCTACTATCTAAAGAAACAGGATGATCCTTCCAGTATACCTTGGGGACAATAGTACCGATTCTATTTTTATTTAATGCAGGAAAAGCACTTTTGGCTAGGTCTTCTTCTGTGTATATTTTCGTTGGATCACCTTTTCTAAATATAGCAGATCTTACGTGACATGTTTCCTTAGCTTCCTGGTATGTCATTCATTGCCTCCCAAAATCTTTCGGGTAAATAAACATTTTCTAAGTCTATTGCATCCTTAAAAAGGGGAGCTATATCTTGCGGTGCATACCCACAAAGCCCACAACCTACTTCCGTAACAAGAAAAATTAAATCTCTACGTTCTTTAGCAACATTTATGAATGTATCTACATGCTGTCCTATAGCTGCTACAGATAATGGTGTATATGGGCGTAATTTTTCTATTGTAGGCAATGCGTATGTGCTGCCGCATAAACCTTCTCCTACTCCTATTTCCGCGCCCCATTGTAATGCAGTTTTGGCAGCCCCTCGTCCATGGATTCCTTGTAAATTTGCACCAAAAATAAACACTTCATTATTTTTTAAACTCATAATATTTTCTGGGGTGACTCTCATACCCAAAACTTCCACCATTTACGCTTATAGTAAGAACAGCCATTAGTATCTTTTTTATTAGGATAATCATCCGAATATATGGTTAAATTAATGCACTTTTTATAGTCTCCATATATGTAGTCTGTTACAACTTCTCCTGTTGGAGCTGCACAATAATCCGCCGTATATTGGTGGCGGCTAAAATATACACAATCTATACAATACACTTTACTCATTTCATTATCCCCATTCCTTTACTAAGCAATACTTTTTTATCTAATTCTGTTTTACTATTTTTTACGTATGTTTTTAATATCTTATCCCATGACATATCTAAATCAATATTAGTGCGTTTCTTATTTTCATTCTGCAATTTATAATTTATTACACAAAATTTAAACTGCTCTTTTATATTTTTTATATCGCTTTCTTTTAGTGCCTTATTAAAATTTATCTTGTAGTAATTATAGCAATCTCCGCTGTATTTGTCAACATCATTTTCATCTATTTCCCTAAATTCAGGATATTTTGTTTTTATAAAATCAATTTTTTTAGTTTCGATATCTAATACTAAAAAGCCTTTATCCTGCCACTTATCCCCCCAATCCTGGTGTAATAGTGATCCTATATTAAATACATTGTGATGAAATTGTTGATATTTATGTATATGCCCATTAAATACAAAATCAAAATTATCTGATAATGTTTTGCTATCTAAACCCTCCTCGAATATATATCCTGCTGGGGTCTGCGAGCCTACTATATCGTTATGGGATAATAATATATTTAAATAGTATCTATCTTTAACTTTTTCTAAAATCCCGTCAACTAGTTCAGTATGCTCTAATGATAGTATTTGTATATAATCATTATTTAAAGAGTCACTTATATTTTTAGATAGGGTACACCATTTATGCGTATCTAACAATTCTATATTTTCCATACTCTCTAATATTTTTAAAGAATTATACGCAGTATTTTTGGTATATGAATCGTGATTACCTGGTAGTATTATTAACCTATCTATTTCATTAGATAATTCTATAATCTTTTTTAGCGTAAGATTATGTGTAAGTGTATCTACTGCAGGCCGTGTATGAAATAAATCGCCAGCAAAACACACATACTTAATATTATTTTCTATAGCATATATTTTAATTTGGTCGATAATATCAAGGCAGTATTGTAGTCTTGAATTTATACCATTATTATTAATATATGCAAATTCAGAAAATTGGTGTGCGTGTAGGTCGGAAAAGAATAATATTTTCATTTTGATTGGTAGTGCTTTCTCATGAACAGCATAAAGTCTTCTCCATCCTTTTTAACATTACACACGTAGTCTGCTGAATCGATTGCGCTAATAAGTTGCATAGTTACCTCCTTAAAAAAATTTGGCATAGAAAGAATATTAAAATAGAAAATATAACAAGCCGTATGGCATATTTACAATTATACAATAATTTTGGGGCAAAGCAGCTCAACAACAACGAAAAGTCTGCAACAACCCTAACCAAGTACTATGATATCCATCTAATATTCCTTATCGGCTATAGCTCCCAGTAGGATTCAAACCTACGTCTTCTCTACTACAAGTAGAGGCTTTGATTAAGCTACAGAAGCCATTAACCTATCTATGCCAAAACTTAGGTTTAGCACATAACCAGTCATTATTTATTTTCTAATGGTGGCCACAAAAAAGAGACTAACAGATCTGGTTTTTCAATGATGTCACATGCTTGACTGCACTTATTACAAATATGATACAAAGTTACAATCCCACTAATACGAAATGTTGCCTGACAGCAACTAGATACTTTCATAGTACAAATCCCTTGTTATTTATTTCCATAAACCCCCACTGTCTAACGTTATTTCAATGCCTCAAATACATCATCTGTACTTACAATAATATTTAAATTTGTTACAGCATTAGACTGCTTTATAGCAGACTCAAGTGTAAACAATATCTGATTAAGGGCTACCAACTTCTTATCTACCTCTAACACATTATACAATGGTTCAGATGTCTTGTTCGTAGCAGAATAATATGTCTCCTTTACAGACACCTGATCCCTGAGCTTTTCTAGTGAATTTGTCCTTTGCTTGATTGCTTTTACTAACTGTAGTGATTCACTTACTGTCATTTGTTTCCTCCTCTCTTTATTTTAATATCCCACCACATTTTTTACATTTCAACTCTAAACTCTTATGCTTTACTGCATTCCTACTTAGTAAAAATAATTCCTGAGTATGACTACAAGATAAGCATCTCATAACTTTTTTATACTTAAATACATTCCCACCAGATATTTGTCTAGGAATTTTGTGTGTATTTGCCAGCCTTAGCACAGTAGCGTGACTTTTGTTTCCTATTATATAATCTGATATTTCTGTTAGGGATAATCCTTTTTCATTATAAAAATAATTTATGAAATATGCTACGGGGTCCTCCCCTTCCGGAATCTCATCAAAATAATTTTTAATAAATCTTTTAGCTTCGCAGGGTTTCATACAGCTCCAATAAAATTATTTACTTCTTCAAACTAGCTAATATTTCTTTTTCCTCATCATCCAATTCAGAAGAATCTTCTGTTGATTTGTTTTCTGAATTTTCTATACAAAGTCCTTCCCATGAACATTTCTCACACAATTCAGATGTTTCATCAAATTCACCAAAACATGGAGGCTGCTTCTTGGATTTCTTCTCTTCCTTCTTAATAGGATCGTTCTGTACTAGGGGATCTTCCTTTTTAATGGAAAAGAATTCAGGTATCTCATCTATTTTTGTAGGTACCACTATCGGTTGTTCTACTGGGGGAATCTCTTTAGAAAGCATATCCCCCTTCATCATCCTAGACAAATCTTCGTACGATTTAAATGTAGGCTTAATCATAGCATATGGGTCTATAATCTTATCTAACCATTCTTTATTCTGTATAGGAGAAGGATCGTCTGCTCTTTTACTCTTAAAATATCTAGGCTCTTTCTGGGAGCCATCCCTAACTATCATAAAATTATAACCTTTTTCAGGGTCAGATAGATCATGCTTCTCATCCCAAACATTCATTATTATTTCGTATAACGTCTGAGCGCATGTGAATAATCTTACTCCCTTCTCCGGCTCCTTGAGATCAACTATATTAAATATATATCTAGGAGTAGCTTTTATCCTATTGGACATTGCCTTATCTTCCTGCGCAGTAGAATTATATAGCTCATGAGCACTATCACACAGAGGACACGTAGCGTTCCAATCTCTAGATGGTCTTCCCTTCTTTGGATCGAATTGCCCATTAGACTTTGGGCACCACACAGACCAGTTATTTGGCCCAACATTATAGTGCTTATACATTGCTGCGATTGTATTAATATCAGAAACAGGATTATTTATAAATCTTATTTCATTCTCGCCCTGAGATGGTGTCCACCATAATGAATCTGTCTCAGTCTTACCATTATTCTTTTCTGTGGCACTCCACTTTTTCATACTAGCAATATCAATTTTCATTATTCCCCTCCTTTTTATATTTTATATTAAATTCATCCTCGCCCTTTCCATTGCCATAGTACTACGGGTCGCCTCAAATAAATTTTTATAAGCTTCATATTCTATAAAAGCTTCTCTTTCGTTCTTCTTAGCAGCACACATATCTATTATATGCTGCTGATATTCTTGCGATGCTAATGCTAATCTTTCTAATTTTGACTCTGAAATTTTTGTTCCATTAGATCGTAGTTCTAGATCAGTCTGAACTTTGGCTAATACAGTTTTCTTAAGATCATCTAGTCGCTCTGCTACTTGTTTAGCCCCAACCCAGATCTTTCCTTTCTTTTCTATTTCTAATGTAAGTTCTTCTAGATTCATGTTAATTCTCCGATAAGTAACAATGTACCATATATTCACTGTGAAGTCAAGAAAAATATTTTATATTTTTAAGGGCTCTAGCTCACCCCAGTTTCTCCCGTACTCTAGATCAACCTTAATTGGACAAAGCTTTTCAAATGGTACTGGTACATTTTCCATAATTGTTTTAACTACTTTAGCAGTCCTCATTAGTTCGTCTGGAGGGCATTCTAAAATTATGGAGTCATGCACTGTATTTATGATTCTAGATTTCATATTATTAATTTTAAAATACTTATTAATATTATATAGAGCTAACATTAACATATCTGAAGCTGAAGACTGAACAGGGGCATTGATCCCTTGACGCTCAGCAGATCCTTTTAAATATTTATTATTTGAATTTATATTCTCTATCTTACGTTTTCTGCCAAATAAATTCTTAACATACCCTGTTTTACGTATACCCGACAAAAGCTTACCATACCATCCAGGTAAGCCCGAATAGAGTTTAAAATACTTATTTCTTATCTCTTCCGCTTGCTCTAATGTAAAATCAGTATCATACCCTTTTTTCGCATATATTACAAGACCTTGAGCGGACATACCATAAATTAGTCCAAAATTTATTGACTTCCCAGCCTGCCTTTCTTTTTTTGTGATATCCTCTATTCTTTTATTAAAAATAGTTGCCGGTGTTATTTTATGAATATCTTTGTCTTCAATATAAGCCTGCAGCATATTTGTCTCATTAGCTATTATAGCAGCTATTCTTAATTCTATCTGAGAATAATCGGCCTGTAATATATACCAATCAGGATGAGAGGGAACAAACATTTTCTTAATTTCTTTTCCCATATCCCCCCTAGAGGGTACGTTTTGAAGATTTGGTGTGCTGGATGAGCTGCGGCCTGTAGCTGTTACAGCTTGATTATAATTACAATGTATTTTACCATCATTTTTTAAATGATCTTGTGTTAATGGTGTTATATACGTTCCTATAGCCTTCTCGTATTTTCTATATGCCAATAAGTCTGCTACAAATGAACTTTGATTTTCTAACTTCTTAAGAGAATCAACGTCAACAGATCTTTTACCTGTATCAGTTAATTTTGGGCATTTTAATTTTAACTCATCATATATAAAATTAGCTATATCATTACTAGAATTAATATTAAAAAAGTCCTCTGCTTTCATTTTTTCAAATTCAGTTAGTAGCTTAACCGACTTAATAAAAGAATTCTGCCCATTTATATACTCATTATATGTCCATCTTTGTATTTCATTTTCTTTTTCTGGGTATAGCTCTGCGCCTAATTTTTTAATTGCCCTAAATCTTCCCGGTTCGTATAAGTTTCCTAGTAGCTGATTTTTACTATCTTCATACTGCTTGAGTAATTTAACACCTTGCGCTACATCTATTTTAGATCCAGTTAATTCTATTTCGGTAAGAACTTCATTACCGGGCATAACTACACTAAAAAATAAATCGTATAGTTCTTCTTGCTTAAGTTTTTCCATTAGTATACTATAGACTAGCATTGTATTGTGCGTGTCTTCACAATTATATCGTGCTAAATCATTTAATGGAATCTTATCATTCTCCACACCGTCTTTTAGTACAGAATAATTTTCTGTGTATCCTAATAATTCTACTGCTAAACGTTTAAGATTATTAGAGCTACCATCCCCTTGTGCGAGCAGGGAATTGGCTAGCATAGTATCAGCATAAGCATCTATATTAGACAATCCCAATAATTGCATGGTATTTTTAATATCAAATTTAATATTGTGGCCTAAACGCTTAGAATTATTATGTAATATCTCATCTAAATATTTTACTACCATATCTTTTGTATAGTCTGCTATTGTTTCTGGATGATCCACTGGAATACAAAAACTCTCTAATTTATCTGTAGTAAATCCTATCGTCATAATCTTATTATGTGGAGAAAAAGCATCTAACCCATAATCTCCTCCTATAGTCTCTATGTCAAATGAATAGTATTCTGCTTCATTTAATTTTTGTTTAGCATATTCTAAATCTTCTATAGTTTTACATAGCAAAAATTTAATATCCTGCCCTGATTTTATCTCATTATTAACTATTTTACGTGCTTTTATTAAATCATTATTAAATATTTCTATTTCATTCTTATTATTAAGAACGTATTCAATATCATATATAGGAAAAATATTCAGATTATTTTTCTTAAATAATTCCCCTCTGGTCTTTTTGGGCTGAGCTTTTCCTAAGAAAAATTTCTGAGGATAATCTCCTATAGCAATTATAAGTTTAAGATTGGGCATTTGCTCTATTAAAGCTATTAGATTTATCCCACAGGATTTAACTTGATCAATGGGGAGTGTGAATGGTAATTTAGGAAGATTGCATAATAACGAATATGTTACTACACAATTTTCTGTTGCTATATTTGCATCAATTAAGGATTGTTTTAGAAAACGACCTTCTTGGGAGGCGAATGGGCTTTTATACTTTAGTTCCACTAAAGATGGGAAATTTCTTACTATTAGTATTTCTGATGTATCTATGTCACCAAATACTGGTATTTTATTCTGATCTAATTTACAGGTACTGCAATCATAAACTTTTTTTCTGCTGGTTTTAACCAACTTAGGTAATGCCGCCATAGTATTTCTCCTTGATAACCGCCTGTTCGGATTATTCCTACTTATTTTGGTTATTATTTATACGTATTAGGTATACTAAATTTAGTGTTATTAACTTTTTACTGGAGTAAAGACATTATTATGACAAACATAATCCATGCTCCTAAGAAAAACCCACCGAAAAAATCACGCATATCACGCATTTATTATCCTATACAATTGTTTTACGGTTTTTATCTTAACTAATTTCTTATCTGGGGAGGCTTTGGCTTGCATCCCCTTTTTACCAAAGTCATTCTCAAACACAAACCAACTTATCCAATTAAAATTATCACCAAATGATTTTTCTAATACGTTAATATAAGCATCTATGAAATAATTACCAAACTCTACTACGCCAGTATTAGACGGAGAGATCGCTTTTAGGAGCAAATCCAACTTCTTCTGCTCTTCAAAAAAATTCTGTAAGTCTCGTACAGCAATTTCTAGATCTTCACAAGTTAAATTTGAGTTATTTTCAGACATTATGTATCTCCTACATAGCAATCATTATCATAATCCCAATGACAAGTATCATCAATATAAAATATGAAATATATTCCAAAAAAGAATATTTCCAAAGTGATACCAGCATGGTCTATTTTTCTTGACCAAAAAAGTTTGTTGCTAATAAACTTACTATATTTAGTACAAAATTAAAATAGTGCTCTGTCGTGAGAATAGAAAAATTTAATTTTAGAAATGTACTAAAGTATGGTTTAGACAAGGCTATAAATATGCGTGTTTGTTGTGGATGTCGCACCCCCCCATAACTAATATTACTTAGTTAAGTACCTCCGATAATGCTGTTGCTGTCTTAAACTTAACTACTTTCTTTGCTGGGATCTTAAGTGCCTCCCCTGTCTTAGGGTTCCTGCCATTGCGTGCTGCCTTCTGCTGCACAACCAACTTACCTACACCCTTTATAAGGAATTCATCCCCATTTTCAAGTGTCTCCCTGATTGCATTTGAGATTACTTCAAGTGTACCTGCCGCTGCTTTCTTTGAAATATCAAGCTCACTTGCTAGCGTCTCTACTAATTCTGCTGTGTTCATTCTAGTCTCCATTTTTTTTAATTTAATTTTTTATTAAAATATAATTTTCTTAATATAAGTACTCTTAATCTGATTAAGAGTCATAGAAGCTACTTCCTTCTCCACAGTGCTTTTGCGCTTTGCCATTACAGCAAGATCGCTATTCACACATTTTACCAGATTTCCTATCTTATCTACTGCCACAAACCATTCATTCTTTTTTAAGCTGGCCATTTTTTTAACCTCCTTTCTTTAATTTTTTTCTGCTCGCTCTCGCTATGTCCCAATGTCTAGTTTTGGTAGAATTACTTTTCTTCTCATGTCTTTCGGCGAATCACCGACAGTATGTGACACATTAGCAATCTTTATAAATAGATATTACCATGAATTTAGTGCAAAGTCAAGAAAAATCTTATCCGCATTTATTGTAATTACAAGATAGACATTTTCTACAGCCTTCTTGAAACACTAAAGCATCGCCGCAATTAGGGCAGGTGTTTTTATTTAAAGTTCACAACTACCAGAAGTACAGGCTAATTCCTGACTACCAATAGTCTTATCCTCCTGTTCATATATTTTCAGTAAATCCCAATCAATTTTAACAGGCATATCTTCTATTAAAGAAAGATATTCTTTTTCTGAGATACTTTCATAAGGTTGTTGTTTATATGTATGCTCTGCTAAAGGTAAAAAAGAAACCCCACCTATTGAATCAAAATGCTTGTAAACCCATGCTCCCACATCTAACCATTCTTCTTCTTTAACGTATACAGTTATGGAAGGATTATGCTCACACCAACTTTCTCGATAATGTAGCCAATGCTCTAATTGTTTAATAGCATTAATATCCTCTACACATATAGCAGAATCTGGACTTTTTTGGGGGAAACTAAATATATACAAAGAAGTGTTTAGGAGGTCTTCCTCATATGGAATTTTATGTTCAATAAGAACAGAAGATATTGGATCTTTTTTATCTAATCTAATCCTTCTTATAAAGAACTTTGAAAACCTTGGATGAATGCCTGACGAAGAATTAACTAACTGTGAAACTGTACCAGAAGGCTTAACTGCTGTTATAGCCATAGCAGAATTTATTCCCAATATCTCAGCATATTCCTTGTTAGTTGTAATAGCTATATTTTTTAGAGAGTCTAGTAGACTTGGAAGTTTTTCCATATTTGATAATATTGAAAAATTTATGTTATCCATAATACCTGTCAAAGAGACACCTAGTAATGCCTCTTCTTTTGTATTATCTGTCCATATCTTTCGTAAATATCTAAAATCAGACAGTGTTGCCTGTAGCGTCCCTAAAATAGTTGCTAATTTTACTTTAGTTTGAATAGCCTCTATAGTATCAAAATCTCGTATAATGACCTCTGAAAGATTACATACTTGATTTGGTCGTAAAATTATCTCAGCGCAGGGGTTCATTCCAAAATCTCTACCACTATCCCTCCTACCTGTTTTTTCTGCCTGTGCTTGTAGTGCTTTTCTATTAATAATCCCTCGTTCCCCACTTTTACTATTATAAAGAGATAACCATTCCTGTATAAAAATACCTGTATCTGGACGCTCTGTATAAACTGCTGAGTTATTGGCAAGCTGTCTTTGTGGATTTTCTATCCACCACTGCCCATTTTTTGCAACACGCATTCTATCATCAGAAACATTTGATAAACTTATCAATGATGAATTATGGGTGAGAATCCCACTTACTAAGAAACAGGCATCATTCTCCACCTGAATATCATAAGTATTTTTTTCTATTTCTGTCTTTTCAACACCTACAACTTTAATTGGTAGGTAAGTAAATTCTTTATTAGTAGTTTTAATGAATTTATGAAAACTTAAGTATATAGCTGATTTTCTTCTACAACTACAGTAGGAAGATGAAAACAATTTTTTATAAGAGGATTTTTTTAATAGATTTTCGGGGACAACATATCCTCGTTCAGCTCTTTTTTCTACAAAAGAAGAGTCTTTTTCCCATTTAGAAGAGTATTTACCTATCTTCTGTCCAAAATCTTTAACTATGAATTGTCCTATAAGATTTAATCTATATAAACTTTTCCAATTAGGCTTATAATTTTCTTTTCTATCCAATTTTAAACAGGAAGGGATTCCTAAAGATGCTAATAATCCCTGTACCTGCTTTAGATATTCAGGGTACACTGAAGAAGCAACACAAATGGGTCTATTTCTTAGACTTCCATCAGCATCAAAAAGTCCTGCTATATATGCAGCCCGTATTTCAGATGTTCCTTCTAATATAAAGGTAGGAATATCAATACTTATTTTAGGTTTTTTAAATTGAGAAAGATATTCCGCTAATTGTTTAGAGGCAACTTCTGGTTTAGAACAATTTTCAGTAGTCATATGTTTAGGATTTATTTTTATACCAAAGCGTTCTAATTGTCTCATGACTCTCTTATGCTGCTCTGGTAGAGTATTAGCACATGCTATTGTGACTTTATCTGAACAATCATTTATCTTCCTATCAAATGTTCCTACATAACCATCCCCATGTAGCTGTCCAAAAAACCAAGCTAATTCTTCATCTAATTCAGGAATGGTAATATCTTTACAAGTTGAGGACATTTTAGGTTTATTGTACAACCATGAAGGTAATTGAGTTTTAGTGCCCTCAGTGGTTTCTGGAATAAACACTAAAGTATCAGTCTCTGCTAAATCTTTAGCCTCTTTATAAGAAACACCCCCCTCTAAATCTGACAATACTGCCCATCTATGCTCATAACTACTCTCAAATACCCCCAACTGTGTTTTAATAGCTATCATATTTTTTAAACCTGTATTCTCAACAGCAATAACTTTAGAATATTTATCTTTCCCTGTAGCTACTTCATCATCTATAGTGATATCTTTTATTTTTTTCAATCCTTTTCGTGTACTTATCATAGAATTTTCAGGTAAACATCTACGAACTCCACCAGATACTACAACTTCAGCTACTTTGCACATCAAATCATGACATTCAATAGAAGTCAACTTTCGACCAGAAGCCCCTTTAAAAATCTGAACAGCAAATTTAAATAATGCTTCCAAAGGTTCTTTTCCAGAAGCTCGACCACCAAAAGTTTTCAGTTTTGCCCCTTTAGGTCTAATTTTAGACATATCCCATTTAGGCACTTGTCCATTCCATAGTAAAGAAAGTAACTCCCTAAAAGCAGTTGCCCACCCTATTTTGGAATCCTTAATAATAATAATTGTATCAGTATCACTAAAAGTTTCAGCTATTTCTGGCAGTTGGTTAATGTACTGTCTTTCTACACTGAACCCAATTCCTGCACCACACATAAGAATATACATGGCCTCATCAAAAACTTTAGGTGAGTCAATTGGTGAGTAACTACAGTTAAAGGCAGCGATGTTGTCTTTTTCTAGTGCTTTTCCAGCAGTCATTAAAGCCCTCATTGAAGGCATTATTTCTTGCTTATACACAGCATCTCTTAATTCCTGCCAAGGAATATCTTTATCAGAGTATCTATTTTTAAAAAATCCAATATACCTATCTACCGTTTCCTCCCAATTCTCTCGCCTACCTTCTGAATCTACCCACTTTGCATATTTTGATTTATAAATAATTTCTTGGTACAAATTCATCAGAATCTCCTCTTTAATTATTTTTATAGTATGTATCTAAAATGCGCCTCAATAGCTCTGCTATGGAAATTCCTAATTTTTCAGAATTATTTTTTAATAAAGCATACTGGTTTTCTGTTAAACAGACTTGTGTTCTTTTCATAGTACATCTCCATGACATTAATCTTACATCAATTTTACACCATTTTTATTTTAAAATCCTAAAATTCATATAATATTTTTAAGCCTATAATTCCTTACAATAATCACCTTTAGCCAAATGATTGGCTACACGCCTACATAAACCCTCCCAATCCTCAATAACATTACCATCTTTATCTTTAAGATAATAAGATTTTTTCAATAAGTTTTTCTGCGTGCGGCGTTAACTGCATGTTGTTCCCCTTTATATAAATTTTTTACTTTCTTCTATAATATCTTTAATATCACTTATCTCATCTTGTGTTAAATGTACTTTTGCGTAATGCTCATTTAATTCTTTAAGTAGTTCCTTAGCAGTTCTACCTACCCATTCTGTCTTTGATTCATCTTGAGGTACATCATCATGCAATCCATAATGCGCCCTTTCAGCTATTACATGAGCCAATAATTTCATTAGCAATTGTTTATTATAATGCAATTCATATGCTAAGTCAACATTTATTTTTGCTACCTTTTGCGTAGACTTTTCCATATTTTCCTCCTAAATGCATTAATGTACTGTTGTATTACCATCTTTGTTAACAATTTTACTTATAGCTTGTTCTAATTCTATTGGTGTGACTATTTTTTTCATAAACAACGTATCCATCATTGCTGTTATTAGCAGCATAAGTTGATCATTCTGTTTTTCTGCCATTTCTAATCTGTTAGCTAAAGCTTTAATACTATTAATAGATTGCCTAAATATTAATAATTCTTCTTCATTATCATACATCTTTATACACCATTATCTATCATATTCTTTATCTTAGTTAATTGTAATGCTTCTTCTAATTCACAATTTGGTACGGTTAACATATCATCTATAGCCTCTCTTAAGGATGGGTATTTTTTAGCAGATGAAATATTACTATATGCACCGACTAAAGTAAAGCCACCAAAAACACAAGGTGGATATATAGCTGCATGAGTAGAATTATTATAGTATATTTGTAATACCTTAGTTGTACTTGCAGCTTCACATAAAGATTTAGGGCAAAGTATGCAATCTTTTGGTTTATTTTTTATAATCTTTTCTGCATCTACTATCACAGCATACTCCTAATTTTAGTTATAATTTATATTATAAGAATAGAATATTCCTTAAATAAATTTAAAAAATTTTTAAAAAAATTAAATAAATAACAATCGATTTGTTTCTATATCATCCATCTCTTCATTTATGTACGCCTTAGATCTATCGAATGTGAGGGAAATTTTATCCCACTTCTTGCCTTCTTTGTTTTTGGCTGTATAAACTATAAGTTTGTTATTGTCAAGAGCTTCTTTATCTTCGTTCAGAGAAAGTACACCATGTGCTATATGAGTTTTCTCCCTGCTCTCACCAGCATTAGTCAAGTCAACAACTTCCTTATTAAATCCTTCTGAATTAGACTGACATGCGGTTATTACTGGTATTTTATATATTTGTGCTAACCTTTTTAGATCCCTATATATTTCAGATTGCTGGTCTCTTTTTAATTCATAGTTATCAACCGGTTTCATTATATCAGCGTAATCTATTATTATAAAATCAGGAACAAAATTATGATATCCTTCCAATAATGATAAATGGGATATAATGGTATTAACGGATATACTTTTAGCGTGGTACTCTTTTATAAGCAAATCTGAATTTTTATATTTAATACTGTGGCCTTTCATCTTATTTTCTACTGCCTCAAATGATATATTTACTTCCCTCATTCCTATATTAGTCATTACTGCATCTAATCTATTTTCTATAAGTTCCTTTGGATCGTCTATAGAATAGAATATTCCTTTTTTATCCTGCAATAATCCAGATACACCGATATTTAGCAAGAATGATGTTTTGCCTCTATTAACTGGGGCTAGCACTACCCATAGCTCACCTTTCCCCATTCCACCGTTACACAATTCTGTTAGTGTTGGGCTAAATACAAATCTAATCTTATCTGAATTTTCCACTTTATGTAATCTATCTTCTAATCTCTGCCTATAGTCTTTGATATAAAAACTACCTAAATCATTTTTATCAACCCCTATTTTTAAAGCTTCTTCTAATTTCTTTTTAATAATCTCATAGTTACCCCCTGTATTAAAGACATCTATACCAGCAGTCATAGCCTCAAATACAGCTTGTCTTTGAGCAAAGAATTTAGCCTCGTCTCTTATGTACTCTAAGTCTTCAACATCCATTGTAAATATCTGCTGAACTAGATCAACAGTATCACTCCAATCAGCGTTGGGTTTTAGTTTAGTTAGCTTATCAATTTTCTTTTCTAATTCCTGAGTTACTACTGTAAATGTAGGAACTGATTTATACTTATAAAAATAATCCTTTATAATCTTACATACAGTTTTATGTTCAGCTAGGGTAAAGTATGATAATTGAATTATATCGTCATACCTGACCAAAAAATCCTTATCTCTAACTAAGAGAGCTAATATCTTAGTTTGAAACTGTGGACTGTATTTATCTGTATATTCATTAGACATTTTTTAGCGCCCTTATTAGGTGTATATTACAATTTTCAATTTTGTTATCTATTCTTTCCTATACCTAAACCTAGGTAATCTGGAAAATTATCACAAAAAGTTAAATTATGCGCGGATAAACCATCAGGTATTTGCCCCACGCCTATCTGCATATAATCTACATCGTCTATAACCTTACCTGTCTTTAGTAAACGGACTGTACATCGGTTTTGTGATGGGTGTGGGTACTTTTTAATAATCTCCAGCTCTTCTCCAGAACTTATTAAATAATTTATCGTCCTCATCATAAAAATTACTATATACCAAACATTTAATAAATGCAAGTAAAATCTTTCGTTACTTAAAATTTACTAGATAATGAAATCGAAAATCATTTTCAAAACCACTCACTTTGTTTAAAAATGTAGTCACTGATAAATGATCTGGTGGTGTACAGGTTTACACATAAGGGAGGATTGTTTCTTTTTCCTGCGTAGTAAGTTTGATTGTTTTAATTACTTCTTCTTTTTTTAATTGAAGCTTTTCTATATAAGCAGGTCCTCTATTATAAAGAGACTTATTCATTTTCTCTATTTTAGGTTTAAATATATTTAATCTTGGATCCTCTCTGTTCAGGTTTTTATTTAGGTACAAATAAGCAGGGCATACTGAGTTCTGGTTAATAGTAGGTATTTTTCTCTCTTCAATAGACAAAATAATAGAAGTCAAGTCCTCGGTAGTTAGAGGACTTGTAGTCTTTTGAACTCTCTTTAGGTTTTGAACTACAAGATTTATATCATCGCTGAGAGATAATATATTTTCGTCCGGTACTAAGGGTAGGTTTATGTAGTGGTCTAGATATTCTTCTATTTTAGGTTTTCCTACTTTATATTGTAGGTCTTCTATAAATCTAGTAAATCTATCTATAGATTTTTTATTATAAAAAAGAGTTACTGGTAGTGGTTTATTCTTCCACTTCTTATATATAGGAGATCTCCAGACAGTTTCATGTTGTATACGCAGATATAGCTTTACTTGATTTAATTCTAGTAGGTTTAATTCTTGCAGGAATGTACATAAATTCTTAAATTTAGTATAATTAGTCCCTTTTTCTATAGTAGTAAGCTCTGGTAGTGAGTGATTAACTCTCTTTATTATTTGCTCTGTATAATCGTCATAGATCAACGAAACAGATTTTATAAATTCATTATTCATCACAGATCCTTTTAGTTAATAAAAACAAACCAAAGTCAAGAGCAAGATCTTTAGAAACTCAGCTACGCTTCGTTTCGTTACTAATATTTACGTTTACGTACAATCGGACCAGAGGAAAGTATTTGTTCAGTAAAACTTTTTTGTTTAACTTGTGTAATTACTTTATCTTTTTTTCTTTTCTTCTTTCTCTTTAAGGTCTTACTATCTATAGGCTTCTTATTAAGAGTTTTATTATTATCTATTTCATTTAAATTTGTAACTAACCCCGACTTGCACCTTATAAGCACGTCAAAAATGTTAAAAAAATCACTCATGATTTCTTCATTTTTTAAGCGTACTACATGTTTAGGTAAGATATTTAAAAGGCGTTTATATCTAGCTTTATCATAAGCTTGTTGGGCTAAATCAGTATGATAACCCCCGTCAACTTCGATAATTATTTGCTCTTTTACTAGATAAAAATCTATTATATAACCCTTCAAAACCAATGCATTATTTTCTTTTTTTCTATAAGCTATAGGTTTTTGAAAATGATACATTATATTTTCTTTATCTAGTAGTTGCTTGAGTCGAAGCTCAGCTTCTGTAGGAGAAGTACGCATCTTTTTTGCCTTCCTCTCTAGCCAATCAAAAAGTTCTTTCTGCTTTTTAACTGTTCGATCTGCATCTGCTTCTTTCTTAGCTGCACTAGCTTTTTTAGTCCCTTGCCGATTTGCAATATAACGTTCATACGCAGCTAATGATAGAAATTTATGCCCGTCGATACTTAGCATTACTTCTCCTATCCTACCTAATATGTCAACAAAATGCTTTCTTCAGCGTTACAGTAGATATTAGAAGCGCTGGCCGCTTCCGCTCTACATCCTAGGTAATGGTGTCAACCTGGAACTGAGTCACTCTGTATCCCTCGCCCTATTACAGTATCATAAAGTAGCTGGCCCACTTTCAACTGTCATAAATTTCCCCGGCAATTTAGGGTATTTGCTTTTCTAACTATTACTTTCTTCGTGCTACTAATATTTTCTTTTTTACTCTGCAACCAAGGATGAATTTCTGAATGACAAGCGTGACACAGAGTTTGCCCATTGTCTAAACTAAATCTTTCTTTTTTATAACTAGCCCATGGTACAATATGATGTACTTCTACACGAATTTTGGAATTGCATTTTACACAACAATTATTATCCCTAATTAAGCAAAAATCTCTCCAATATTTATACTTACTACAAGACCTCAACTCCTTATTATTCTTACCTTGTATAGGAGTTTCTATAACAATTTTTTTAGCTTTATAGTATTTTTTCTTTTTATTATATGTAAATCCACACCCACTTAGCCCACCCCAATTCATATTCAGTACCTAGCATGTTTTTACTTATCCAATTAGTTTTCTATTTAAACACTTTATCAGAAAATATTTCAATTGTCAACAAAGAAATAGTATACCACAAATATTTTTAAAAAATTTTCAAATTATGAAAATAATTCTTGACTATAGACTAAATATATGTTATTATTATAATATAAATTTTTAATGCTATAAGCATAGCACAGAATAAAGGAGAAGTCAATGATGAAAGTTTCAAGGGATAATTTTACATGTCCTGCTATGGATTTATCTGCACTCAGTATAACAACATCCATATCTACATCTACTATACCATCTAGCGTGGCTAGCCCTTACCATGGTTATTCAACTTATAAGCCACCATTTACAATTTATAAGCCACCATTTACAATTAGTAAAGATTCAGACGGAACATGGCAGATTGTTGTTACTACTAAAAATAATAAATTTGCCAGAAGTGTATTACAAGCTTTACTAAATGATTGTGATGACTTAGGATTAGAAGAATCTATAGAAGTTACCGAACAAATTAATAAGGCCATATGATGGAATGGGGAGATTGTAAAGAGTGTCCTAAGTTTGTTTGTGATTCTGGTATTTATAACAGAACAAAGGAAATTTTTACACGAGGTAACATACTAAAAACTCCAGAGGTCTCTATCAGACCTATCTGTTTACTTAAAGACCATTTTAGAATCGATTATTGGTTTATATCTAAAACAGACAGAGAGCAAAAATTTAATTCTCTACAAGAAGCTCTGATTTATTTAGTAGAAAACGTAGAACTATCCTTTGAAAACTTACTATATTATACTAAAATTAAGAATGAGATAAATGAATATAATAGTTAACCCAATCTACTCAGAAATAGATGGGGTATTTCCCTCCTCACTAAAAGAGCATTTATCATTTTTCTCACCGGGCTATAAATTTAGCCCTAAGTATAAAGGGTTATGTATAGCAAATAGAAAATGTGATAGTTTATTATGTAATTGCATATTTTATTCTACCTGTGTAGATAAAATAATTAGGTATAAAAATAAAAAAAAGATAACATTATGTAAAGATACCAAATCGTGTAAGCATCAAGTACGAAGATGTAATTCTAAAGATGAATGCAAATACAGAAAGAGACAATGGGACGGAAAGATATCCTTATTAACCAAAAATAAATTTCCAACAGGATTACTTTCAAAAGTAAAGCAGTTTTTTGATCTAAATAATATAAAATATATAATAGAGGATAATAGATCATTTGCTAAGAAAGACACATTTAAACTATCAGAAGATTTTACAGCATGGGAACATCAGACAAAAGCTCTTAAGATTGGTATAGAAAAAAAGAACGGTATCTTCTCAGTAGCAACATCTGGGGGAAAGACTAATATTGCTGCAATGATAATTGCTGATATAGGGCAGCCTACCATATTTTTAACACATCTAAAAGGACTTCTACACCAGACAAAAGAAAGATTTGAGAATTTATTAAATTGCGAGGTTGGTATTGTTGGTGACAATAAATTTAATGTAAAGCCTATTACAGTTGCTAGTATACAAACTATAATTAGTCATATAGAATCAGAAAAAGATTTAGAATGGCTTAAACAATTTAAAGTAATGATATGTGACGAAGTTCACCATCTCTCTAGTAATACTTGGGTTAACGTATGCAGACGTTTAGATGCCCCCTATAGATTTGGATTAAGCGGGACGGTAGACTTATCAGATAATGGCATGCTATTGGAAGCGTATACTGGCCCTATCTTATATAGTATTAATTTAGATTATCTTGAGAAAAACAAACACATATCACCATTCTCAGTTAAAATTATAAATATAGACAAACCTAAAGTATTTAAACAGAATTATAAAGATGTATATGATATCGGTATTATTAATAATACTTATAGAAATGAACAGATTGTAAAATTAGCAAAACTATACTATAAAAAAGATAAACCAACTTTAATATTGTTTCGTTACATAAAACATGGTATACTATTATGTAGTATGTTGAAGAAGATGAAGCTTCGGCACGAGTTCATCTATCAGAATACTAAAACAGAGGAGCGTATAAGAATTAAAAATGATGTAGAAAATGGTAACTGTAAAATTTTAGTAGCATCATCTGTATTTGATGAGGGGGAAAATTTACCATCTGTTAGTGTTTTAGTATTGGCCGGAGGAGAAAAAGGAGGCTTATCTGGGCGTAGATTACTTCAAAGAATAGGAAGGGTGCTTAGACTAGCAGAAGGCAAGACAGAAGCCATTATATTTGATTTTAGTGATAATATACATAAGTATCTCAAAGACCACTCAGATCAGAGGTTGCGGGTGTATAAAGATAACAAAATTAAGTGGAAGGTTTTGGAATGAATAAGTATGTTTTATTTCATACCGGGAGGTATGAAATAACCGAGCATAGTCGAGCTTTACTAGATAGTAAATATGTCACTTACTATAAAGTAAGAGATAAGTGGTATAATTGGGTAAATGAGTACTTTAACATATACGAAGCCATCGATTATTTATTCGATTGCCCTATGTCTCTTGAGGATGTTATACAACTTACTAAATTAAAAATTCATTATGATAATAATAGATGATGGTAAGTATAGATTATATTCTTTCCGCGAAGAACTAAAATTTGTAGATTTTTCTACAGTTTTATTAGGAAGGGAGCATAGTATGTATTTTAAGACACCAGAAGACGGTGTAGACTACTTATTAACGTGTAGTGATTTATCTTTAGAAAGTACCCTTAAACTAACCAAAATTAAAAATGAAGGATTCCAAAATGAATAGGTTTATATAGAGTTTCATGGATGGTATTTAGATAAAAAAGAAATGGTATTATAAACAAATATAAATTTTTATGAAAATCCTGATTTATTAAATGAATAATTACATAATTAACATACAACAGAAATATAAAACAAAATTAGTATCATCTGATAATATTGGTATTAATTGCCCATGTTGTGTAGATAGTGGTCACACCACTGATACCGGCTATAACCTATGGGTAAGTATATCAAAGCCAGTGTATCATTGCTGGAGATGTGGTGCCGCTGGTAGAATTAATAAGTTATTAAAATTATTAGGAATTTCTGTAGAAGACGAGGTACTATACGAAGATTCAGACTATGATTTAGATATTAACCTATACGATGAATTAAGTAAAATAAAAAAAATTAAAAATATTGAGTTACCACAAGATTATATACCACTTCATAGGGGTACTACGTCAATTACGGGTAAACAAGTTTTAGATTACTTATTAAATAGAAATATATCATACGACAAAATAGAAAGATACAGATTAGGATTTTGTGTATCTGGCTATTATAGTGGTAGAATAATCATTCCGGTATACGATTATAAAAATGAATTAATATTTTTTGTGGCCCGTAGCTATTTTGCTAATGTTGATAAGAAAATATTAAATCCATCTAAAGAGTTAACTGGAACAGGAAAATCAGAGATATTATTTAATATAAACAATAATATAAACAAAGACGAAGTAATTGTGAATGAAGGACCATTTGATGCTATGTCCACTGATGGTGTAGCTTTATTTGGAAAGATTGCATCTGATGAGCAGATACATAAAATTAAAAAGTTAAAAGCTAATAGTATAATTATAATGCTAGACAGTGATGCTACTAAATATGCATACGAATTAGCGGATAAGTTATATGGATACAAAAAAGTTTATATCTGTGAATTAGTAGAAGGTGATCCTAACACGAATATAGATAAACTAGGCGAAATACTAAAAAACAAGAAGGAGTATAATAAAATTAGTGGGTTACTAAATAAGCTAAGAATATGTTAAGACGAAATCAAGAATTATATGTATAGGGTGGTGAGATGATAAGAAAAAAGCACGAACACAGAAAATGTCGGTTGACAAACTGCAGTACACCATGGTGTACTAATCAAGTATCAAGCTATACAGATAGTCGAAATAGAAAAAAGAAATATTGTGCAGACTGCCTAATAGAGCACGATACTACAGTTTTAGAATTACAAACACAGCATAATAGGCCCATAAAAGAGCTCATCATATTAACTGCACAAATGTTTAATTACAAATCAATGTCAGCAATAGCTGATTATTTTGAATCACAAATTCCTATTATTAGATATATGATTAAAAAATACTATGGGCTTGAGTGGGATGATTTTAAGCGTATTAATTATTGTAAAGTAGAAGTATGTGAAAAAGTAGACGTATCCCATGTAAAGAATAAATACTATCTTTCGGACAAAATTAAAAGTAAAAAAGTATGTAATTGTTTAAGTAAAGATGGTATATCACTTAATATATTAATTAAAAATGATAATGATATAGCCGTAGTAGAGAAAATTTTGAGGGAGGCATAATTTTTTTCATTTTTTAAAAATTTTTTAAAAATATATGTGGTATACTATATGAGTAATTTTATAATTATATAGGAGACACATTATGCTGCATGGAAAAAATCAAACTGTTTATGGGGACTGTCTAGCACTTTCTGATGAATTTGTTAGTAAATTCTATAAAAAATCAGATAAAGAAATCATAGCCGGAATTCCTACTGGAAAATATCGTGTGACAAAGGGTATATTTAAAGGTCATATATTTAATGGGCACGAGATAATCGAATCCAAACCAGCATGGCTTTATCCAGAGGATGAAGGAGAAGTAAGAATTTGGGATGATGATTCTGTCGGCAGAAGTTACCCTGTAGAGCACACCGAATTATTATCTGAGGCAAATGAAGCTTCTATTAAAATTTCATCCAAACAAGAATTACCTAAATTAGGATATACATCTGTAGCCCCGGGAATATACCGCGATGCAAAACATCACCTGTGGCAATTATCACGGGATGGGGAAGGTTATGTCATAGAAAGAACTGCTGATGAAGAAACTATAAGAAAAGCAAAAGAAACAAAGACTGCTAAATTATCTTTTGAGCAGTTTATTAAAGCTACAAATTTAAGTGCTTTAAGATGGTTTATACACAATAAAGTTCCTTATCATGGGACAGAGTCTTTTGATAAAGACTACTATAAAATTAATATTGAGGAAGGCGATATAAGTTTAGCTAGAGTTGCTGAACTCTACCCAGACATTTATAATGTATATTTTGATGCTATTAAAGAATATTATTATTTTTATAAAGACAAAGGCGTAAAAAATTCATTCAGAAAATCAGCTACCATTTTTAAAGTAGAGCAGGAGTTCACCATTCCAGGATTTGAGGATGTGGTTTTTTCTCCCGATGAAGAAATAGAAACTTTCAAAACTTCAGTATCATCTGATAAATATCAAACATCCATAATTCAGAATATGTTGGGTAGAGAAGTTCCTATTATGGATACCACCCTATCCAATCTTATACAAAGTAGATATATTACAAAAATAGCCAAAATCTCAAGAAAATTTTTAGTTGTGGATTCTGAATTTAATCAAACACATTACCCTGATATTATTGGAGAAACTTTTGATGAAGCCCCTGGCTATGCTCAAGTTAGAATAATTGATAATGATAAGATCTCCTCTAGGCTTACTACAAAATCAGATATGCCATTAGATGATTTTTCAAATGATCTTAATCAAAGTGGAGTATATTATCAAAAAGGAAGCCAAAGAACCGACACAGAATCCGGCAAACTTATTACTGATTTTGAGGTAGAGGATAAAGACTTGGATACATTTAAAACTATTGCTAGCGATTATGGTATAATTGTAGAAGCTAATAAGACAGCACTAAATAAATATAAAGTCGGTGACAATGTTGTCTACGACCCTTTTGATAGAGGAGACCCACACTTTCCAGAATTAATTGGACACAAAGGAATTGTGCTTGAAGTTCAACAGCACTCAGATTATGAAGGGTATGTCCCCCCATCATACAAAGTAAAGTTTGACACGGGATTTATTCCACAATATGGGATATCTGGAGAAGATCTAGTTTTATCCAAGTTTAGACAAGCAGAAATAGAAGAATCTAAAAAAGTATTCTCAGACGAAGCCATTATTAAAGGTATATCATTACTGATTAATATGGGATTTACTAAAAATGAAGCTATTAAGGAATTCATAGCATCAAATGAATTAGATAGTGAATATAAGAAAAATATAGAAAATATTCTTGATAAATATAAAATATAATTTAGAGGATAAATAAAATGGAAAATACTAAGCTAACATATCTCAAAGATAAGTCAATAGCAGTTAAGAATGGCCACAAAGTATCTAATGAACTTGATGACTTTTTTATGTGGTGCGCAGCTAATAAGCTTACATTTAGACATGCGTATATGGAGGATATAGACAATAGGATTGTTTTATCTATGGGGGGGACTTCGATTACATATTTTACCATACCCGAAGAAATAATTCCTACCAAAGAAGATTTTTTATCGAATAAATCAGCCGCAATTAAAAAAATTAGGGATTACATATTTTCTAAAGCTCAGGCTGTAGAATATGCATACGAATCTTATGCCAAAGATGGCTCCTATCATACAACAGCTTATGTGGAGTTTAGGCAAGCAGATAAAGATATTGAAAAATATTTAGATAATAAGTATAAAGGAGAATAAAATGAAAATACAAAGTTTATATAAAAATAAAAGTCTATCTAATATGTTTGATAATCTGTTAGATAAATTTGAAGCAAAAGAAGTTACAAAAAAGGAATCATATTCTCTAGCAAGAGGGGCTTTTGATAAAGTTAAAAAGCAAGCCTCTACTGTTATGGAATTGGATAAGTCTACTATAGTGGTAGCAACTAAAGATGCTTATGAGAAGATAGCAGAGGTAGCCAATGAGCACCCAGAGAATAAAGGAATATTAAATTTAGCCTTTCATTTTAAATCTAAGTATGAGAGTGACCCTAATGGCTATCTTACTATGGCACATATAGAAGATATTAGAAAGTATGCCGACAGGATTCTTCCAAAAAGATTATTTGCTAAGTCATCCTCTTTAGTGCATGATGCTATTAGTGATATGATTACATCATCTATAAAAAATAGATTTGATTTTAGAAAGCTCGATAAAATAGCATCAGAGATCACTTCTCAGGATCAATTTGATATTGCTATGGAAGCAAATGGTTTTTCATTAGATAGGCCTGATATGGAACAAATAAGAGAGTACATAGCATATAAGGTCAATACCAATTCAGGAAGCGAACTTACTACAAATAATTTCAAATCATCTGAGAAAGTTAAACGCACAATAGAATCTCTTAAAGGCAAAGGAGAATTTAATACAGATACTATTAAGGCTGTTTTTAACGAGGATTGGAAAACAATAATACAAGAAAAGAAAGCTAATAGTGCACAATTTGAGGGGGCTATGTTAGATTATCAGGATAACTCTAAATTATCATTAGAAGATGCTTTAGCTCAGAATGATATAGTGCATTTGTTTGATACCAAAACAAGCAATACTTATATAGTAAGAAAAGATATGTTTGGTGGATTTAATTTATATTCATCTAAGCATGGTTCTTCTGATGCTATACTGTTGGATAAGTATACTACAATTGAGGGTCTTAAGAACGATGTTAATGTACTCCCTGATATGTGGGCTATCTAATTAATAATTTAAGGGGTTAAAAATGATAAATAAAAAATCTTTATTTGATAGAGTAGCAGAAAGTCTTATTACAAAAAAATCTGGCACTGGCATATCTATAGAAAAAACAGCAGAAGACAAAACTGAACGTAAGAATAAATTCAAAGGTTTAGATGATTATGAAAAAATGATACTAGCAATATGCAATACACCAAGAACTGATTCACATATCAAGCAGTTTTTCAAATCACGTAATGAGCAAGGTCAGACTATTAATTTTGATAGCAAGATACAGAAGCTTACAAAAGAGGGCTATTTAGATCATGGTTATAATAAGTATGTAGTAAATCCTAAATTTAGAGAATTTATAACAGTTATACCTATGACAGCCTCTAAAAAGGAAGCAATGAATTACGAAGTAAACACACCAGAGGATTATATAAGCAAAGCAGTTGCATACGGTTTAGATGACCCCACTATAATAAATAAATTATCAGATAGTTATGGGATAGAGCATAACCAAGCATATAACATGCTTCAGGATGCTAAGTCAGGTAAAACAAGTTATACAGATACATCAAGGGGTGATTTAGGTGGCGGATTAATAGATAGAACCGAAAGGGAGGAATACAGAGAGTCTATTATCGCGACCAAGTCTTTTAAGTTGAGTGTCGAAGAAAAGGTGGCTATAGTAGAGGTAGAGGCGGCACGTTATGAATGGAACGGTTCGGATTTAGTAAACTATGAAACTCAGGAAAAGGTAGATGTTAGTTCTCTAAAATTAAATGACAAAATATTAGATAATCCAGATACAGAAGAAAATTCATTTTTAGATAGAGCAGTATTTATGCTACCATCACATCTTTATATAGATGAAGTTGGTTATCATAAAGATTTAGCTGCACCTATTCTAATGGTTTATAAAGAATCTAGCAGAGAAGCTAAAAATCTAAAACAAAAGAAAGCTAACAAAACTGCAGCATCTTTTGTTAACACAATCGGGAGTAGCAATTATAAGCTTAACCCAAATAATGTTTCTCAACGGGCAGTTACATTTGCACGTAAATTTTTATCAAATTATAGATTCCCATTAGCACCAACTATTAAATTTAATGCTATGAAAAATGCATCCACAAGTAATAATATGCTAAATGGGGAAGTACATTTGACATTGGGATTCAAGACACTATCAAATGTGCACAAGTATATTGATATATCAATGCCTATTAAAGAGGGTAGTTTCATAGAGCCCTCCACTATGACTGTAGATGGCAAATCTTATATCATATCCCAATCCGCAATAGACGATCTAACCAAAAGTGGGACATTTTACACCACAGTTAATCCCAGGGCATCTTCCCAGCCGATGGACAGGAAAATTTTGGATACATTCAAAGATAGAGTCGTTCCTAAAATAAAAAGAAATTTGTTTTCAATCTGAGAGTTGTAATTGTGGGGTAAAAAATAAAACAGTATTTTGATAAAAATGATGATTTGGTCTTATTGTTAGATAAGTACAAGGAACAACTAGATTTTAAATCAAAAAATTATGAGGAGATAGAGGCTTTTGTTGGTGATAAGCCTCTTGTCGTTTCAACTAAAATAGATGGGATTTTGCATATAGCAAAATATCTTGATGGTAAGACTTACCTTGCTACTCGCGAGGGGCGTATTACAGAAGAACTACCTGTATTGACTGAGATTTCTAAGATGTTAAATGATAAACAAGAAACAATTTTATTTGGTGAATTGTATGGTATAGATGCTGACGGTAGAGAACTACCGTTAAATGAGACAATATCAATCACAAGAAAACCAAAATCACCAGAAGATGAGCATAGAATTAAATTTGGCATATTTGATATTTATAAATATGATGGAAAATTAGTAGAGGAGAACGACTACTGGAAGAGATTGCTGTTAGTACAAGAATTATTTGAAGACGGTAAGTATGTTCATCCTGTATATGCAAAAAATGAAGACGGATCTTCTGCTATTAAAAAAATGTGGGAAGAGGAAGTTTTAAGAGAAGGGCACGAAGGTGTAGTTTTACATATAGAAGGTAATACTATTAAGATTAAGCCTACCAAAACTATAGATTGTTTAGTTATTGCGGTTAAGCCTAATTTAGAAAAAGGCTTTGCTAGTTCTTTATTTTTAGCATTGATGGATAAGGACGGCATATTCAGAAGTACTTCATTTGTTGGTACAGGATTGACAGACGAAGACAGAGTGGAGTGGTTAAATTATGCAAACGAAAATAAAGCCCTAGCTCCTAATCATGATGAGCTTTTATGGATTGATATAAATAAAAATCCAAGAATTGTAGAAGTAGACTATGAACGCCCTATTGTAAAAGAAACAGAAAGTTTTAAATTCATTAATGGCGAATGGGGACAATTAGAAGAAGAAAGATTAGCTGCTACACTAATCAAACCCAGATTTATTAGATTACGCGAGGATAAAAAAGTAACAGAGACCGATCTCAGACTTATTCAGATTCCTGATTTAGAAAAAGAATTGACTAAAAAAAGTTTTAAAATAAATGCTGATCTTAAATCTTATGATGATTGGTTTTTGTCAGAGTATGGTGAACTACCTAAGTATGAGTATGTGTATATGCAAAGATTTTACGAAGGTCAGCCACTAGATATAGCATTCAATGATACAAAAATACATTCTACTAGATTAGATAGATTTGATTTTAATTTAAATAAGTACTCCGATAGAATTACTAACTTGTCTCAATTAATTGCTGACATGGATAAAGTTAAGGCTATAGGGTATGATAAGATAAGTATTATCAAGCCATCTGGAGAAATAAAATTATTTGATAAAAAATCATTTAAACTAGAAGCTTATTACCCAAATCACCCTAATACAGTAATTTTTTCTAAAGGAGAATTTTTAAGATATGATCTTAGAGAAAAAGATGTGTGGGAATTTTATGATAAAGTAAAAGACAAAATATTACAACAAACTCGCGGTAAGAATGTTTTATTATATCTCAGAGTTAATGGTGATATATTAAAACGTAAACATGATGGTATAGTCAAGGTAGATAATTATAATGATTTTAACCGTATTAATAATGGTAGAATGATTGAGATACACTCTGAAATATGTCAAGAAAAAAGGGATACTTGTCTTACTGATATTATTTTTTGTGATGTAGACCCCAAAGAAAATTTCCCTTGGAAAGATACAAAAGAAATAACTAAAAAGATATATAATATTTTTAACAAGGACTCCAATGTAAAGCATGTAAAAATCCACTATAGCGGGAACAGAGGATTCCACTGTATAGCAAAACTTAGGGAATTATGGGAAGTTGATAGAGCAAGAGAGTATACAAAACGCTTGCTTAAATCATTAGAATCTGATAAAATAAAGTTGGGTATAGTGCGAGAAAATGATATGTTACGTTTAGATACCACTTTATTAAAAAGACGAGGCTCTTTGCGCACAGCGTATTCTTTAAATAAGACCACAGGATTAGTAGCAGTTCCTGTGGATATTAAATCTTTAGACACTTTTGAAAAGAAAGATGCTACTATAAAAAAAGTTTTAGAGAAGTTGAGTGCAAGTAAAAAATCATTTAAAATTAATGCCGAAGATATTATATATGGTCCTTGGGCTATATATGATGATATAGTAGATGCCGCTACTGGAGATATTACTCACATAGAATGGTTTACCAATATAGGATTTCCAGTATCCCCAAATATTTTTGATAAGATTACCAGAGGTTCGTACATTATAAGAGATGGTATACTTAATATAATGATTTATCCTGAAGCTGGGTATGTAGAAGAAGCCCTAGATAAATCAAATAGGTTAATGGATAAGATAGGTTATCATGATAAGTATAAAGAAGTTAGGTTTTTTAAAAGCCATAAAATTGGAATCAACAGGATAGCTAAAAAATCATTTAAAATAAATTCTTCTATATTAGATTATCCTAAGCCTGGATTAGAACCTAAAGTATGGAATTTTGATGGTACCATAAATGAGAATGTAAAATCACAAATACTCAATAAACTTAACAAATTTATAGAATCGCAAGGATATAGTGCTAAAGAAATTATAACTAAAATTTATGTAGTGGGAAGTTTAACTTCATACCAGTATAATAGAAATACAGATTTGGACGTTCACTGTTATTTGAATCTCCAAAATATGTTAGGAATATTTCAGGGCAATGAAGCCGACCTCATAGAATTAATAGATAAAAGTTGGCGTAAGACATTAAATAAAGCCGAATCAGAGACTATAGAAGGAACGCAGCACCCATTAGAGTTCTATTTTGAAATACCAGAAGATTTATCCGTAGCACCTTCAGATGGTGTTTACGATTTATTAAATAATACTTGGATAAAAGAACCTAAAGTTATTACTGTGGATTTTGATATAGAGAAAATATATCCTGAAATTATTAATAGAGCTAAAGAGATTGCAAAAGAATTAGACATTCAAATAGGTGAATTAAAACGAGATGTCACAGATGCAGAGATGATTCAGGATTTGATTGACTACTTATCCGAAGAACAAAAAGGGTTATTTGTAGAGAAGTTAAATACCAAGATAGAAGAAATAGATAATAATATTGTAGATTTACTTAAAGTAGAGCAAAGTATTAGTGATAAGCGCCACGAAGATTATGCTTGGGATAGTGAAGGAAATATTTTATTTAAATTTTTACAAAGATTCGGCTATGTCGGGTTGTTAAAATCTATTGAAAAAGCTATAGGCAATGATAAAAAATTTGATACGGATGACATAGAAAATACTCAAAAAGTACTAAACCCAATTAAGAGTTTTAGATTATATGCAGGATTCTACGATCCCAACAGCCCGATTTTACTCAATCCAGAAGGCGGAGGAGAAGGCAGGCATAGACTTGTAGATCCTAAAGCCTTTGATAAAGACTCATTTAGGCGCTGGTCAGAGTGGGCTGGAGTAAAAGCCCCAGCTGGGATTACATTCTTAGTCGGAGATTTAATTAAAGAAAAAAATAAAGCTCTTCAGGCCATACGTTTTGATACTAATATAATATCTGAAAAGGAAGCAGAAAAATTTTGGAATAAAGTAAAAAATAAAAAAGGTTTTGAAAAAACTTGGAAATGGTAGGAGAGATTATGCTAAATAAAGAAGAACTAAAGATGACCTCGTTACTAAAGCTAGCCATAGAGGATACCTTAAAATTATATCTACAGTTTAAAGGTGTCGAAGTGCCTATAGCGTTCATTTCTATAAAAGACGCCGCTAAGTTCATAGCAGGTGGCCTATCGGAAGAAGGTATAACTACAGTTGATTATTTGACTAAAGTGGAATGGAGAGAAAAAGGACTTTTTATAAACAATCTATTTTATAAACTTTTTTGGGGCAGCGCTTACGATGACGAAAGTGAGTATTTGACTATTAATGAAAGATTACAGATGGACAACTCTATCACAGATAATCTCGACCGACACAAAGAGGAGATAAAAATGGCCTCTTTACTAAAATTAGCTAAACAAGAAGATATTGCATTCGATGCAAATGCTTTTATACGAGTATGGGTGGATATTACTGATTTAGAATATGAAACTGAGATAGAAAATATTAAGAAGATGAGCATCTCAGAAGATGAAAAGATTAAATTAGCTAAGAATTTTGCTAAACAGGTAGCTACTAATAAAATAAGTGAAAACGATGTTCAGATTAAAGGCTATGATGATCTGGATCAGACTTTTGATAGAATAAATTGGGCTGCTCTGGTAAGCTCTGAAACAGAAGAATAAAATATTTATAAAGGGTATGTATGTTAGAGCATCGTTGTAAGTTATGTAAATTAGGATTAGAAGATAAGAGTATATTATTAAAAATACATAATCTTAGATTTAGAGAAGATGTAACATTGCGTTCTATGGAAGAAAAAGTTAAAGAGATTATAGCCACTAGTGAGAATGAAAAAATAAAGAATATGGACCCACCTTCTTACGTAGCAATATCTTATCATTTTAGAAGACATACTTCTCCTAGATTAAAAGCTAAATATAAGACGCAAGCTCTTATGCCGGCTTTGATGGAGAATGCAAAAAAAGAATTACTAGACATCCCAGAGGTATCTGCTGATCTAAAAAAGATAGAAAAAGAAAGATTTAGTTTATATGATGATTTAACTTTACTGTATAATACAATGAAAGCTAGATTCGAAGCTTTTGATGAATCCCAAGGCAAGATGATTAATTTAGGATTGCCTGGGGAAAAAGGAAATTTAGAAGGTTATACAGCATTATCAAAAGTTCTTAAAGATGTCTTATCAGAATTAAATAAGATGAGACAAACAGAGCAGTTAGCTAAGAATATATTTAATTTTGCATTAAAAGAATATACTATGCTAACTATAGAAACTATTATGAGAGAATCAGAAATGATGAAAAAGAATTTAGCTACGCATATTAAAGATGGTTTAATTGTAGAAGATTTAATAGAGGAATTGCAATGTAATATAGGAACACATTTGAAAAAAGGATTTAACGAAGTTATAAAGAAAACAGAAACACAGTTTAACTTAAAATAAAATATGGCACGTCCTAAAAAAGATTCTCCCACAGTAGACATGCGGTCAAATATATCATTAGATGATATTGGTTCTGAGATATCAGGATTATTTGATAAGCATATTATTGGCGGAGAAAAAATTGATTGGAATAAAGATAGCGTAGGCGAATCTACACAAGCAGTAGACAAATATGCTATAGACTTTTCCATACAAGCTCCTAATATTATAGAATGGAGCACTAGTGAGAAGTTCTTAAATCAACCATCTTTGTTTGATTATAAAAGACAGTATCAAACAATACGAGATTTGTTTCAATTAAGATGCCCATTATGCAATAAATTAGATAGACAGTCTATAGATTGTTGGGATAAAGGAAGAGAATATTTAGAATCAGAGAATTTATTAGCATGGTCCCCAAAGCACCATGACGATGTTTGCCCATCTTGCAATACTACAAGAAGAGAATTTGAAACAGATGGTATCTTTAAACGTTATAATACTTTTGTGGCATGCGTTGGTATGCGTTCTGGTAAAAGTGTCATGGCAGGGGCTTATTTAGGCACCTACATAGAACATTTAATAATAACATTAGGTAACCCCTCATCTTACTTTGATGTTTTTCCTGGGCAGCCATTTGAGGTGGCATTTACAGCAACCACAGAGGTTCAATCGGAAGGAACCATTTATGCATATTTTAGAGCGGCACGAGAACAGTCCCCTTGGATACAAGCTTATATAGAACATTTGAAACAGGAAGAAACAAGAAGAGGGTTATTTAAGCAAACACTATATAACGAAACAAATAAAACCATATATTACAAAGAACTAAATACAGAATTCAATTCCTTGCATTGCTTTACCAAAGGTACACAAATTTTATTAAGCAACTACACATATAAGAATATAGAAGACATACAGATTGGTGATCAAGTACTAGATAGAAAAGGCTACACACAAAAAGTAGAGAGTGTTTGGTGTGAGGGCGCACCCAAAGAAATTTTAGAAATAACAGTTTATGGTGGTACTAAATTTAAATGTACCAATAACCATAGATTTCCAGCATATGTGTGGCCCAAGAAATGTTACTGTGGATGTGGGGCTGAGCTCGATACAGGGCGCTCTTTTATAAAGGGGCATCAAGGTAATGGTAGAAAATTTAAGATGCGTATAGCAGAGGGTAGCGGAGGGCACGTAAGAAGACTTCCTCTGGAATATAACCCACTACAAGACGTTATAGCGGAAGATCTCGGTGTAAACGATTACTTATTTATGCCTAGAAAATTTGAAGAGATCAAGACAGACGTCTCCCCAGAGCAAGCTAGATTATTAGGTTATTACATCGCCGAGGGCTGTAGTAATAGAACTACGTACAAATCTGGCTATAAAAGGTTGGGATCGGAGTTCACATTCCATAAAGATGAACTACATACATGGGTTAAAGATATATACTATATTTGTGATAAATATAAAATTCACTACAATACATATTTAAGAAAAGACGCTAAGGCGTGTGTAACTTTTACATCTGGAAAAAATGCAATTGAGACAGCAGAATGGTTGGAGACAAACGGCGGCGTCTTTTCAAAAACAAAGAAACTCTCTGAGGATGTGATGAGATGGCCATTAAATCTTAAAATGGAACTTATCAGAGGGCTATTTAGGGGTGATGGTACTCATCATTTAAAAAAACAAAGATGCCCTAATATCACATATAACACGGCTTCAAAAATCTTAGCTCAACAGGTACAAATGATTTTATGCCAACTAGGTTATTATTCTGGAATTGTAGAGCATAAATATAGAATTACTAAATTTAATAAGAATGGTAAATCTATTGGCTACTATGTTAATATGGGGGGTAATCAAACATTTAAGTTAGCCGAAGAAATCTGGGGCGCGAATAATAAATTTATTGATGTAAAAATAAGCCCTATTAAAAATTTATGTAAAGTAGACGACGATTATATTTACTTCCCAATTAAAAGTATTAAAAAGATAATTAATTCTGATCCTGTATATAATCTAACAGTTTCAAATGACCACTCTTATATAGTAGGTAATATAGGTACCTATAATTCCAATTCCGGAGGGCTAGCTGGTAGAACACGTGTTTGGGCCGTAGTAGACGAGCTAAGCAGATTTGAAACTTCAGTAGGAGAAAGTCGTAGGGGGGCAAAAGAAGTTTATAATGTTATTGATAATGGTTTAGCTACTGTAAGAGGAGAAACCGATAGAAGACAATTGCCATATATTTTTGGAATGATGAACGCAGTAAGTTCACCCATTCATAACAATGATATGACAATGAAACTTCTTAAGACTGCTAAAAAAGATAAAAATGTTTTTGCTGTACATTACCCTACTTGGAAATTTAATCCTAAGATTACAAGAGAAAGTTTAGAATCAAGATTTCAGAGAGACCCTATTGGAGCAGAGAGAGACTTTGGCGCAAATCCACCCAATGCAGAAATGCCTCTTATTACAGATGAAGAACGTTTTAGAAAATGTATTAATCCAAATCTAAAACCAAAAGCAACATTTGAAGACACTACTCCTGTGGATGGTATGGGGAGAATGTATGCAGGTAAAATACTAAAGCATGCTGATTTTGATAGATTAACATCATATTATATAGCTGGTGACGCAGGTAAATCCAAGGATAGTTTTGCTTTAGCTTGCGGTCATGGTGAGTATAAAGATGTTCACACGCCAAACGGAATAGAAAAGAAATGGTGCACCATAATGGATTGGTGCGTTACGATAAGACCATCTGTCAAACCACGTAAAACTATTTATTATGATTGTATTGTAGACATATTAAATAGAATTAAGCAAAGACAAAAAATACAATCAGTTGCATTTGACCATTGGCAATCAGAAAGTATTTTACAAGATCTAAGCAACATGCAAATCGAGACAGCAACATATAATGTCAAAGCTGAAGATTATATGAGATTTGTTATAGATGCGTATGAAAGTAAAGTTCAGTTAATACCCCCTGTAGCTGAAGATGAATATCTAGACCCGTACGCACCAGTTAAAGGTATGTCAGATTATGGAAGACTTGTGCATGAATTATTAAATTTAGAAAGAAGTGCAGATTTAAAGACAGTCGATCACAGATCAAATGAGCATAATGACTGCGCTGCAGTGGCTGTAATGGTGCACAAGAATGTACAAGAACAGGTATCCACTACAGGCAAGTCTAAGAATTTTAAAAATGCAATGAGTGTAGCAGTACAAAGTGGGCTAATGCCAACCTCAGCTAGAGTAGGATTCTGGCGATAGCTTGGTAAGATATATGGCACTTTCTAAAGATATGTTACATTCATTTAGTAGATATTTAATCGACTCTGCAAAATTGTTTAGTTTTTTAGCATCACTTAGTAGAGTATTGCACCTCCCGACTATAAAATATGCACCACTACAAATTTCTTCGAAAAATGTAGTACACGGAGGCACTATGCAATACTTACCATCATTAAATATATTTGTCGCAGATACTTTGCATAGTTTTTCTGGACATTTTTACAGTCTTCATATTCCATAAATAGATGTTAACATAAATTTAAAAGTAAGTCAATTATAATTTAATTATTATTATTTAAAAATTTTTTAAAAATATTTGTGATATAATATAAAATGCCGATTGACAAGTTCAGTAGATATCAAACAAAATTAGTAATGAGTGAAATGTACCCAGCTAAAACAGATGGTACTTGTAGATGTGGTTGTGGTAAAAAAATAGAACCTCCACGTAGAATATGGCATAGTACAGAATGTTACACTAATGCTCTTAATAATTATTTTGTTATTCGTGGCGATGTACCGACTATAAGAAAATTATTACAACAAAGAGACGATGGTGTATGTAATAATTGCAAGAAGAAACTATCCAGCTGGCAAGCTGATCACATCGTAGAAATTAGAGATGGTGGTGGTGGATGTGGATTAGATAATTTTCAGACGTTATGTTTAAAGTGCCACAAAAAGAAAACACATAGTAGATAAGAGGTATGGATGTTAAAGGTAAGCCACATAAGTAAAATATCAGAAGTAGCGACCATTAGTATTGATGAACTGGTTCCCTCTGAGCCATCAGTCGTATATACATCGTATTTACCTCTATATAATAAACTTAAAAAAGGTGAAACTCTTCCCTACGTAAAAGTTGTTTTAATAGACGACGAATATATTATTGTTGATGGCAATAATAGAGCTAAAGCTGCCAAAGATTTTGGTTACACGTCTATCCCAGTTGATGTGGTCACTCTACCTAAAAATAGAGAACTATTTTTCCGAAAAAGTTTAGACAAATTTAGGCACTTGAAAGGATTGGCTGATCTGCCTATATATAAAAATAGAACAGATAGAAGGGAGAGATACTCCAATATAAAATTTGCACATTATTCTAAAAATGATATTGAACAACTCATCCCAGAAGATAATTCAATACTTATTTCTATCACAGGAACAGCTTCTGATTTTGCTAATGTAGATGACAGTTTATATAAAGACATTCTACGAATCAGATTTAGTGATATACAAAAAGATTTTGGTAAATTTAGAGCATTTACTAAAAATCAAGCTAAAGATATATTATCTTTTGTAGATAGTAATTTACCAATCAGCTATGTGTATATTAACTGTGAAAGAGGGCAGAGCAGATCAGCAGCCTGTCACTCTGCTTTAGAAAAGATATATAATGATAAATTTGTGGATTTTCCAAAAAGCAATATTCATGTAAAGAATATTTTATTAAGTTTAGTCAAGGAGTAACTATGCCAAAAGTAAACCAAGCATATCTTAAAATTGCAGATAAATTAGCAGAAGCTAAGAACTATCTTTATGAAGTAGTTCAGAAGAAGATAGAGGAAGGAAAAGATCAGACTACTATTATTAAAGAAATTAAAAAAGAATTTTCTCCCAATGAATCTGTTATATGTGATATTGAGAATACATTTTTTAAGACAGCTTATATTGGTTCTGGAATAAATGAGTTATATGAGGAAGGTGAGATTTCAGATGATATATATACCACTATAGGCAAAAAGTATCGTGAGATGGAATCTCAAATAGCGCCTTTATTCGGGAAAGGCAAATATCAGAATCAAGAAGAATTTGAACGTGCTTTTGCTAAGTGGGTCAGAGCAGCATACCCTAATATTTATGATAGGGTAGCAAGTAAAGAAAATATAGACTTCTCTGATATTCCCGAAATAGATTTTTCAAAAGTATCTTATATTAAGAAATTAAAAGATAAAGAAAAATGGAGAGTATACTCTGAATCAGGTAAGAATATGGGTACATATGATTCTATGAAAGATGCTAAAAATCGTCTAAAAGAAATAGAAACATTCAAACATATAAAAAAATCTAATAATAATCCGTATTTACAGAAACAGGCTGCTACTCTTGTGGGAAAAGAAATACAACTTAAAAATGATACTGTTATAAAATTTAATGAATTTAATGTAGCCATCCCAACTACTGCATTTGGTATTATTACAAAAGAAAATCCAATAATTGCACAATTTGACATAGATGATATTCATATGTTTAAGGCCCCAAATGGTAAATTGTATTATACTAAGGAAGAGGTAGAAGAAGAATTTCAAAAACAATATGGGCATTATTGGGAAATGGAAGTTAATTTATCAGAAATCAATATAACAGGTGCAGAAAGTAATATAGAAGCCATTAGTAGAAAAGTAGCATCTACTTTTATATGGGATGGTAAGATCTTGCTCAACGAAGAAGGGGATTCAGTAGAGCCTAATACAATACAAGATGGGGACTCAGTAAGATTAATAGGCCCGGAAGCCCACTTAAATATTTATGATGTTCTTCCTAAAGAAAAAATGTTATTACACAAGGCAGAGTCATGGCTAGACCAAGCTAAACCTGGAGATAAAGTTCAGTTAGACGGGGGAGAAACTGGGGAAGTTCTTAATGTTTCTGAAGAAAAAGTAGAAGTTAAAACGCCCACTAAGACTGAGACTGTTTGGAAAACCAAGACTAGTTTTGATAAACATACTGCTATTAAGGATCAAATATTAAACTTACTAAATACAGTATTTGGAGGTAGTTGGGATAATGTTATAAAAGCTATTGAGGAATACAAACCAAAGAATAAAACATCTGGTATATTTGATAGAGCTAAGGTATGGTTAATGATTACCTTAATAGCCGGTTTATTAGGAGTGTCAGCGCAGGATATTTTAGCCGCCTCATCTCAAGATATCAAAGAGAGAGTTATTAAAATAATGCGAGGGGTCTACCATCCACCTGAAGTAATTAAGGATATTTTTGGAATACGTAAAGATAGTAACTTCGGGCAGTTACCCGATTCAGATATTTCCGATGAAATTGGGAGAGTAGATACCAGTTATTTTTCAGAAGAGAACAAAGTCAGATTAGTATTTATATTTTGGAAAATTTCTGAAAAAGATGCCACTTCTATTTTTAAAGATGTTTTAAACGATAAAATTAGCCGCTTATCCATACAATTTAAAAATGCTACTCCCATTATAGAGGGGTTTAAAAAAATAGAAGATGGTAAGTATGAGGCCTATGTAGTTTTTAAAAATAAATAATTATGAAAAAATCATTTAATTTAAATAGTGTTTTTACTGATATGTATTTTGAGGATCGTAAATCTCCATCTATAGGATTGCAGAATCCTATCCGTATGCCCGCCCCATCCGATGGTTGGAATTTAGAGCCTAAAAATCAATCGGAAAGAACATTATCCCCTATCATGAGAAGAGAGCAAACAGATGATATTATGGTAAATGACGACTCTAGAATTAAAAATAAATTACCGAATAAATCTAAAAAGAAAGAAAAATCATATAAAGAATTAGGAGTGTTACCTACCAAAAAACGTTTAAAATTTATTACAGAGAATCCATCTGATAGTGGTCACAGTATGTTAGGACCAGGAAGTAGTGGGATAGAAACAAATAACGAAAATAAAGCTAAGCCTATTCCTGTGCGTAAACCACAACATACTGTACGCGAGAATAATGTAGAGTGGTTGGATAAATTAAGCAGCATATTACCCGATTGGTGCAGAGTAGCTTATAGAATACAAGACATCTTATCAGAAAAAATAAAAAAATATAATCTGCACTTAGATGACTTATTAGCACTAACAAAATCTGATATAAAAACATACTTTATGGGGAACAGAAGAGATTTTGGTGGGTTTATAAGACAATGGGGAGGCGACGATGTTTTAGCAGCAGCATCTGTTAAATTATATAGAATCGCCCACCCAGAACAATTCTCAAGATTCTTTACTCCTAATCAAGAAAAAGAAGTATTGGATTGGGCTGAAAGTATTTTACAGCAGTATGATATGCAATCTAAAAAATCATTTAATCTAAACTCCTTTGAAACTCAAAATAGAGATGTTATGGAAGAAGGTTATCAATTAATGCCCAGGAGAGACTTTCCTGATGGATTTCATAAACGCCCAGTAACTCAGCCAGGAGAAGGCCATCTACCATTCATGCGTGGCAAGGAACCGGGAGAAAACTTATCTAAAATCCCAGTAGAGGATTTATCTCCCAGGCCATTTTTTGAAACAAAGGTATTTAAGCCAAGAAGAAAATATATATATGATGTTAAGAAAGTAAAAACCTCCTCCGAAAAGTACGAAAATATCGTACTATCTGGAGATAAAAAATCATTTAATATTATGTCTATTAAATTAAACTGGGGGAGCAGTTTACAAAATAAGTATCTTAGCGAACTTACTTCTGAATATAAGGAAAAGTTAATCAATATGGCAGTAGAAGTATGGCAGAAAAAAGGAATAAGTAGAGAAGCTATAATAACTAAATGGGATGAATTATCAGATAAATTAGATAAAGTAAATAAGTCTGAATTTATTGCTATATATAATTCATATGCTACAGAATTATATGGGGCATATGAAGAGTTTAGAAAAAGAACCGATGGTATAGAAAAAGACGAATCACGCGCGGATGGTCTAAATCCTAAACCTTATTACGGGGACTCTAATATTTATCCATATAGAGGCACAGGCGTAGGTTTACCCTCTTCTACATTTATAGAGCCATTTGAAACAGTAACGAGAGAAGTTAGAGTATCAAAGATTCTGCCAACACAATCTATCGGTAGTAAAAATAAATCATTCAAAGTAGTAGCACAGGACGAAGAAGATAAGCCAGCAGTTTCTCAAGAGGCATACGATGCATTTACTGAGAAGTCTTACGTATTTAAAAATTATCAATTAGCAGCCGAACAAATTGAAGACGCTATTGATAAAGGGAAAGATTTATCCATTTTATTAAAATATCAGAAAATGTCTGACACTCAGAAGCAGAGAGCAGTTAATAGAGCTATTGAGAAGAGTGTTGCACTTATATATTTATATGAGAATGAAAAAGAAAGTTTATCAGATGCTCAATATAAGCATCTTATCAATTCATTGTATAAAAAAGCAATGGATGATGGTACTAATTTAATATATATTCTTAGAAATTTTGATCTACCTGCAGAAAGAAAAACTGTATTAGTTCAAAAGGCATTAGAAGAAGGTGTTGGGTTACATTTCTTATTTAAGAATAGATTACTTACCCCGGAGCAGCAGGATTACGCTGTTAAAAAAGCAATAGAGACTGGATTAGGTTTATTAGATCTACTTAAATATATTAGCTTAACTCCCGAACAAAAGAAAGTTGTTATTAATAAATGTATAGAAAAAGGAATAGCATTAATATATTTACTGCGCAAAGAAGATTTAAGTGAAGAACAAAAGACTAGTGTGTTTAGTAAAGCACTGAGAGAGGGAAAAGGTTATCATTTTATTTTAAGAACATATAAATTATCTCCCGAACAAATTAATTTAGCAATAAGAAGATCTAAGCATAAATATGATAATTTAAAAATGATAGCGAAATACCAAGATATTAGCCCAGAGCAGCAATCTTACATAGATAAAAGGATTGAAAAAATGAAATCAAAAAAAAGTTTTGTAAATGCTAAGTATGTATTCGTGCTGCCTGGTGAAGAAGGCTTCGAAGAATTACAGCAATTTTTCAGAGAAGCGGATGATGAGTCCGTAGTAAAGATGTATGACTATATAGAAAGTGATAATCTTGCAGATGCTAAAAAATTATTAGAAGAGTTTATAGGCACGGAAATATGAAAATTTTTAAACTATCTGAGTTAGGTGATATAAAAAAATCATTTAAACTAACAGACCTTATGAGTATGGATATTATTAAAAAATCATTTTTTATAATAGATGCCGCATATTATGCTTTAATTGATAATGCCAAAATATTTCATACAGAACAATTAAATAAGAGAGAATTTGAGAGAGCACAAAAACATTGGCAAAAAGATAATCCAAATGTTCAATTCCTGGAAATTAATAAAGATAAATATAACGAATTAGTAGAACGTTTTAAAGAAAATAAAGATGAAGAGATCTCTATTTCAGATGTAGGTATTTCTGTCCCAATCAAAGAAGAGCCTATTGACGAAGTAGAAGAGGAACCTGTAGAGGATGAAGAGGAGATAGATGAGAAAGAAGAAGCAGACATATCTGATATATTATCAGCAATTAAAGAAGCTGCCAAAAAACAATTATTACTAAAAGTAACATACAGAGATCGTGATGGTAATGTTACAGAAGGACGTTACATTGAGCCGTGGGAAATAAGAGACCAATACGTGTTTGCTGGCGATAACTATGGCGACCCAAGCACATCTGGGGAAATCGGGACCAAGCAGTTTATAATGGCAGCTTTTAGTGATTGGGGATTATCAGAAGAACCTTACCAAAATCCAGCTGCCTACCCTATAAAAATAAAATAATTATTTTTTTCATTTTTTGAAAATTTTTAAAAAGTTAAATATGATATACTAACTGTATTATTAATACAGGAGGTTTTAGGTATGCCATTTATAGAGTATCACTGTGAAAAATGTGGGAATGAATTTTGTGAGTTGCATCTAACATTTAAATATCCCACTGAAATGAAATGTGAGAAGTGTGGGGAATTAGCTAAGAAATTAGAAGTTCCAACAAAACCATTTGGATTTAATGGAACAGATTTAGCTAGGGCACGGCAGTAATTTGTGATTTAATTTTAGTAAGTTTCAGTGTGTGCTCTAGCCCCCAATCCACAGTGTTTATTATATAAGCTAATGAGTCTGATAAAGTACAAAAGTGTTTTATCTCATTATATAAGTAGACTTTGAATCTTTTTTGGGTTTTTTTACAAGGTCCATATATGTAAATATAGTCATAGTTATTATTTTTTTCGTATATAATAGGTTTATTGGAACCAGCACATAATTCTTTAGGACATTTTTTACAATCTTTATACTTCACGAATAAATATTAACATAAATCTTTAAGTAAGTCAATATTAATTTAATTGTAGTTAAAGGAAAACTTAATGGCAAAAAAAGTTGCAAATCAAGCAGCGATTAAAAATTTATCATCTTTTGTCTCTCCTCAGATGGTGCATGGTAATAAGCAAGCTGCCGCTGTATCTGAATTACAAAAAGAAATGAACAAGACGGCAGATACTGGCGGGGTATTTTTTAGTGTACCAACCCCGTACCAGCCCGAATTCGGCGACCCATCTAAGATAAATTTCCCTATAGATCGTCACCAGGCCAATAGATATTGGAGATTATTTTATCGGACCGACCCCATTGTGGGTTCTGTTATAGATATGTTTTCTGAAATGCTTACATCCGATATGGATTTATATGGAGAGGGAATTACAGGAGAGGTTAAGAGAGCGTATGAGCAAGCTATAGATAATACGTCTATAGTATCGCTATTTCAATACTTTATAAAAGAATTCTTAGTAGTGGGGGAAGTGATTCCTCATTTAATATTTGATGAGTCTAAGGGAGTATGGAGCGATTTAATATTCCATAATCCGGATCAAGTAAATGTGTTGAGTTCCTCATTTCTCAACGTTCCAACTATCTTGGAGTTCTGCCCAGATGAAGGTTTACGTAAGTTCATAACATCACAGCACCCCCAAGTATTGGATTATATACAGACATTACCTGCAGAGATAGTTTCGGCAATTGCGTCTGGGCAAAATGTACCACTAAATACAAAATTTAATGTTTCATTTTTAGCAAGAAAATTATTTCCGTATGATGTTCGTGGTACAAGTATTATGCCGAGAATGTGGCAGATTTCGATGTACGAATCCTCAATCATGAACGCTAGTATCCAAACAGCAAAACGTCATTCCGGCCCTATTAAAATCGTAAAAATCGGCTCCCCAGAGCATCAATTTATTCCACCCAAAGAATTTTTTGATGAGATAGTTCAACAATTTACTATAGCAGAATCAGACCCACATGCTATGATTGTACTGCCTAATTATGGTATACAGTTTGAGGCGTTTGGGACTACTGATAGGATGATGAGTATTAGTAGAGAGTATGATATTATAGAGCGCGTAAAAATGACTGCATTAGGCGTTTCAGCAGGCATGATGCACGGCGAGTCAACGTTCGCAGCGAGCAAGACCAATCTTAATACTCTGCTACTCAGACTTAAAGGTATGCGCAAGTTCTTTGAATCTATGTGGTTTCATAATAAATTCTTCAAACCATTGGCTGAGATAAATGAGTGGCACCACAGATCAACTTCGGAGATCTCCCATCGCGTCCGTATTAAGAAAAATGCCAACGAACAACGTCTCATAGTACCTAAGATTAAATGGAGACAATTATTAGAGCCTGTAGTAGATAAGGATATGTTAGAAGCAATTAGGCTCCTTAATGATCTTGGTGTTAAGTCAAGCAAGACCACGTCATTTGCTGCAGCGGGGCTTGACTTTGAAGGAGAAACTGTTAATGCTCTTACCGAGCAGAAGATAGAAAAGCAACTTAGAAAGAAAATATTACCTGAAGATGTCAAGGATAAACGTCCAGAAGATATAGCCCAAGAAATTCTTCCCGGTGGTGGGATGCCATTGTCAATGTCAGAAGAACTACCAATGACACCAGTAGAAGAGGGTAGTTTACCAGAAGCAGCACCTGTCGGATTACCTCCAGAAGGAGAAGCACCAACTCCAGAAGAAGCTGCCGAGGTGGCCCCCGGGGCTCCTCCAATTACACCGGCCCCAGCATCTAAGCAAGCTCCCTCTAAAAGAGGCTTTAAAGTTACTGCTAACGATGTAGATGATTTAATTGATTTAATGGAAACTGGTAATACTGAATCCCAAATTTGGTCTTATATTAAATCTAAGGGAGAAGGTAATAACGAGTTTATTAAGAATTGTAATTGGGATAGAATAAGTGAATATATGGAAGATGAGAATTTTAGTGATGCTGAAATAGAATATGTAAGAAAAGCATTAGTAAGAAAACATATAATTGAAGCTTCATTAAATGATAAATTAGAAGATGCAGTAGAAACTTTAAATTTAGCTGCTGCCACTGATGCGGAGCTACATTCTAAAATTGATAAAACTATTAGTGATATATTTAAGGATAAGATAGCTAAGATACAAGAAAAAGTCAAAGAGCAAGATGATGCGTTCTTAACTGGTGAAGGTAATATATATTCTGATAATGATTTTCTTGTAAGAAGTGGTGGGAATTTATCAGATAAAGCTATCAAGAAATATCGGAAGACTAAGAAGAAATAGGAGATAAAAATGTTCTTTAGGACAGGAAACAGCCCAATCATAGCCACATCAGAAGATCAGATAGATTTATCTGAAAAAAAATCTGATGAAATTAAAGAAGAAGCACCTACAGTTTCAGTTCAAGCTGAGTCTGAAGCTTAGTTAATTGCAAAGCGTCTTCTAATTCTAAATCAGATTTAATTATTAGATCTTGTATTGTATCTGATGTAGTTATTTTACATTTGTTGTGCATTATAAATTTTGAACATTTATAGACTATAATTTTATTAGTAATTAATAATGGGTGCACATTGCTGGTAGCACCCCACCTTTGGAGGCTGTCTATACTGTGATGTTGTTCTAACGTGATATATTCCACATTATTCATTATACAGAATTCAATCGAATTTGATTACTGGATAACTATAGAGAACCAATTCGAGAGAAAGAAGGGTGTTAAATTGCCCTGTAAGTCCCACAAAAAGCTAAATCAGGCACTGCGTGATGGATGGGTTCTAAATGATACCGCTGAGTTTTTCAAAGACAAAAACGGAAAGTTCTATGCAAGAGTCTTCGTTCAAAAAGAGGTAAGTAAAGCCGAAAAGAAAGAAGTCTCTCTTGGTTGTGATGTTGGTTATAGAAACTCCGTCATCCGTTCAGACAGATACATAGGCAGGAACATAAGCCGAATAATCAGAACAGAGAGGCAGAAACAGGCATCAAGACAGAAGAATGGCTTGGAGGTAAAGAAGTCATTGGGTTTAAAGTCAAGGATTAAACAGGTGTTGGATTTAGAGGCTAAGATAGCGGTGAGACGTTCTCAGAAAGCTAAACTTAACCTGGTTGTAGAAAGCCCGAAGGTTCTGGCAAACCTGAGCAGTGGTAAGCTGCACGGTTGGGGCCGATCTTATTTTGCTAACAGGTGTCAGGTGCTTGGGAAAGAGCAGGGAGTTTTTATATGGGAAGTCAACCCCGCATACACCTCTCAGACTTGCTTCAAGTGCGGACACGTGGACAAACAAAGTCGTGCTGGTGTTTCCTTCGTTTGTACTAAGTGCGGTCATGCCGACCACGCCGACATAAACGCTGCTAGAAACATAGCACTGAAGGGCACGGAGAGCTTAGGGAAACTCAAGCGTTCAGGCTCCGTTAATGTTTTAGGGGGGTATGTAAATGAAAAGTACAAATCCCGCTAAAATGTACCTGATAAAAGTCAATATAAATTTATTCCTAATAAAAAAATTATATTATAGTGCATTTTTTTCATTTTTTGAAAATTTTTTAAAAAATAATGTGATATAATGTATACTGATTATATCATCAGTTCTATCTTTTTTATCTTAAATTTTTTAAAAATCATAGTAAATACGATAAATTAGAGGATAACTTTGGCTAATAAAAAAACTTTTAATACTGTAGAAGATATCAGAGATGCGATTATGGAAGAGGATACAGCAGTATCAATGTATACTGATTTGCTTCATTCTATTAAATTTAATGCTAGTAAGTAGGAGCTAACTTTTGTCATTTTACAAAACATCAAAGGCTGACATATTAGCATTTCGTAATACCTCCGAAGCTGGTTTTACGAGAAATGCATCTCAAATAAAGACATCATCCTTTTTCCAAAATAACGGAACTAAGGTAGACGTCAAAGCTGCTATTGAGAATGTGGCTGATACCTATAAAATTTCCAAGAATCCTAACGATTATATATTTGTAATATCAAGAGCACTTACAGCAGATGTACCTAACGAAAATAATGATGCATTTCCTGCAGACGAACTTTTAAGATTTGATCCTAAATATGGTTGCAGAGTATTCCAGACGTTTAATTTAAAACCAAATCATATCAACCATAGAGCAGACGATCCAACACAAGCTCGTGGTGTTATATTAGATGCTCATTATAATGATATGGATAGCGACAATAAGTTTGTAGAAATTCTTGTTGCTGTAGATAAGACCAAAGATAGAAAGATTGCAGAAGGCATACTTAAGGGTGATATTAATAGTATGTCAATGGGTTGTTTTAGCGAAGAATGTCATTGTAGCATATGTGGGCACATAGCATCTTCTTCTGATGAACTATGTCCAGATCACATTCGTGGTGGATTAAAAGGTAAATTATTTGAAGGCAAGAAAGCCTATGAAAAATGTTATAAAGTTTGTTTTCAAGAAGAATCTTGGGTAGACGACCCAGCGGATCCTCAAGCATTAGTTAGCGAAGTATTAGGTATTAATGCTAAATTAAAAGAAGCTGAAAAGAAGCATAAGATGGAAGATGAATCTTCTATTTTAATATTATCTAATAGACTATCTAAAATTGAGGAGTCACTTGGGGCTATGAATAAAAAAGCAAATGAAGAGAGGCTTATTCATGATGTCAACGGTCCAAATTGGCACGTGTTTACAAAAATAAGATTAGAGAATAATGGCGTTACTATTCTAAAAAATTATAGTGTTAATGCATCTGATAGAGCGCTTACTGAAGAGGAGTATAATGCTATACCTAATACCGAACTTCGCCCCTGGAACGAAACTGGCGAGCTTGACGCTAAAGGTAATAGACTGTCTACAGAATATTTTGTACCTACTAAAGGGTGGTTAAAAATAAATAATCCAGAATGGGTGTACGCGTCTGATACTCCTGATTTAAAAAAACAAGCCTTTAAAGTTGAAACTAAATTTAAGCAGAAGAAAGTAGAAGACTCTGCTATTACTAATATAGAACAGGAATCAGAAACTGAAGTTGAAACTAACTTAGATAAATTTATAGAAAAATCAAATACAGAGGAGCTAAAGCCTATGTCAGCCAATGAGTTTGGAGCAGTTAGTGCTACTAAAAATCCCTATGTCAAGATTGCAGAAGGAAAAGTACCTTCGGCATGGAAGAGCCCAGGGAAATCAACTGGAAAAGTTCCATCATTATGGAGCAATCCTGGGAAGGGTAGCGGTAAGGTTCCCTCTCTTTGGAAGGCGGCTTTCATAGAAAAGCTTGCTCTTGATAGTAAAGCAGAAGAGTACTGGAAGAAGTATTGGGGTTCTTATGGTGAGGAGCTTGTCAAGGACATTAAGAAGAAGAAGCTTGCAGGTAAGCTCACAGTAGAGCAGATGAAAGCTATTGAGCCTAAGTTTGCTGGGATAATGGAGTCCGCTGGAATAGACACCATCGCAGTAGATAACGTACTAGAGCTTGGTGACGCGATCAACTCAGTACAGGCAGCTAAGGACCAAAAATCTAAGCTCTGGTCTGACATAGATAATAAGATAAAGACTAAGAAGGCTGATTTAGAGATAGCTCTTTGTGGAGATGAGTGGATTTTTAAGGAAGGATCTAAGAATATTTTTGCTATAGATAATTCTTTTAATATTACAAAAGAAGCTTTTGAGAGCGATGAATTTGGTCAAAGTATATGCAAGTCACTTTTAGAAGATGGTGCTGAAAAGACTGCGGCTGAATACAGAGTTTCTCTTTATGATGCGACATCTAATGAGCCTGCTTCTATTTTAGAAGGGGCAGAAGATGATATTAGGGGAGAAGAGAAGAAGAAACCCACTAATGGTGTTGAAGAAGGCGGGTCAGATGATGTAGCTGATGTATACCGAGGCGATATCAAAGAAGAGGGTGGTGTAACAGAGGGTGCTACTAATGATCTAAAAGCTACCAAAACTGCGGACATTAAGAGATTTAATGAAGTTATGCAGATAGCTGAGGATCTTATAGAAAAAGATAAACTTTCAGCACCAAAACAGGATAAGTTGGTTGATGTAATTAAAGAACTATATTTGCATCCCACAGAAGAGAAGAAAGAAAAAGAAGAAGATAAAATTGAAACCGAAATAGAAGCTCCTATTACTGATATAATGGAACCAAAAGAATCTAAGAAGGCCTCCACAGAAGATGTTAGAATGATAATTAAAGCTCTGACAGACCAGGCGATAGCAGAAGGCAAGTCAACCAGCTCACCAGAGATGCTGGACGCTATATCAGCGATTAAAATTGCATTTGATTTGGCGGAAACCCACCCAATATCAGAAACTCTTAGTAGCGGAGAAACCGTCACCTCAAATATTTACGCTAAAATGGTAGCAGAAAAGGTAGCTAATATTCTTGACAGTCCCATCACAGATTTAGCTGACAAGAAAGATGAGGCTAAAGATGGTGTGGTAGAGAATGGAATTGATGATATCAAAGGTGTAGATAGAGAATCAAACGCCGACCATATTTATGGTGGCGGACAAGACGACATAGCAGAAGACAAGGGTGAAGTTATTAAGGTTGGTTCCAAAGAGTACGAAGAAGTAATCTCTAAGACAGCAACAGAAATAGCAGAAACCAGAATTGCTCAGGAGATGGATTTATTTAAGAAATCTTATGAAGCAAGACTAAAGAGGGCGCTCAATATATCAATAAGAAGGGCTAATCTTAATCTTATTGATAATGAGCTTAAGGCAGCAATGTACGATGTACTTACTTCTGAGTTTGAACTTCCTACTGGTGAAGTAGTTCCTGCATTAGAAGGTGTGGACGCAAACTGTCTTATCGAAGCAGCATTTAATAAAGGTGCTAAGAAGTTCTTCTCAAATATTTTAGCAGAGTCAGATAGAGCAATGAATCTTTCTGAGGATGCTCTTATTGAGGTAGAGAATGATTTGAATGGGCTTAATGTTGCACCAGTAACAGCTTCTTATGCTAAGAAAGAGGTTGTTGTTAATACCAAAGCCAAAGAAGCAGTAGAGGGTAATCCTATATTTAAGTCTTCTTCGGAAGTAGCTAAGAGCAAGTTTCCAAGCATAAAAGGAATATTTAGGAGTTAAGCATGAATAGAGTGCACATTAACGATAAGTTTGACTTAGTTTGGTCTGATAACGGCTTGAATAAAAATTTGTACTTCGGCTCAGAATGGCTCCCTGGTCCAGCTATTCGTTATAAAGATGATAATCCGTTCGCTCCAGTCAATATCCTACCCAGAACACTTGTACCACGATGGATTACACAAGAAGAGTATGATAGTGCTCTCAGTAAGGCTAAAGCACAAGGTGCTGATATTAAAACAACTGGACCTTATATAACAGAGGTTAAACAATCCTATTTTAGAGATAAGTCAATAGCAATTAAGAATGGCCACAAAGTTACTAATGAGATCGATGACTTTCTTATGTGGTGTGAAGCTAATAAGATAAAGATAGCCTCCTTAAACGTAACCAATCAATTTGAGGATGGGACTGGTTATTTTGAGTGGAATCTTGATGAAGCATCTGTTGAAGAGTATGTCATACAAATCGAGGACAACCATCCCGATTATACTAAAGAAGAAAAATTAGAACTTTTAGAAGAGTTTTTGATAGATGATTATAATAGTCTTGTTCATAACTTAACTTTTTATCTTGGAAAAGGATTAAAGGTAGTATTATCTAATTACCAATTAAAAACTCCTGTACCAAGTTTTAGAAGTGCTTTAGAAAAGTACATCAAATGATTACAGCAAAATTTAGGTAGTAACTAAAATTCTAAGATAGGAGGTAAAATGGCTACATCACTAATAACTACAATTGCTACAGCAACAAGTGTATCAGAAGCTAATGTTACATTAGTATTAGAAGAGCTTTCTGATATTGTAGAGGCAATTAAAAACGGTAGTTACGAAGGCACTAATTTTTCTGGATTGGAGAAGTTTGTATATAGCACCAATGTTCCTGGCGCAGGATATGCAGTAAGTACTTTAACTCTTCCCGACAGAAATGTTAGTAAACTTTTTAACAAGGTATTTAACAGAATTTCTAGACTTTCAAGAGTCCAGAAGTCATAAAAACGAAGAAAGGAGTGATACAAAATGGCAATAGATCTTAAAAAAGTGAGAAATCTTGGCGGGGCTGAATACGGTAACAACGTAGTTGATGCTAACTCATCCTGGCAGGCTGGGCAGATTGCTGCCTATACAACTGACAGTGCTGGTAATACCACAGTTACTGTAGCTGGCACTGGAAGCAATGCTGCTGGTATTTTTAAGTGGGACAAGGCAACTACTCTTTATGGGGTGGTAGTCAGTGAGACCGTGACATTTGATGCAGTAGATTCTGTAGAGAATCTAGCACATGCTAATGTTTCCAATGTCAGAGTAATAGATTCTGATGGTTCTACAGATAGAACATCTGGTGTCACAGTTAATGCTACGAATGGCACGCTTACCAATGGTGGCACAGGCAGTGGTATAGCCGCAGGCGAGACTGTTACAGTAACTTATACTTATCAGAAGACCGAAGCAGAACTTCAGAGGGATGGTAAGAATCTTTACAATACTAATGATTTCACTGCAGGTTCTAATAGGATAACACTGTTCCAGGGCAACTGGAGGATCTACACTGATCAGTTCGATACTGCACAGAACTACACACTAGGTGCTGCTCTTTACGTCGGCGCTAATGGAAAGTTTACGTCACAAGTTCTTACTAATAGGGCAGGAAGAGTTGCAGATGTTCCTACGGCATCTAATCCATTTCTTGGCGTAGAAGGAAGTTTCATAGCATAATCTAAAACTAATTAAGAAAGGAGTGATACAAAAATGGTTAATCCATACAGAAAGACAGCAAAACATGTAGCCGCGGATGGTTCTGCTTACAATCCAGCCGCTTTTGGTGGGATAAAAGGAGACGGGTCTATTGCTAGGGGTGCTGGTAAGGCATTCGATGGTAATGGTCAGGTAAATGCCTATGATAAAAAAGATGCTCTCACACAGACCATCAATGCTTATCAGTCAGCAGTAGCTGATGCTTCTAAGGGCGGTATTAGGAAAGAAAGCGCACTCGATAAGCAGGCTAAGAGAGAAGCTATTCAAGCTGCCCTTAATGATACCGAGGGATTTAAGATGATCGGCTCTGAACTCTTGGCTCCAGTCAAGGAAATCATAGACTACGAGTCATGGTCAAGGAAGCTGCTCAGAGTAAGGCCTCTTGCTCAGGGCGAACAGTTCAGGATCACCAAGGACGTTGCTAAGCAGGTTACAGCGTGGATGGTTGGTCAGGACGGCCAGACCCCAGTTAGTCAGGTTACTGGTAAGTATATAATGCCTGCCGAATTTAAGATCACAAGCTTCGTTGATATCGATATCACTGATATCTATCAGATGCAGTATGATGGTCTTGATAGGGCGCAGGATTTTGCTCGCCAGGATATAGAGCGTCAGGAAGACAAGGCACTTGTAGCTGCTCTAGAAGCTGCCGCCGCAACCAGCAATGATGTTACTTATTTCGCATCATTGGGCCTCACTGCTTTCGCTGATATTATGTATCAGGTAGAAAAGAACAGGCTTATGGTTGACAAGTTCCTTATCAGCAGGGCAGAGCTGGTTGATATACAGACCACAATGTCAGCTGGTGTTGACCCTGTTACCGAAAGGGAGTTAATTCTTTCTGGTTACATCGGTAATATATACAATGCACAGATAATCACTTCTGCTGGTACCAATACATTTGAAGTAGTTCCTGCAGGAGTTGTATATGCCGTGACTGCCCCTGAATATTTGGGTGACTTCGGAATAAGGATTGATCTCTTTTCCGAACCATTTAACAACTATGTTATTGGTCAGACAAGAAAAGGCTGGGCATTTATTGAGCAGATTGGTATTGGGCTCCCAAATTCCTTCGCTATAGCTAAGGGTTCTAAGCAGTAGTAATTACTCAATATTTTAATACTAATTATCAGGGAAGTATGGTGTAAAAGCCTACTTCCCTATTTTTTTACTTGTTTTTATTAAGCATTTGTGCTATACTTTACTTATAAAATTTAAGTAAAGGAGAATGTATGAAAATAAGTATCGAAAATATTGGTAAGGAGCAAGACAAATACTTAAGAAGTCTACCCAAAGGATAAGAAATCTGGTGCACAGAAAATAATTTAGGTAGTATTCTGGCGATATTATTCCCTAAAACAGAAATCATCCACGATAAAAACCTAAAATTATCTGGGTTTACTATTAGGCCGGATTATTATTTACCGAAGCAAAAGCTAGCTATTGAGTACCAAGGACCGCGTCATTTTACTGAGGCAAAGACAATTAATAGAGATGAACTTAAGAGAATTATCTATAAAGATAATAATATTACTTGTATAGAACTTCCGTACTTTATCCAACCGACAAAAGAAGTATTAACCTATTTATTTAAAGATAATAAATATATTGATGATTTTAGTAATGGATTTCCTCATGGATTTATCCACCCAGATGCTATATTATTAGGTGATTTTAATCGGTGTGGGCTCATTACTGTCGAGCAAATACTCAATTCCTTTCCTACAGAAGTTAGGCACGACTGTTTTGCCTCATTGAGTAAGCAGGCGCAATCCGATGGTGTTATAGATGTTATGTACAATCCATTCTTTATAAAGAATAGTCCTCATATAAAAAATGATTTTATTGATATGGGCAATGTTATATTAAATTTAATAGCCGAAGAAGACGATATTGTTGGTACATCCTATTGGGAAAAGGATAATAATTTTATCCTACTTATAGAAAATAAAATATCTTGCGTAATAGATAGTATTGATAACTGTATGGTGGCGTCTGTTAGTCTATATAATTTATTATCACCATTAGAGGTTGCTAATATTATAGAAAAATTATACAGCATAAAAAACTTGTGTACTGTGGTTATGGACGTTTTTACTGAAGAAGATCAAAAATTATGGGGAACAGACGCCACATCAAGTATATAGAGTAATTCGTTTATATTATTACACGTGATTGCGGAAATTTAGTATTTGAGTATGTGATATGAAAAATAAAGATTGTAAAAAATGTCCCAAAGAATTGTGTAAAGACTATCATGAGAGAATACTATCTGAACAATTATTTTATTTATTATCAAGTAAACAATTTTCTCTATTTCCTCCGTGCAGAGAACTTCATATAGATAAAAAATTTTTTATCAAATTGTATGATAAAGACTCTACCTGGTGCCGATACGATTCATTTTATGAAGCTATTGACGCATTATTACTATATAAAGACCTACAATTTGAAGACTGTTTCAGATTAACAAAAATCAAATCCCAACTATAATTTTTTTCATTTTTTAAAAATTTTTGAAAATTAATTGTGATATAATATATTTATTATGAACTACGAACGGCAATTATCCCTACAGGATGAAGATCTAATTTTACTTAATCTCTTAGAAGTTTCTTATAAACTTTTATCACAAGAAGTAGATGGGGAGGGTTATTGGCAAATTTCTGTTAAATACAATCCTGTTGATAAGATTAATATAGGACAAGAAGAATATCTTATAAGTATATTTGATCAATTAATTCATGCACTTACACAGCGCGGCCAGAATGTATACTATGCAGTAGAAACAATAGAAGATATAATAGATAGATGGAATGAGCAGTTTTCTACAAAAGTAAAAGACAGAATATATGACATCCTAACTAAGACTCTTGTGTATTATGTTGAAGTGGAAAATATGGCACAATTAACACAATCTGTTCCACATGATATGCCACAATATATGGGCAGCTAAGAAAATCTATTCCAGATTTAGCTGATAGATAATCTTTTTTATTTTTGCATACCAATAATTTATATGTATTGGTGTGTAACACCAGTGCCAGTTCCTCCGATAAAGAGGAATAAGTAGCACCTTTAAAAAAATTATTGTATTCTTCGAGTAACTCATATTCTTTACCCTCTAAATTAAATTTTATGATTTCATCTTTTTTTAATTTTAACATTGTAGTCCTCCATGTAGGGAATACTAACACACTTAAATTTTAAAGTCAAGGAAAATACAAAATGAGTAAGTTATTTTTTGATATATTTGACATACCTTATATTAGATTGGTAGCAAGTAAAACTAAATTAGCCGTCCATCCAGACTACATAGATAGAATCAATAAGTTACCCACCGATAGCCAATATAATAAGTTACTTGAATTTACAGAAAGCTTACTATTAGTCGAAGAGTCAGCATTTCCAAATTTAGAAGAAGAAGTAAAGAGACGACTGAGAGAGCAAGAGCATGATTCAGGTGGAACGTATAGTTCGAAAATTTATGAAATGATACCCAAAGCTATTAGGGAGCTTAAAAAGAGACATCCAGAAAAAGTAGAAGTAGTTAAATCAGAAGAAGAAAAAAAACTAGAGCAAGAGCAGATAAAAGAATTTTATGAGAACGTTAAGTCTAAAGAAGGGATCCCCGATTTGTCTTGGCCAGAACAATTTAAGAAAATGATAACAGAAAAAGAATCTTGCAAATTACCAAGTAAGTATAGACAAATTTTAAATAATAGGAGGTGATGCAGATAGTACAGAAGTAATTTCACCATTATGTAACCATGCATAATGAGGCACAGAAGTATTGGCTAGATGTACCTAGTGACATAGTGTCACAAGAGCTTGTCATATAAGTATGACATCTCCTAACTTATTAACAAAAGAATAAGTGAATACAATTATAGTAATAAATGATGATAATCAGATTATCTCCAAAACTACATCCGCGATGGCTAGGAAATTATTAGCCAAGAAAGATGCTGTTGTAGTTTCTAGGAATCCGTTCATTATTCAATTATTAAAATATGCTTCGTTTATTCCAATCAAGGAGACTTTTAAAATGGAACCAAGAAATTTAATGACTTTAATTAAGAACGAAGAACCTATCTACCTCTTGAATCTCAAAGCCGATGGGCAAATAACAATGCACTTTAGGACGCTCTACGGAGAGCCTAAGCCATTCAGAGTACCAAAAGGCTCCCTCCCTGTCAATATAAGTGATGAGTACACATACGAGGAGCTTAAGAATTTTACTGATCTTAGGAGAGTAATTTCTAAGGGATGGGTTCGTGTCATGAATCAGGAAGATAGGGATGCATTCCTATTGAGGAGAAGCTCCTCATCAAAGAAGTCTTTAGATAAGATAAAAGAAGAAACGGACAAAGCACAAAGAATGACTACAGCAGAACTTAAGGCTGAAAGAGTTACCGGAGAAGAACTAGAAGAAATGCGGCGTACCAAGGAAGCTATGGAAAAGGTAGAAATGGATTCAATTGTCAGACCAAGAATTATAGGCCTATGTCAGAGATTAAGTAAAGACTCAGACAATCCTATCGATCCAATGGAAGCCCTAGAGGAATTGGAACTACTCGCCCCAACAGAAGATGAGTCTAACTATATTTTAACCCATTCTGGTGGTAATGCTATAATTAAGAAATGGGTGTTAGCAAAACAGATTGACGGACTTGAGGAATCAGAAATAGAGGCAGCAATCGTAGTCTCAGAAATTTCAGATAAAAAAGTCCGACCGAAAATAAAAACTAAGAAATCTACCAAAAAATAAATTATTTTCACTTTTTGAAAATTTTTTAAAAACTATTGTGTTATAATATTATTAATTCCTAAATAAGGAAGAGCGTGGACAATTTTGATAGTTGGTTCCTACTCTTCCTTTTTTATTTTAGCCATTAAAATATGAGGGTAAATAATGAGCAATTACAATAGCAAATCTGTTAAAAGAGTATTACAAAAAACTACATATGCAGTAGTAGTAACTGGAGACGTGTCTTCACCACACACCACATTCACTGCTGTAGCCACGGCTGGCAGTATATTTAATTCTGTTGACAACTATTACGTAGGAGACACTGCATACTTTACATCTACTCCTGGGGCATCTGGATTAGTTGGTAAAAGTAGTACTATAACAAGCTATAATGCTACTACTGGGGAATTTACAATAGAGGACGTAGGTGTTGATATAGCAAATGCTGCAACATTTTCTATATATGATACTGTAAAGGAGCTAGATAATTTTCATTCTAGTCCATTTAGTAATTTATCAATATTAATTCAGCCGATGGATATAACTACGTACAGTTATAGTATTTTATATGGAGACGAAGCTCAGCAATCTGGTGCAGTAACTAGTGCGAAAGAAATGGTCACCTACACGGATAATATACAAACGTTCCCAGCCAGTCAAAAAAATTCTAATTGGGCATTTCAAGATCATGGGGGTATTATAGTTGAATATCCTATTTATGTTAAGATTGTGCATAAAGCAGATAAAAAAGTAGTCTATAATATTGCAGTTAATAGTCAAACATTAAGTTCCATAATTTAAGGTAAGTTAATTGTCCGAAAATAAGTTTCAAACTAAGACTAATAGTATAGCACAGATTTGTTATCAAGATAGTAATGATGACTGGATTCCTGTAACCGAAACATCACCATTACCTGTGCAAGGCACATCTATAGGAGTACCACTCAGTATTCGTATTGTGGGGGACGACGGTAATGCTGTAGATATTATATAAAGAATAGATGGATCCTACGCTTTAAAAGTAGATACAGAATTATCTGTTACTGTTGATAATCTAACTATAAGTAATATAGATGTTGGTCATGATGGAACTAACCTAACTAAGTTAGCTACAACCTCTGGTGTAGCAGGAACTAATTACTTAAAAATAGTCAATCCTGATGGGAGTTTAGTTACAGATATAAGACAGCTTACTATTGGGGATAAAATATCTATATATGGTGCAGACTACACAGAAACTTCTAAAGAAATAAAAACAACTGTAGATGGGAATATAGATGTTGTTTCAACAGAATTGTTCGCTTTATTTAGTGATATATTAAAAGAGCTTAAAAAAATTAATCTGCAATTAGCGTTTATTACGGATAATATAGTTACCAATGCAGAAATATAAGGATAAAATATGCCGGATATAATACTAGATGGTAGAGGAAAGGGGAATTTTAGGGCGGGGGTTAACGAAGAGAATCAATTATTAACACTCTCCACTACAATAGCACATCAACATTTTAGTGCTCATAGAAAAAGAACTTTTTTTACGATAGTACGTCAGACACCTTCTGCCCCTAATACACCGTTCCTTTACATAAAAAATAATTCTGTTTTACATGATATGACAATCTGGTCAGTTAGGTTTAAGGTAAACTCAGTAGAGACAATAGAGATGCACGGCCCAATAGTAGGAACTGTATCCGGAAGTACTGTAACACCTGTTAATGTGTATATAGGGAGTGGTGTCGTTGCAGATGCTACGACCTTAAGTGCTAACGCTTTAACAGGTATCACAAGTAGTGGTACTCTTATTAGACGTTACTCAGTCCCAGCAGACAATTTGACTCATGAATTTCAGTTAATGTCAGGTATTATAATACCACAAGGAACTGCCATAGCCTATTATGCTGTTAGCGGTAGCATTCAGATAGACATAGATATAACTTTAGATTTTCATTTGCCCTTATAAGGAGTTTTAAGTATGGGATTTACTATAGAGGATGGTACTGGTAAGGAAGGTTCGGCGAAAGTTCGTAATAATAGATTATATACTTTTGCTCTGATTGAAACTCCTATGGAAAAATTTGGTACATTGGGCGATGCTTTTTGGATAGCTACAGACTTTGTTAGTCTAACTACTACAGCAAGTTTCTCGGGTATTTTTTATTTAAAAAATATACATGTTAGTAAACAGTTGCATGTGGCTTTTTGGAGACAAAGTAGTTCTGTCACTGCTCAGTGGAGGGTTTTAAAAAATCCAACCGGAGGAACTCTAATTTCTGGAGGTACAGATATAGTACCAGAAAATTCTAATTTCTCGAGTGGCAAAACAGCAATCGCAACTATTAAAAAAGGCTCGGACGCACAAACAATTACAGGGGGAAGTTTACTAGGGCAGCATACGACTTCCGCTTATGCAGCCCTGCACTTACCTAATGATGGGGCCATAACTCTTATGACAGGTAATTCTATAGCGATAGAATGTAAACCAACAGCAGCAGCAGCCGTAGGATTGACTATGACTATATGGTTTGAAGATCCAGAAGAATAGGTGCCTAAAAGTGCTTACTAGTCATATAGGTGATGGGACAGGTACTAATGAAAAGGTAAAAGTTTCTGAGGAGTCGTTACATGTTGTAGCTCTACCTTACCCACCATTTAAAGAACAAAAGATTTTACCATTACGCCAGTATCTAACTACAGATGGAACTCCATCCGGTTCTAATAATATGGTTGTGGTAGGTAGTGGTGCAGCTCCCATATCTTTTTATATAAAAGCACATGAGCATTATGATAGATATATAACAAACTTATCTGTACTAATAGCAGACGCTGGTGCAGTATTAAGTCAATTCGGTTCTTTACCAGTATTAACAAATGGATGTAGAGTTTATTATGAACGTAATTCAGGAATTGTAGAATTACATGAGGGAATAAAAACTAATTTTGAATTTTTAAGGTTTGCATTATTTCAACCTGCATTTGGTACGGGGTCTAATGCTTTTCAAGTAACAAATGTTATAGGCACAAGCGAGTCATACATGCCAGTTATAGAATTAAGTAAACTGGTTCCTCCATTTGGTGTAAAGTTAGATGCAGGAACTACACAAAAATTGGTTATAGAGATACGAGATAATTTAACAGGTATGGACGCTCTCAATGTTATTGCTTACGGTTTTGATAGATTTAAGAAAATAGAAGGATAGAACGCATTGTGAACGAATATAAATTAAATTCATGAGGGTATAAATGAGAAAATTATTTTTAGTGTTTATTTTTTTTATATTTTTACTTTCTACCTCTTACGCTGGAATAATTACACTCTCATGGACCGCGCCAATTACAAACACAGATGGACTTCCCCTAACCAATCTTGCCGGGTTTAAAATTTATTATGGGAGCGGTTCTGGACAGTATACTAGTGTAGTAAATGTTGGTAATGTTACATCATACGTACTTAATCTATCACAGGGAACATATTATTTTGCAGTAACTGCGTACAACACATCAGGAAATGAGAGTGTTTATTCTAATGAGGTTCTCAAGGTAGTGGGTGAATCTATTCCATCACCCCCATCTAATTTGGTTGGTGTAGTTACAGGGGTAAGCATTCTATGAAAATACTTAGTATATTTATATCCTTAATAGTATTATATTCTTGTGGGGGTAATACACCACCAAGTTCCCCAACTATCAGCACCATAACTAAGATATCATGGAATTCATTTACTAAAAATGACGATGGCTCTCTAGCACAGATAGATGGGTATAAAGTTATATGCACTAATGAAAATAATGTGACAATTACGGGAGTGGGTACTGTGACAGAGATTTATTTATCCATGTTAGCATTGCCTAATAATGGGCAATGGTGCTGTGGTGTAATAGCTTATAATCAATTTTCTGAAACTAGAATGTCAGAGAAAGCTTGTTTTTTAAAAAAATATTGGTCATTCACCAAATCTAGCTGAAGCAACATTACAGAATAAGTACGTAATGAAATATCTAATATGTTTCTAAATCTATACTTAAAATTCTCCCTATTTATGGTTTTTTAAACAGCAATTATAATAAAATTATTAAAGTGTATGTTTAGGGGGGCATATAGCGTGACTCTTGCAGAAAGTATACATCTAGTTAAAGTAATTCAACCTGGTGATATTCTCGTTGTCAATACCGATAATAGCATTATTTCCATAATGATTCAAAAATATGAACATAGCTTAGACAGGGACAAATTTTTTATTTATGCTAACCACGTAGTACAGGTCTATGACAAAAGACTTTGTTTAGATCAGATGTTTCCTATATCTAAGTTTGACAATTTTGTAAAGTATCTTAACAAAAATCATCAAATAGCTATAATTAGACCTAATTTTACAACACAAGAACTGGAGAAATGTCAGTCACTTATGTTAAAGGCTAATGGAACAGTTTACAATATATTACAAATAATAGGTTTTTGTTTTTGTTGGGCTTCTATAAAAATTTTTAGATATCAAATAGAGAACTATTTTGATATTAAAAAAGCAGACATTTGTAGTTCGGCTATCTTAAGAAGACTTATTGTAGTAGATAAAAGATTTAATATTGTGGAAAATGAATTCCATAAAGATGAGGGGCTAGTTACCCCTCAAGATTTTTTACGTGCAGTAAATTTAAATAATAATTTTAAATTTATATATGGTACTGGTAAATTCTTAAACATAGGAGGGCAACGTGTCAGAGGCAGAGTTAATTAAAAAAGTTGCTGTCCTAGAGGTACTTGTAGAGGGTATCAGAAAAGATATTGATAGGGTGGAAAAAAATTTTGATAGTATAAGTAGTGACTTGTCTTTATATAAAGAAGATTTACGGAGTGTAATACTACAATTTAAAGGCGTAATGAGCCAAATATCAGATTACTCCGTTCAGATTAAAGAAATTGAGGCTAAGTTAAGACTATCAGATGATAGGTTGGATGATTGTGAACAGGATAGAAAAAGTTCAGATCTAATACGATTTGTCAAAGACAATCCAGCTAAGTCCTTGCAAATAACATTGATAGTACTAGTGTTTATTTTCTCATATATATTTGTTAGTGCACCACTTAAAGCTATACTGTTAAAATTATTAGGGATGGGGTAATATGTGTTCTACGTGGATTCTGGAATCAAATGATTTTTATTCAAGCTATAATAAAAAATTACTGGATGATTATCCTGATGTACAATCAGAAGAGTTGAATCCAATAGAAGCGTTAAAAAAAATAGAACTGGGAGCTTTTCCGGACGTTGTAGTATTAGACACAATTCTTCCATTTATAGATGGAAAGAAGTTAATGTCTATTATAAAAAAAGCTAATCCGAAAGTAGAATTTATAATTATGGCGGATATGGAAGAGCATAGAACAGATATGCGTAATACACATATCTTACCTAAACCATTTTTTGTATCTGAATTTAGAAAAATATTTACTGCTGTTAAGAAAAAAATTAAATAACAGGCGTGGGCTCCAAAGTACTAAAAAGAGGATACTATGGCAAGTAGAAATTTAGAGGACTTAACTCCGGAATTGCAAAGTAAGTGTATCTTATTGAAAGAAGCTGCTAACAAAGTAGGTTTAGATTTTATTGTAACATGCACTGCTAGAACATTTAAAGAACAGGTAGCTCTATATGCCCAGGGACGGCAGTTATTAGAAGAAACAAATAAATTACGAAAAATAGCTAACCTTCCCGTGATAACAGCTATAGAGAATAAGAAAAAAATAACTTGGACGTTAGCGTCCGAGCATATAGTAAATTTAGATGACAAGGATATTACTAATGATAAAGCTCGTGCTTTCGATATAGCTTTAGTAAAACCTGGTACTAGAGAAATATTCTGGAATGTCAAAGTTAATGTAAATAAAAATGATGTGCCTGATTATATGGAACTTGCTAAAATAGGCAGAGAGATAGGGCTTACTTGTGGTGCGTTCTGGGGCACTCCAGACTTTCCTCACTATCAGTAATCCCGATAAATGTACAAGGTGATCATGGATACTAAACAACTCATACTAACCAAAATTATTAATTCTCTAGTGGTCATATTTGTAACAGTTGGGGTGTTACTGTGGCTACAATACAACATCAAGAATTATTTTGATACTACTAGTAAGACTAACTTGGCAAAAATAAGCGAATTAGAACAGCAAGTAAGTGAGCTTAAAAGATTTAATGATACAGCTATGGTGCAGTTGCAGCATACTATTATGTCAGCAGAAGAACTAAAAAAAGAAACGAATAAGTTACTGACAGATGAAGTAAGAGCATATATAAAAAATAATAGTGAGCAAGTAAGTAGACTAATAGATGCTAAGTTTAATTTTAAAGATCAAAAAGGAGAAGGGGAAGGTGAGATTAAAGAAACAAGATCCGAAGCGGGTGATGTTACTTCACGTATGTATACCTTTAGCGATAAGTATTTGGATTTTAATGTAGATACCTTAACTTCTGGAGCAGCATACACTATCAAACTTAGTAATATTCCATTAAGAGCTTTAATAGTGCAGACCGAGTTGCCTGATGGGCGTTTCAAAATTAATGACTATATAGTCCTAACTAGGATGGACACCGGGGAAGAGCTTTCTATTGAAAGCGCAGAAGTTAGGACAACTCTTAACAAAGATAAAACATTCATATATAGTTTGACTTCTCTAATAGGGATTGATTATGATAAGACCATTAATGCTAATGTTGGTGTTTCTTTGTTTAGCTATGGCAGAACATTACACCCTAAAGATACTGAGTACAGATTTTTGAATATAGGTATAAGCGGGAATAGAGAAAATATTGGTATATATTTTATACCAATTACGTGGAATTTGGGTAGACTGCTTCCATTTATACAAGAAGCACAGATAGGTCCTGGTTATAAGTTTGAAATTACAAATAATGATAATTTATTTACTATGGGTCTATTACATAATTTTTAAAGAAGGGATTCTTACTTGAAAATACTTTTAGTATTATTACTTTTTATTCTACCGACATCAGTCTTTGCTATAGAAGCTATTTGTCCCGGTGGGGCCAGTCCTGCTTCAGGTGTCGTCTGGTGCGATGACTTTGAAGATGGAACATGGTCGGACTGGGACGCTAGTGCCGGATATGCTCCAGACGGAAGAGAAGCAGTGAAGTGCACCAACAATAGCTTTGGTTTTCAAGACAAATGCGCTGCATATAGTGGAGACTTGCACTTTGATAATGCATGGGGACACGACAACCACTATGGAACCCATATGTTTCCTTCAAGTTATACTGAACTTCATCTACGGATGTATCTCTATTTCTCAAATCCTTACCCTTGGGGGTCGATGACGGATAAAGGAATATACCTTCGTAATAGCTCTGATGATAGCGTTAAGATAAGATTGGAATATAGCCGAGAGAGGGAGACAGCGACAGAATATTTCCCAGGGTCAGGCAAGCCAGCTATTGGTTCGTATGCGTTCGCAAATCCAGGGGTTGTTTTTCAGAATCAAGGGAATGATATTACTTTTCAACCCGGGAAATGGTATCTTGTCGAATTTTATGTAAAACTGAACGATCCGGGGGTTGCGAATGGAATAGTAAAGTTCTGGGTCGATGATGCCAGCCTGCCCATCACATCGCAAACCCTCAGGTTGTCTTACAACAATATACTGATCCGCGGTTCAGGCAACAACTCAGGATATAATATGGTGTGGCTCACAGACTATCGTGAAGACTGTCGTAATGACAGTGGTGGTTGTGCTCAAACCCTCAATCAATGGGTGAAGTGGGACAACGTCGTGGTAAGAAGCGGCAATAATCAAATTGGGCCCCAAGGTTCATTGGGCATACCTAATCCACCGGTACTCGGAACACCAAAATAAGAAACAGGAGCTAGCCTTGTTCAGCACCATTAGAGGTAATCATTTTTTAGTAGAGCTGTATAATTGTGATTATGAGACATTAAATAATAAGGAATTATTAGTGGATACCCTTATTAGTAGTGCAATAAAAGGCAAAGCTGGAGTTTTGGGGCAAGTAAGTCATAAATTTTTTCCATTTGGTGTGACAGTTTTAGTTTTATTATCAGAGTCTCATTTATCTTTACATTCTTGGCCAGAAGATGGTTATGCTATGCTTGATGTAGCTACATGCGGCACAACAGTTAATTCTAATATAATTTTTGAAGAGATACATAAAGTTCTGGGTGGGGAGGCCCTCCAAATAAGAACTAATAGAGGGATACCCAAAAACAATCTAACTAAAAAAGAAATACAATCCTATATTTTGTCATCCGTAGAAATTAAATTTTTAAATAAGAGGGTAGAATGATTAATTTTATAAAAGGTTTGATCGCAGAGGATTCATCGGCGTCATTAGGAAGGGTTGGTTTTTGGCTTGTTTTAGTTCCTGCAGTATATACATGGCTGTATAAGACACAGGATATACAAGTATACCATTTCTATACCATTTTGATTTTTTTAGCATATAATTTTTCAAAAAAAATACCGTTATTTATAGCTCTAATTAAAGCATGGAAGGGCACTGATGTTGTTGCGGATAATAAAGAGTAAGTTATTTACAAAATTATTTTTTATTAGTCTACTACTAGGTAGTCCAATAGCCAATGCAGCCCCTGTAAGATTACAGTGGGACAGTCCTACTACTAATACTGATAATAGTCCATTAACTGATTTAGCTGGGTTTAAAATTTATTATGGTACCACCTCAGGCAGCTACACTAATAGTGTTACTATTGGTGTTATAAACAATTACGTAATAGATCTTCCTATTAACACTACTTATTATTTTGCAGCAACAGCAATTAACTTAGTTAGTGTTGAGAGTGGTTACTCCAATGAAGTAAGCAAATTAACCTCTGGCATAAGTACTCTTATAAAGAGTAAGGCATCGTACGGACCAGGAACATACGTGTCCTCTGGTATAAGTGTAACATATAATAGCAGTGATAATTACTATGTGATTTTAGATTTATCTCCTAGTATAATGGCAGACACCAATACAGACATTACTATTTTAGTAGAGCGCTACAGTTCTGGTGTGTGGGTGGAGGATTCAAAAGCTAGATATAAAGGGAGTGCAACCCCCGGTATTAAGGGGTATAAATCTCCTACTTTATTTACTAAATGGGAAAAAACCACACCAACTACACAACTGCGTGTCTCTGTCAGTACATCCACTAGCATAGATTTTGGAATAACATTGGAAGTGTTTTAATGTTTCTATTGCAGAAAAGATCTATTTATGCTGGGACAGTTCTGTCCTCAGAGTTGTTATTCGATTTAGCAAATCAGCAAGGTAGTCTTATCGTTGTGGGGGTAGTTTGGGGTGATAATATCACTACTTGTACAGTGACAGATACTAATAGTAATGTTATTAATTCTGTTCCCGTATATAGAGATACTACTAACATAAGCAGTTCTCAAATTTTCTATGTAATTAATTCTAATAGTGGTAGTAATAAGATTAATGTGACTCTATCTGGTATTAGTGATTTGGGATTTTCTATACTAGAATTTAGTCCTACTTTACAGATAGATTCTTTGACTGGGTATACTGCGAGTAATACAGCTGGGGTTAGTAGCTCTAGTAATAATATAAATACTTCAAAGAATAATTCATTGTTGTTTGGCTTATATGGTAATTTAGTTGATCTAGGGGAATTAACAAACGGGGCTAATTTTGCTTCTGCAACCGAAGAGCATTATCATCAGCATGCCACTAACTATAGAGAAGTATTTACTGGGGGTACTTATAACATAACATGGGGACACCCTTCTAGTAATAAGGGTATGAGTTACTTTGCTTTATTTGGAGGTAATATGGTGCTACACAACGCCTCAAGAAAAAGTAGAGGCGCCTCTAGTAAAATGCGAAGATTTTTTTAGTAGTGCTTAACGGGAGATATTCATGGCAACAAACATAGTCAGTGCAGGGACAGTCACGAATTCCACTGGTAGAGGGATGCAGAATCATCTTATCTATGCCGTGAATTCAGCACGTTGGTGGATATTTTACATTGATAGCACAGACGGAGCTACACTCAAAACCAGATATTCAACTGATTTACTGTCGTGGTCTTCAGGAGCATCTTTAACACTTGCACAGAATCATAACAGTGTCGGGCTGAATTTTGCAGTTGCCTACAAGAATATAGCATCTACTGATGTTATTCACATAGCTTTCTCATATCAACTTAGTACCACAGACAGACGCTCTTACCATACAAGAGCGACTATTTCCGGCACGACTATCTCTTTTGGTAGTGAGGTTCAGGTAGGCAGTACAAACACAGACTCTGATTCCAACGCTTCTCCAGATGGACCAAATCTAGGATATGATTCAGACAACAAGATATGGCATGCTTGTGGTTGGGATTATGTTGGGGATTGGAATTGCGAAGTAGATGCAAGGTCAACCAATGCAGATACTGGGTCATCGTGGACAGGGGGATTTGATACACCAACACGACGTGAGACAACCCCAGGAGGTTATGTTCGTACTAGGGTTCTAGCTGATATTGGGTCAGGAAATATGCTGGTTGTATGGGGAAATGGTACCGGAGCAGGTGCTGGATGGGACAATCTCCGCTGGGCCAAATGGACGACATCATGGTCATCTCCTGCAAATGTCAGAGGTACGAGTTTTGGGAGTCCATTACTACACAATAATTGGGGAATGGTTACCAGAGCAGCTACGGACGTGCATATTGTTATGCGTACAGGAGCAGATACATACGAACATTTTAGGTTTGACGGCTCTGCGTGGAGTACTGGACAAGCGATAACCACACAAACTAGTAAGGATGATGCTGGAATTTTTTTGGCCTCAGATGGTACTAATGTTTGGTTATTCATTATTGATTCTGATGCAGCCAACACTATCAGATATTCAAAATGGAATGGGTCATCTTGGGGTAGCTGGGTTGTATTAGAAACAGTAACTGGAGCCAGAACTTTCATCTCAGGTTATTTCGGTGTCTCAAATAATAAAATCGGGATTATTTACTCACAGGTAAATGGAAGTAATTATGATATTTATTCTACTTCCTTGACTACTGTAATTGATACAAGTGTTCCTACAAATAGCCCTGGGCTAACATCCTTACTCCTTGGTCTTGCTTCTGATGCTGGCACACAGACTAATTATCAGGTCGATTCCACCTATACTTTCGGAACCAGTGGAGAAGCTGTTTTCTGCCGATTCTTAAGTCCTGTATCTCAGACTAGTGGGAACCTCACGTTCTATCCCTACTGTTCTGCTATTGCAGGCAGTCCTATGTATAAAGTGGAGCTTCGTAATGGCCCAGCATCCGGGAATGATGCTGACAGACCTGAATCTGGAGGGGCACAGTTAGCTGTATCCGCTTCAGATGTTGTTCCTTCAGCATCATCATGGATTCAATTCGCTCTCACAGGGGTGACTCTGGTGGCGGGGCAGCAATACTATTTAGTAATATACAATACAGCGGCGGCACCTACAACGGACTATGCCTCGTGGTGTTACCGTGGGGCTGTTGATGGGCATAACACTACAAGCACAAGCGCATCAACATCCCCCATGCAGGCCGGGTATACTACTGATGGATTTACTACCGATCCATTAGGAGTAGTTACCAATCAACTGAGCCCTATGGTAATCAAATTTAATGATTCATCTATTATTGGTATGCCTTATGTTGCCACAGAAACTATAGCTAACAATGCAAATTACCGAGGGAATAGAATCTATCTACCACAGTCAACTATTTACTTCGGACATAGCATAGTGGCAACATTTGTGGCGGCGACAACTTGGAACAACAGAATATACAATGGCGCATCCCTTATAAAAGATATAGTGGTCGATACCTTTGGTCGTCAGAGATTTGGAGGGACAATAGACGGGGACGTTACCCTATCCGCAAACACCTATTATGACATTGTTGCAGTCCCTGGGGCTGCTAATTCTTGGGGGTATGCGTACAACATGGGCATGGCCGAGGGGTCAGTCCCTGCGGATGTTTTGGCAGCAAGACCACAGGGTTTGATCGGATATGTAAATGGTGCAACACCAGGTTCATTTACTCCAGATACAAGCAAAATAATGGCTCAATTAATATATCTGGCATTCGCAACGGAAGCTGGTGGGGGTGGTCCTGTGAGCGGCAATATGAGAGGAGGATTTATAAATGGCTGATTTACGGAAACACTCATCTACAAGCAATATTCTCAGGTTCACTCTCAAGAATTCCTCAACCGGCGTTGGTCTCACGGGGTTATCCTCTGCCTCCAGCGGGCTGATTATCTCAACCATATGCGACAATGAGGCAACGGCCACAGCATATACAGTCGCTGGGTCCACTATTGAGAGCATCACAACATTAGGCACCTTTGCGGCTCCAACAGCGACAAAATGCAGATTTAAAGAGGTAGACGCTACAAATCACAAGGGCTTGTACGAGTTCCAGTTTGCAGACGCTCGTTTCAGTGTGGCAAGCGCAAAGAGACTGATAATCAGCGTTACGGGGGCCACAAGCTTGCTCGATGCAGATTATGAAATACAACTTGTATCTTTTGATATGTATACAGCTATTGCTCAGACAGGTGATGGGTATGCTGTTCTTACTAACGGGACCTATGGATTATCAGCAATTGAGACTCAGCTTTCTACAAACCCAGAAGTACTCATAAGTACAACAATAGCCACACTAGCCTCCCAGACTAGTTTTACCTTAACCAGTGGTAGTGCTGATAATAATGCTTACATTGATGCTACTATCATCGTTACAGATGCCACCACAGCAACACAAAAAGCAGTCGGTAGTATTGGTGCATATACTGGCAGCACCAAAACAATTACATTGATAAAAGATCCTGCTATATTTACTATGGCTGTAGGTGACACAGTTGATATTATAGCTGTAGGAACAATTGCTGGCAATCAGATGTTTAACATACTAGAGTAACTATTTCATAGGGGAAATACATGGCACTTATAGGGAGAACAATTTATCCAGATTTTAATACTTACCACCCTAAAACAGGGGTAGCTACAGTAGCAGATTCTACGCCTTCATACTCTGTATACAAAAATGATTCAGGTACCCCCTTATCCTTGTCCGGTAATTCTATAGCGGTGCGATCTGGAACTACGTCAAACTATGTTATAACTTTGCCCCTAACAGTAGGAAATGGATTTACACATGGAGATACATTTATTTTAAAAGTTTCTGTCACGGTAGCTGGTATTACCAAGATAGTAACCTTATTAACCTTTATTGCTACAACATATGAAGCAGACAGTATTGTACAAGGAAGTGACAATAAGGTTCTACTTAGTAATAATGCTCACACTGGGGCCACAATACCTACAGTTACCACAGTCACTAATGATGTTGGTATTACTCAAGCTGGAGCTGATAAAGCATGGAGCACAGCAACAAGAGTGCTCACGGCAGGCACTAACATAGCCTTGGCTAAAGGAACAGGAGTTACTGGCTTTAACGATATAAGTACCACTGATGTGGCTACAGCAGTATGGAATGCTGCAACAGCAACTTATGGAACAGCTGGTAGCTATGGATTACTTGTAGAGACTAACCTAGATGCGGCTGTAAGCAGCATTACTGTACCCACTACAGGTGCTATCGCTGATGCAGTCTGGAACGAAGCTATTGCTGACCATCTAGGAGCCGGATCAACTGGATTAGCCCTGAACTCGGCTAGCTCTGCCGGTGATCCTTGGAGCACTGCAGTCCCAGGTGCCTACGGTGCAGGAACTG